GGCCAGGCTCTCTCTCGGGCGCGGGCCCGTGAAAAAAATTTTTCGGCCTCGCGACGGCCTCGAAGAAAACCGTAGAGGGGAGTGGGGGATGGGATTTTTTTATTAGGCCACGCCCACTGGGAGGCCACGCCCACTGGGAGGCCACGCCCACTGGGAGGCCACGCCCACTGGGAGGCCACGCCCACTGGGAGGCCACGCCCACTGGGAGGCCACGCCCACTGGGAGGCCACGCCCACTGGGAGGCCACGCCCACTGGGAGGCCACGCCCACTGGGAGGCCACGCCCACTGGGAGGCCACGCCCACTGGGAGGCCACGCCCACTGGGAGGCCACGCCCACTCCGGTGATGCAGCGGTTATGCGATTGTCCTCTCAGCGCTACAGTGGGGCTCACTGCTATGCTGGGGCTCACTGCTATGCTGGGGCTCACTGCTATGCTGGGGCTCACTGCTATGCTGGGGCTCACTGCTATGCTGGGGCTCACTGCTATGCTGGGGCTCACTGCTATGCTGGGGCTCACTGCTATGCTGGGGCTCACTGCTATGCTGGGGCTCACTGCTATGCTGGGGCTCACTGCTATGCTGGGGCTCACTGCTATGCTGGGGCTCACTGCTATGCTGGGGCTCACTGCTATGCTGGGGCTCACTGCTATGCTGGGGCTCACTGCTATGCTGGGGCTCACTGCTATGCTGGGGCTCACTGCTATGCTGGGGCTCACTGCTATGCTGGGCCCCTTGTTTGTTCAGCGCCCAATACCTACCAACCCCCGGCAAGAAGTTTTTGTGCCCCTTCGCGCGTTCAACCCGCTCCGCGACATTAGTTGCCACGCTTCTGTCCATCGTTCTGAAACACCCATTGCCTTGGGCGTTCGCACTTGCATTCCCCGGTTTTGCTCCGCCCCTCTAGGGAAGTAATCTAACTTTACTCAACCAACAACCCTGGGCTCTTTACACACAGTCTTTTAACACCATGGCAGGCCTGTTGTCCGCCATTCCTCTGGGGGTAATTAATGGCTGCCACTCAAATCGGGTATCCCCACTCCCCTCTACGGTTTTCTTCGAGGCCGTCGCGAGGCCGAAAAATTTTTTTCACGGGCCCGCGCCCGAGAGAGAGCCTGGCCCCCATCTCCCCCCGCAGCCAGCGTGGGGCCCAGCCCACTAGATTTCCCAACTCGCTGGGTTTCCCAAGCTTTTTTCCATTGGGCTCCTCCCTTTTGGCTCTGGGTATTTAGCTTCCCTCCCACCTCTCATTCCACTTTCTCCACCTGCACCTTTTCCATCTCCTCTCCAACTCGCCGCCATGAGACCCGAGGGAGTTTCGCGGGGCCGCGCCTCCTCTGTCTCCATCTCCATGTGCCCACCGCCGCCCAATGGGGCGCGCCGCGCATCGCTGGGCTGTGCGCCCCCGCTGAATAGCCGGCCTGTATGCTGCGCCCCGTCGAGCGTCTCTCTGAGCTCATCATCCTCGCGAAGGTCCATGCCTTCGCTAGGCTCGTCCAGAAGCTCGAGCCTGCCTTCTACCGGCTCCCTGAGATCCATCACGCGGGACCCGGAGCGGCTTCCGTCGAGGCCCCCGTCGTACACCGCCATCAACCCAGAGTGTTTACTGGAACGCGGGGCAGAGCGGCCGCGGGCGTGGACGGCGAGCGTGATGACCGCCCCACCGAGTTACTCGGAAGCCCTGTGCCAGGCGCCACCCGCGTACGAGCTCGTTCCTGAACTTTCTTATCACCCCACCCAGGACCCGCGCGGCGTCTACTCGTCGCGCTCCGATCCCCACCAGACCTCTCGAAGGAGACAGAACCCGATATGTATTTTTATTATTGTTGTTGCAACCATGTTGTTGATACTGGGACTGTTGCTCACTATAACGCTCAGTTCGTTAACAAACGGCAAGAAGGAGAAATAAAACGACTGTAGTACCGCAAAGGTTAATCGCATTTATTTTTACATGCACTCCTTTCCAAACCCCCTGTACACTATTCCGATCAGCACCAGAATCTGGAGCATAAGCAGAATGATGTTTATTGCGGCAAACTTCCTGCAAAAGGTTTTACTGTAGAGCCGCCTTTTGATGGGTCCCATACGACCGCTCGGGTCCTTGTGTTGATCGCAGAAACCGTCGAGGTAAACTTCCGATGGTAGTGCGGCCGCCCCGCGGTGATTTCTAGTAACGTCATCCAGATGTAGCACAGCTGGACTTTCAGCGTATGCATCGGTACAGCGGCCAGTGGGGTCATCTTGTGTAGTAGTGGGTGAGTCGGTAAGCACATTGCTTGAGGTGGCGGAACTTATGCGGGTGTACTCCTCGTTCTCGGAGTCGCTCTCATACCCGTAGGGGCTGACGCGGGCCGGACCCTGCCAGGCCGACGGGGGGAATGCGACTCTGCCGTACCACACGGTGGAGGGGCGCGTCTGGCGCTTCTTTTTAAACAGCTGTGACATTTTCTTGAAAAACAACTGGGAGAGCAGCTGTCTTCTCAGAGACTCTCGTCTGGGACGTGGTTCAACGTTGATTGTGGTAGGGTTTGAGACGTGTATGCGCCTCCTCCACGCTGGATCCATGCTTAAACACTTTGGAGCGAGGGGGCGGGGTATGGGGGCGTATGCCTGAAACTCAATCTACAGCGTTATGCCCGGGGCTAAAAAGCTGCGTCTTCACGCCCGAGGCGCTTATTGCCCACTGGGTACGGGGCGCGCTTTTATATGTGTAACGTCCCACCGGTGTGACGCACGTACTACGGTTGTTCTAAATAGCTGTCCCCGTGATTGCCTCGGCTGCACACATCGCCTAGGTTTCCGCCGTGCCTGGTGTCGAGGGCCCACCCCTGTAACCAACATCGATGGGGGCCTGCTGCTCCTCTAGACGCAATCGCTCGCCGTCGCTCGCCGCCCTGGCCGAAGAAACGGAGGTTGTCCTTCGCTGCCTGGCCGGAAGGGTAGTAGACCTCCCTGGTGGAGATGAGGTGCGAATCGCTCCGGACGTCGGGCGGCCCGGGCAGAATTTTGGCTACTTTAAGTTTCCCGGCCCGTCGCGCTTTGCCTATGTTAAGTTTATAGGCAGGGCGTACGCGCTAGGAAGCGGGCGCAAGTTTCTACTGTACCTATCCAGAAACTTTCAGGTCTTTGGATACGAGGACGGTACCGGCCTACACATGCTAGCCAAGTCCCTACACGATTTTTTAAAGTTCAAAGGACTATCTGACAGGGACCTGGTGGTAGTCGACTCGGTTGCGCTGACCTCGCAGCTGCGACCACTTACTCTTCCTATACGTTCGACCTCGGACGTGGAAACGCTAGTTGCCGAGGAGGCCACCACCAACTACACTTCTACGGAAAACCTACTGGGCCAGACCCAGAGCTCCACGCACCGTCCGCTGGGTGTACCGCTTTCCAACGTAAAAACAATGGGTGTGCCACCCACGAAACCGAGTAGCCAAAGGCCCAGGGGCAAGGGGGGACGCCCTCCAGCCCGCCTCAAGTCTATCCGAGAGGAGACCGTATCCGGCATGGCAAGGGCCCGCGAAGAGTGCAACTCTCCCAGCGAACACGACCGCCTCACGTCCGAGATGACAGACTGCGACAGCGACTCGTCGGTATCCTCCGTCTTTTTTTAAATAAAAAGCAAAACACCATATACGGTCTGAATTTATCGTTTATTTTCTCGCTGGCGCTCTTTGGCCGAGGTTATTCCCCTAGCCACGCTTAAAATTTTGGCCTGGGCAGAGTTGGCTGCCTGCCAACACTCTAGGGAAAAGGGGGTTTTGCAGTGGCAGTGGAAACACAGTCCGTTGATGGTGGACTCCTCCCCGTCCTCGTCGCAGTCGTACTGGGTGGCGGCGCTAAACGGGGCGCTACACACGCTATGCTCGGTGGCCAATTCCTGCATGATTCTCGGGTTATTGAGGATGCATTTGAAGTTGGTCAGGTCGGGGAGCAAGATCTGCTTTTCCGGGTCCCTCTTCTCGAACACGCCGATGAAAAAGGCGTGTAGGCGCGTTTGCAGATCGCAGCATGCTCTGATGGTATACGTTCTGGTGTTCAGGTAAGACCTGCTTCTGGCCGGCTGGGAGGTGGTCTCCCACGAGCTCCAAGTCAGGTCAAGCGGCAGAGGCGACACAACGTTGCTGATGTCCACCAATAGCCCCAGCTTGCAGTCGCTGCTGTAACACCCGCCGTGGTTCCTCCCGTGGGAGCCTATATCCCGCGGCTCTGCATCAGATGAGTGTTCTGCGCGGTTTGCCGGCAGCATATTTACGTTTAGTTTTCCACCAGGCTGGGAATTTGCTCGACTGAAGGTATCAAGACGCAGTGTACCCAACCCGACAGCCACCACTCTTTAAACTCCCAAGCGCCGCCCAGTTTACATTTTAAAACACGACAAAGCTTTGTGGAATAATTAAACTGTATTTATTGATGAGTAACACAAAACAAGTTTCCTGGGAAACACACTCCACAGTTTTTTTAAAAGATTTGGTTACAGTAAAAGTATTTGCCGTGCAGGTAAACCGGAACGAGGGTGTAGGCCGATACAAGGCTGCAGGTATCTGCCTTGCATCGCCGCTTGTGCGCGTCTATCGCCTCGAGGGTTCCCGCCAGACAGGCTCCAGGTACGTAGTCGGCTAGAACGCGCCCGTCGGGTCCCAGTGCGTCCCTGGACACAGTTTCGGCGCCGCTCCCTACAGCCCGAGCTATGCGCGCCAACATCACGAACATGAAGGTGGGAACACACGCGACGTCAGACAGCCGCTGGTGGTCGCACAGCTCTGCGAGGGTAGGGCTTCCCGACGATGAGAGGTAGCACCGCATAAAGGGCTCAAGTTTCAGGCGCAGGTTGTCCAGCAGGGCCACCGAAGAAGAGATGATAGGGTCTCTGGTGCGCATTGGTAGGTTTTTGGTGACGATCATCTTGCACCAAGATAGGGTTTCATCCGCCGACGCGAGCGCCTCTAGGAGGTTTTCGCCTCGCATCACCGCGTCGCGCAGAGACCGCGCAGCCTCGGCCGCGTGGGACCGCACCTCAAAAAGCTTGTACAGGTTAACACCGTGCTCGACCAGCGTGTCCCACGTGATTCTCCTCGCCTCCGGATTAAACTGGTCCGATCCGAAGCCGAGCACCGGAGCCCACGGGGACGAGTTTTCGGCTCTAAATCCACCGTTTTTCACCGGCGTAGTTAGAGTCTCGCGCGCCCCGTGAAACATCTCACCGATGCGTGAGCTGGTTACGCGCCTGCAGACATCCGCTATGGAGCTGGCGGCCGCCGCGTTGAGTCTATCCCCCGCGGATCGACCGGGTGTATTAGAGCCGTGGTTAGCGTTTCCCCTGCGTCGGTTGCGGTGAACTCTGGCCACGCTTTGCGTTCTCGTCTTAAACCGCCACCTGTCAGACGGTCCTGCGCCGCCATGTCCAGAATCTGCTGAGCTCGAATCGCCTCCGCGTTGGCCCAGGCGCATGTGTACCGGCAGGCTCGACCGCTTTGGCCAGCTACCCGCTGACTGGCGCGCCGGCACGTTTTCCGGCTCCGGCTTTTCCCAGCCACGCTGTTGCTGCTTCCAGTTGTTGCGCCTGAAGGGTCGACGGCGGTTTCTGCGCCCATGGCCAAACGCCGGCCGCTCGCTCTTGGGGTTTGACGGTTGCGCGCGCTGCGGGGACGCCGAGAAGCTCACAACAACACTCTTTGGTGGGTCGCCGACAACATTTCTAAGCGCTGACACGGTGCCAACTGTTTGCGTTGGTACAAAGGCGCTTTTGTTGACCAAGCCGCGAGTTGCCTCTGCGCATGTATCGCCCCCGGTGAAGTTGTCTTCGGTGTCAGACCCCATTATACTCATTTCGTCCTCCATGGGCTCACAGCTGCTCACGCTAGAAAGTGCCATTGTCTTGATACAGCAGAGTATGTCTTCCAGGGCTCTGTGTGTTTAGAGCAGCAGGTGTACCAAGAAAAGGCCAAGAGTGCGGACCTTCTCGGTGACAGGATTTTTATAGAGACTTAGAAGCCGCGCCCACTTGCTCTTAGGACGAGAAGGACTCGCCCAATAAGCCAATTTGAATACGCTGTTCGTAGTGCAGTAGAATCGACACAGCGCCTATCACAAGTAGCAGATAGACTAGTTTCCCACACAGGTTAGCCAGCACCGTGGAGCAGCAACTGGTACACAGGCCTTTCACTCCGTGGGTGGCGGGAGTCGGGGGGTTTGCGCTCGAGCCAGTCTTTGGGGGCTTTTCGTAGATAATAGCCACTATCTCCACTATAGTTACAGCCACCACAAACCCCCACGAGGCGAGTTTAAGATAAATGGGGTATATCTGAGAGCAGGGGGTGTGAACCAAGGTTACGGTTCCAACTACCAGGAGTCTAGCCACAAAATGCGTTCCCACCTCGAGTCCGATGAGCGCCAGGGCGGCGCTGTGCTCGCAGAGAAATCCTATGGGGTCACGTTTAAAGGTCCTGCTTAGAGCCACGCGGCGCAGAGACGCTTCGCACAGCAGCAGAGCAAACTTTGTGTAGTGCGTTTTGAGCACGGTGGTAGCAAGCGTATAGGTAGCATAGTTGAAGGTGTAGCCAGTCGGCGATAAGAACTCGTTTTGGTTTCTAAAGGGTCCCAGCAAGCGGCGCTCTTGACGCAAACACAAAAACGCAATGTAGATAAGCCACGCCCCGGTAATCATCTGCAGCTGCACGCTCCACAGGTAAGCCCTACAGTTGCGAGTGCCAACCACTATTCGCACTTTGTCGTGCAGCTCCTTCATGTTCTTCAGGACGTCGAGCTTGGACTCGTTTACCCAGTTCTCCCTGCAGACGTAGTCAAATCCAGACAGGCCGTCGCTGAATCGCTTCGCTCCATTTTCTGGGTACGCATACACTATAGTGGAGTTGTATACTTCCCACTTGGCAGCAATCCCATCCTTAGAGTCTATGGAAACTGTAGCGTACACGCAGGGGTTGTGCAGCTGGGCGGTGAGGGTATACCAGATGGTAAACGCGGCATAGGCGGTGATAAGGCCCAGTACAGATAGGTATGCCGTTCTACCACCGAGTAACATGGCGCTAGCTGGCCTATTTGGCTCTGTCCACCTCTAGCGTAAAAATGGTGCACATCTTATTGTTGCCGCATTTTGTAGCAAAGCACTGTTGACTTATGGACGCGCAGAGTCTGCCGTGCACGTCCGCACTTATGGACAGAAACGTACGAGCCAGTCCACGTGCCGATCGAAGGTGCTTGGCGCGCAGGCAGCTGAATCCCTGTGATCTGTAAGCGTTGCCGGATCGGTTGATTTGCATTAAAATCCAGTCAGGCTTGGTAACGACGGTGTGTACCCCAACCGTTTGATATTCGCCCGATTGGTCGGGGAAGTGAGTGGCGAGGTGGGACACCACCTCACCGAGTACCACGTCGACAACAAACGCTTCCACCGCCTCGTGAGATTTTATAGACACGTTGGCGCTCGACAGAAGAGACTCTAGCGTGGCGCGTTTAGTCATGATCGCTTCTCTGTTTCGAGCTACCTTGCGCTCAAAAAAGCTGACGTAATCTCCACCCAGGTCGGTGATTACGTGAGTTATTGTAGGATGGCGGGGGGCCGCGTGAAAGTGAAAATTGGCCGGGTTCGAATGCTGCGCTACAAACTCATCTACATCGTTGCATTTTGGGGGAATCACATAAAAAGGATAGAGACCTCCGTAAACTTCACCAGAGTCGCCCACTTTGCAAAAAAATGGAAGACGCAGGCTGCGGCCGTGCGAGTAAACGCCCGTGTCGATAAACGAAAAATCCCTCAAAACGGAGCACATGCTCTCTGTAAACGTGCGCTCCAGAACAACAGCCTGCTGTATAATTCGCGCCAGACCACGCAGTGCTTCCGGCCCTGCCAGGAGGTAAGGGGGTGGCACAGGAACCGTTACACGGAACCCCATTTTTTCTGTACACTCGCATGCGTCTGTGTCATCGAGTCGCTGCAGCGGCGTTTTTCCACCCTCTTTATTTGGGGGTGTATTATCACATGCGGCCTGTGGGCATTCATTGTCTACCATCATCATCTCATAGTCGTCCATCGGCCCATCAGTGTATTCCTCCATGGCCGCATAGTCATCTATAAAGTCTGATTCCATGTAGCACTCCTCCACCCCGTCAACGTAGTCTGGGAAAGACGAGGGCTCGCCCCTATGAAGCGCTCTAACGAGTTGAGGGGGACACGAGGTTTTGTAAAAATAACACGGGTAAGAGTCCCACTGTACGGTGGCATCGGAAAAGATTAGTGATAATGTTGTTATGATGCCGGCTCTAAAACCGCGCATTGCGAGGTGAAGCATGCCCAGCGGAACCCGCCTCTTGATGCCAAAGTCTACATCCAAGATGATATTACTGACCGCGAGCGATGAGTTGAAAATTTCATTGCGGTTGATGTACATCTGGGCAGACGCGTTAGAGGACGCCAGGGCTGTACGGCATACGCCGCTGGTCGTGCGCGTTAGCTGGAGGTCGCGCCATGCCAGCGAGCAATCGTCAATCTCTCCAAACCCGGCTAAAGCAAAGCCTCCCTCGTACGCTTGTTTACTACCACCCGGGCGCGCCAGATTTTGCGTTGTGGTTTCCCAGCGGTCATTAGCTATGACAGCAAAAGCCTGGCGCTTGGAAGGCAGTGCCACTCGATAGACTGGAGCGGGGCCGGGAACTCCTTTTTGGCCAAATAGCACTTCTAGCGGAAGGGCTCTACCGTTTACTGGTGGTGATGATGCAATGTGTAATAGCCGCCGAGATATTCCACACTGGGACGATACACCCGGGGAGAGCTCGTCACCACGCGACTGATCCAGCGGTGGCGTGGAATGGACACTCTGGGGTTTGTTGGGTGAAACTATGGTCTGTATCCAGCCGCGGCCAGCCAGCGAGGATTCCACCCTGTCTAGTAGCTTCAAAATTGGTGTAGAGGTGTCACAGACACCAAGCGGAGCGCTCCCAGTAGACATAGTCGTGGACGATGGGGTGTAGGTTTTATCCTGGGCATACTGGCTGCCTATAGACGCCGGCAAACAAACCACTCTGGGGTTCACGTTGTGGGCGATGTAGTCTCTGATATTAAGCTGAATTCTCACCTGAGCAAAAAATTTCTCAATCGTTCCCCTTTTCAGGGACGAAGTAGATGTTATGCGATCAATGTCTCCAGGGTCGGCTATGCTGACAGCAAGCAGGTGGTCATATAGCTGTTTGCGGTTGAAGCTCTCAAAGTGGGCAAGGTAAATGTAGGTAATAAACTCTCGGTCAGACACGCGTAGTCCCTGTCTGTCTGCCGCGATGAACCCCTCGAGCGCGCTTACTTCGGCCACGTCCGCCTGAATTCGAAGGTCGACGTACCTAGGTAGCGCCAGTGCGCACGGCCCTCTAGAATACCAACTCTGACAGCAAAACTTTGACAGGAGCGAAAATGATGTAAGGTGGGTGAGATCCAGCCCAGTGGGGTTAGGTGCGGCCGGAACGTTATACGTTCTAATAAAGTCCTTTACTGCCTGCAGGTCGTAGGTGCCCCCGGATCTGGAACAGCGAATGGCCTGGAATAGGTAATATCTGGTGGCCAGCACAATCTCCCTCTCTCCGGGGCCAAACTTGGAAGCGAACCAAAACGGCGTGGTGTTGTTGTTGCAGTATAGACGCCTGAACGCGGTCAGCACTTTATTCTCATGGTGTATATACACGGAGGTCAAACCGGAGCGGCCGGTGCTGTGACCGATAACGGCGGCCTTAACTGATCCTCGTTGGGGGTCATACTTGGCGGCTGCTGCGGTTCGTCCGCTTCTGGCGGTAACATTCTCTGTAGTTATCGCCAGAGCCAGGATTAAGTCATTGTGGAGCAGAAAGGTGGCCTCTTCCGTTAACGCCTGGAGCAGTGTATTAGACGATAGCGGGTGGCCGTGTGATAGAGTCATTGCCAACGCCCGGGCTCCGGTCCACGTGGAAAACACACACACAAACATTGGGCGTACGCGGTCTTGTGGCTCGTCACTAGCACCTCCCACCATACCGCTTAACAAACAAAAGCTTACTGATGGTTTCCGCTGTAAAAGCGCGGTCGCCAACTGATCCGCGTCTGACTGCTCAGTGGAGCTCCAGCCGTCACCAGCATCTGTGTTTGGCGCGCGGGGCTGTCTCCCAAACAGATCATCGAGCTCTGAACTCCAGTCGTAGCTTATAGCGTACACACCCTCCGAGCTCTCCTGTCCGGTCAGAAGCATCAGCGAATACGTGATAACGCAGCTGTCGGTAGCATAGAGAACTCTGATAGTTGGCTCTGGGTTGCGTTGCGCCATGTTTAAGTGGCTGATGTCAAGTCTATGTGGAATTAGAAACTCCACATCCCCAGAAGTTTATGAGCCAATTATTGGTGGGCAGAACCCAGCTACCATGCTCCGCCTACAGTCCGCTCTGGCTGCCGTCAATGCGCTTCTGCCCGCGACCCTTACTATAGAGGACGTGATCTCCTCTGCCGACAACACCCGGCGCCTGGTCAAAGCGCAGACCCTGGCTCGCACATATCAGGCGTGTCAGCATAACATAGAGTGTCTATCCAGACATCGGGCTAGTTCCGACAACCCGAACCTGAACGCCGTGGTGACAACTCACATGATAAACGCCAAGCGTCTCTCGGACACCTGCCTCGCGGCCCTCATGCACCTCTATCTGTCTGTAGGGGCTGTGGATGCCACCACGGACACCATGGTCGACCACGCCATTCGCATGACCGCAGAGAATAGCGTGGTGATGGCAGACGTTGCTGTGCTGGAGAAGACCCTCGGCCTGGATCCCCAGGCAACCGTCCGGGCACAAGACTTGCTGGCCCTCAACAGTGGTGTTTTAAATTCTGTGAATGCCGTAGCCGAGATGACAGACCCGACAGACGACGTCGAGTTTACCCAGAGTGTACACAGTCCTCTCCTCCCCCGGCAGCTTAGCACCACGGAAGTAGTTGGCGTGCCATCTCCAGTAAAATCAAACCTCAAATCTAAACACAAACCCAAACGCAAAGCCAGTTTGGTTGCGGTGTAAACAAAAAACAATAAACTATTCAGAGTTTTTTATAAACGAGTCTGTTTTTATTTTATATCTACCTAACAGTCATCGTAATATAATCACGGGTAGTTTTTTATAATCCGGTTGAGCCAAACCCTCCATCCGCGCGTAGGCTAGAGGGTGCCTCTCTATCGAAGTCGGTCGTAAACTTCCACAGTACGGGGCTTTGGGGCGCCTTTGTAGACTCAGAGGGGGAGTACGTGGGAAAGGGGTTGTCGTAGTTTACGGTCGGCGGTATCAACGCATCGTCAATATCTTCCGTCAGCAGTAGCTGCGCAACGCGCTGACCCTTAGTGATGGAAACAGGATACTTATTGACGTTAAGTATAAAGAAGCAGCAGGTTCTCCCAGCTACCCACCTAGTCGGTAGCACTATTAGACCCCTTCGATTCATAGACGATCGCCCAAAGATACACGGCGTGACGGCGGGGTTGGAATTAGCGAAGACAATCGGCAAGTCCACAAAGTGGCTCTCGTCCGGGTCTATAGTCGCGTCTTCAGGCGCGCTGATGTCATATCCGGCATCCTCGACACGCTTCGGAGCAAAGTAATCGTAAAACAGGTTAGCTTCCGATGTACGCCCATCCCTTGTAGAGCCGATGCTAGTCACGTGGATGCTCTTCCTGGCCAGTTTTACCAACACGAGACCCAAGCTCATCTGTCCGGGGGGCACGGACGTGTTGATCCCAGGTGCGAATTGTACCGCTTTCACGACGCCGCGATATCCCGAGTCGACTATACCGTAGGCGGTGTAATATTTGGCAGAGTTTTCAGGAAACGTTACGTTGCTAAAATTCCCTGGCTCGGGTTCAACAGGCAACAAACCGCTAATTTGCGTGAGGACAATGGCATATCCGCTGGAGCAGGCAACCCGTACACCTACGTCAGTGAGCACACTATAAAATTCGCCCGCACTTCCATGCTCACCACTCAGCTCAACTGTGTGGTTGTTGATTAACACCAACAATCTCCCAGCAGCTTCTGCTCGCGCTCTCCATCTCTCACCACACTCAACCACCACGATGCTGTCCACGAGATTCGTGACGCTGGCCATTCTCGCCTGCCTTTTGGTGGTGCTTGGTCTGGCCAGAGGGGCTGGTGGCGACCCAGGTGTGAAGCAACGAATCGACGTTGCTAGAGAAGAGGAGAGACGCGACTTCTGGCATGCAGCCTGCTCCGGACACGGATTCCCAATTACCACCCCAAGCACGGCTGCTATTCTATTTTATGTGTCTCTGCTTGCAGTGGGAGTGGCTGTTGCCTGCCAGGCATACCGCGCCGTCTTGCGAATCGTGACGCTGGAGATGTTGCAACACCTGCATTGAGCAACTGTGTATGTATAACTCATCCCGGATATTGTTTCAACCGTTTGACTGTATAAAAAGGCTAGCTCTCTACCTACAAGAATCATTAGTGCTGAAGGTTCCTTTCGGGGTTTACAGCGCTAGTATTAGAGTTTTGTAAGAGTTTATTATTAGCAAGTGAATATGTCCGATACGTGGCGTAGACGTCGCAGTGGCTGTAACGATGCTAACGCTACGGAAGAGCTTGTATACTCTACCGTTCGTAGCGACCATAGGCAACGACGGCCCTCTCGCGGGACTTTTGTTATGCGAGAAAACGACCTCTACGACAAACAGAGTGTATCTAAGGAAAATGACTTGTACGAAAGCGCTAGCCCAAACGACGACAAAGTTTATACCAGGCGAGGTATGAGCACTGCCGCGCACTATCGTGACTCTGAACACATATACGAAACGTGTGAGGGTGATGAATTCTACGATGCATGCGAATATTCTCTGATTGGCGGTGGTAAACTATCGACCTCCAATGGCCGCCAAAGCCCAGCAAAAGCGCAACCACCTCCAAGGGGAGCAGCTGCTGCTCCACCCCCACGTGTTCCAACGCGACCACCTACACGCGCGGCGGCTACTTCCACGACGCCCCGGCAACAGGACTGCGCTCCCAAACAGCGCGCCTCGCCTGGTGTAAACTCCATCAAGAGCGGTAAGGGCCTCGCGTTTAGCGGCACCCCGAAAACGCCAAAGAGTCAGTGGTACGGGGCCACTCACCTGTTCAACAAAAACGTGTTTTGCGCGGCCGTGAGTCGCGTGGCTGCCGCACACGCGAGCGATGCCGCGTCCGCACTGTGGGACTTGAACCCGCCAAAGACCAACGAGGACCTGGACAGGTTTCTGAAGGCCGCGGCGATTCGCATATTGGTATGCGAGGGCGCTCAGCTGCTCGAGGTGGCGAACTCTACCATGGAAAGTACCCCCGATGGGTATGCGGCAGCTGGACCCAACGGTTACGATCGTCGACCTCGTACAGCCTCTAGACGGCGATCCCTGAAATGTAAACCACCGGCGGATGACTTTTTCGACGACACGAATTCCGGTTAACGCTTATTTGCATAAATTCATAACACTGTGCCCTCAATAAAATGTGCCTCTTACATATTTCTTTACCTTATTTGTCGTGTGCTCTGTTACCCGGCTGGTATTTTGACGCGCGCCCGGCAGCTTCAATAGTTATGTTTGCTGCCGCGGAAGAGAACGATGACCCCTATCCCGGGAAATCCGGCTATAATGACACCTGCGAGCTCATGGATATGGACGGTGCTGTCGCCAGCTTCGATGAGGGTATGCTCAGTGCCATCGAGTCCGTTTATTCCATTCCAACTAAAAAGCGTCTGGCGCTGCCACCGCCCAAGGCCGCCAGCCCCGGCGCGCTATACCAGCGGCTACAAGGCGAGCTGGGTTTTCCGGAGGGCCAGACGCTTCTATCCGCTATGGAGAAGTGGAACGAAGACATGTTTTCTGCCCTACCCGGACATGTAGATCTATACACAGAAATCGCCCTGCTGTCGACCTCAGTAGACGAGGTAGTTAGAGCAGGCCTCGATAGCCTGCCCACTCCCAGCCACTATAGCCCCGAGGTAGACTTGAACGCGCATGGCGACGAGCCCTTCCCAGAGGTTCCCGCCCTGGAAGACGACCTAGAAATATACGTGATATCGGCACAGCGCTTTTACCTATCAGAGCTTCGCACGCGCGAAGAGCACTACGCGAGGTTGCTTAGGGGCTATTGCGTAGCGCTATTGCACTACCTATACGGCAGCGCCAAGCGGCAGCTTCGCGGAAGCGGCTCTGACGCATCTTTGATGCACAAGTTTAAACAGGTGGTGCGCGACAGGTACTACCGCGAGGCCGCTAACTTGGCCAGGTTGCTGTACCTCCACTTGTACGTATCTGTTACTAGGGAGGTATCCTGGCGCCTTCACGCCAGCCAGGTAATCAATCAAGGTGTGTTCGTCTCGCTTCACTATTTTTGGGCGCAGCGCAGAAAGTTTGAGTGCCTGTTCCACCCGGTGTTGTTCAACCACGGGGTAGTGATCTTGGAAAACGACCCCCTAGAGTTCCACGATCTACAGCGGATAAACTATCGCCGACGCGAGCTTGGCCTACCGTTGATTCGCGCTGGTCTCATCGAGGAAGAAAACAGCCCCCTCGAGGCTGAGCCTCTGTTTTCGGGAAAGCTACCCAGGACTATTGGCTTTCTGACGCACCAGATAAGAACCAAAATGGAGGCATACTCGGACGCGCACCCGGCGACCCCGCTCTTTCCTCTGGCGGAGCACTCCTACAGTAAACGGATAGGGGGACGCCTGTCATACGGTACAACGACCGAGGCCATGATGGACCCGCCCTCCCCCAGCGCAGTGCTGCCAGGCGACCCAGTCCCGCCTCTTACCGTGGGGGTGCGTCAAACCGCCGCAACGCTTGCTATTCCGTCTAACCTCACGCTGCAGAGCATGGAAACCGACGGCCTTGACTACTCATCAATGACGGGCGATGAGCTCAACCAGATGTTTGACATTTAATACAATAAAGTATGTTTCCAGACTTAACATGTTGGCCGTATTTTCCGTCGTTGTGTTACGTGAATAGGACGTAGTGGTGGGAGTGGGCGTGGTATGCGGGGGTTCTTTGTTTAAATTGGGCCCAGGCGGATCAGTGCCAGTTTTGTTTGCATTGGGGGCCTGTGCGGCATGCGACACTCCTCAATTGCGTATCTTCAGATATCGCCCATTTAACAGTATAAAACTAGAGAGTATGGCGGTTTTGAAGCTTGTACCAAGCCTATAAAACTAGCGCGCCGTGCAGTGAGATGGGTGTTGCTATCTACACCAGATAGCAGGCGCTTCTTTTTCAAAACTTGGCGGTTGTACGCCAGCGATACGGAATCGGGTAACATGGACCAGCATCACGGCGCGCGCGGCGGAGCTCCGATACGCCGACCTCGCAGATCCATAGAATCTCGCTCCCACCCATTTCGAGCTACCGGAAATACACAGCGCACATACAGCACGCCGAGACTCAGCTATAGAGACGGTCTGTCCGGGCGCACCGCTTCGAGGGACCCCCAGGAACAAGCTTCGAACCAGGATGAGAGTTCTAACCCGAGCACCTCTAATGCTCAACAAAGCACATCATTCTGGGGATATCTTCGACGAGTTTTCTCAGACGATGTCCCCGCACAGCCACAAGCACCCAGACCTCGCGCGGACTTTGCACCGCCCGCCGGCGAGGAATCATCTAGCGAGGAAGAGGAGGAAGAGGGTCCCGCCCAAGCTCCGCTGGACGAGGAAGACCAGCTAATGTATGCTGACCAGTACTCTGTAGGGGACTCTAGTGACGAAAACGACGAGGAAGAAGACCCCCGTCTAGGATCTGACTATCCCACGTCCGCCGAATCCAGTGAATACCATGACCATGGTGAAATGGTGGCCGGTGCGGGAGCCGAGAGTGAGTCCGAGACAGATATTGACGCCGAAGAAGAAGAAGAAGACGACGAAGACGATGAGGATGATATGGAAGTAATACGAGACGAAAGCTATAGACTTCCTCGTACATGGTTGGACAAGTCTATACGTTTAATGGACGAGGCCCTCGCTCAATCTTCCGAATTATCGAAGGCTATCACTAAATCTACACGCAGCTTGTACGATAGCCAGTTTGCTCCCGGGGGTAGAGGCTACACACAGACGGCAACGCCCTCTCGGCGCCTGGTACAGCTATCGCGCGCTGGAATGTACGATTCGGATAAAATAGTTATGACGGGGGACTACATGGAGGTTGACGACGATCCAGACAGCGCTTACCAGTCATGGGTGCGAGCAATTCGCCACCCACTAGCGATGAACCCGTCATGGGAGGAAACAATTTCCAACCACACCAACCCATCGTTTTCCACCGACATCGACTATGATATAGACGAGCTAATTGAAAAAAACCTGGCCCGCACACCCCCTGTGTTTGAGGGATTACTAGACAGCGCAGAGTTTTTTTACAAACTACCCATGCTATACACATACGCCACCATTACGCAGGACGAGGCCTACGAAGAGCGGCTAGCTTGGTCCAACACACAGGCGCTACATGGACACGAACAAAGTTCCTGGCAGGCACTCCTGGTCTATTACTCCAGGGGGGGAATGTACGTATCCCCGACTCAAGAACCTCGAGGGATTTGGCGGCGCGCGCTAAAACAGGCGATGGCGCTTCAGCTAAAGATGTGTGTTCTCGGCCTATCGGACGTCGTAACAAAGCAGAACGCTACGCACCACCATGCCGCGGTAACATTTCTCGTGGACGCGCTTCTCAGAACCGCTAGGAATTGTTACTTGGCGAGCCGGCTTCTGGTATTTGCCTGGGAGAGGCGCAGGGAAACTGGGGCAAAACGCCCCGCAGAGCCCCTCATAGCACTCTCCGGGGTTACACTCTTGCAGCCCCTTCCCCCAGAGGTGTCTGAACTGCTTGAGCAGCGTACATTTGACATTGGGTTGCGCACCCCCAACAGTGCTGTGTTTAGGGCGTTTTTCGGATCGCTGGTGTATTGGGCAGAACTGCGCCTGGCTCTTCGAGACCCCGCGTCCATAAACTGTCGCTATGTCGGATTCCATCTACAGACCTCCGAAATCTATTTGCTGGCGCGGGCCCACTCCGCGAGTCCAGGCTACACCAAAGAAGAACTGGTGGCAATGGAGGCTATTCTAACCCTCGCTACACTCATGCTAGAGGTGGCGCTGCAGTGGGTTCACGTGGCTTGCGCACAGCTGCTCAGCGAAAACGATACCATAAAAGCCTTTAGGCGGGTCAGCGCATCTATCCCGCACGCTCTGGCGCCCCTTGGTAGCATACGCCTACACGACGCCGAGTTTGAAGTGCTCAGCAACCCAGATGTGATGGTGGCTAGAGACGAAACCGCCCTGAGCCAGGCGCTGTTCCTCGGTTACTTTTCCGTGAGGACCGCGCTGACCGCGTGCATGCGTGATTACTCACACGAGGCCGACGGTGGATCCAAAGAAACCGTTACAGGGGTGTTTTTGGGGGTGGGCCTAATCCTTCAGCGCCTGGCGGGCCACCTCAACTTTCTACTCAACTGTTTGGCCGGGGCCGCGCTGTACGGCGGCCAAAAAATCAACATACACTCGCTAACTCTGCCGCGATACAGCCTATTGGCGGATGTCATGGCCCCCATGCTCCAGCGGCAGTCCCTGGTCGACTTTTGGCGGGCCCGCGATAACATGTTGGAGGATCTAGAAATAACACCTCGCCCCGGCCCTCCTACTCAGGGCAAGCGCGTGGTGGTTGAAATGCCACTCCCATCAGACGACCTCCCAGACATGACCCCCGGCGCTTCCGTCAACAATGGCGCCGGCCTGGGACGCATGGTGGACATGGCCAAGCAACTACAGCACTACAGAGAAACAATCATAGGGGAAGAAGCCACCTCCTCCGTGGGAAAACGTGGTCTAATCAGAGCTGGTGTGGGCGTAGCCGCCCTGCGCGGTAGGCGGAGAAAGTGAGAAGATTAACACTCGGAAGCACTTAATGCTGTTTACGTCCGGAATCTCTCTCACATCCCTTAAGCACTTCCCCAAAACCGCCTCTCCAGCTTACACGGCATCCAACCTGCTATCGGTCGTAGCGCCGCTCCATATACCGACTAGCTTACAATGGACGGAGGGGGGTCTTCTTCGTGGACTCACGTTTCCAAAAACCTAATAGAGCGGCGCGCTGTCAAGGGGTGCCTGCTGCCAACCCCCAGCGATGTTATGGATGCCGCTGTGATGGCCCTGAAAGACGTGACCGAGAACATTGTGGGCCAACAACTATTTTCGGTAGATCGTACTAACGCTCTGTCTGTTATTCACACCAACGAGGTTCCGGAGTCAATAATTGCCACGGCCATCGCACGCGACACATCCAGAGACTACTTGAGGGAATATGAAGGTGCGGCTAAGTGTAACTTGGCAGCAACGGATCTATCGCATGATGAAATGTGGGAAGTGGTTATCAAAAGATACTGGCGCTACCTCCGCGAGTCCAGCGGCGCAGAGGTTGTCGATCGCGGTGCGGTGGGTCAGGCGACTCAATCTGTATTATCCGTGTTGCTTCTCCAGTCCACCTTCGGCAAAAAACGCTTATCTAAAAATCCCTTCAAACACAAGGGCCCTAATGTCGGCTACAAATCCAACCTGGAGGACCTGCGCTCAGCGTTTACAAAAATTGAAAAGTACATGTACTACATGCGCCCCAATGATCCCATGACGAAGAGCGAAGACACAGAGCTGCGCTTACACGAGCTACTGGCGTACGTGACCACATGTTATCGATGGCTGTTGTGGTTCATGGACCTGACAGACGCCAAGGTGCTGAGAAACATAGACAAAGGGCCCGTTATCACACACGGCCCTCGCGAGTCTCGCCCTCCGGACGAACTCGTGCGGCGCCACCTCAAGAGCGGTCCGGCAATTTCCGCCGGAACGGGTGTGGCTCTGACTCTGTCGACGGCCACCGCCGACGCCTTGATCGTTTTGCTGAGAATGAGTGTTTCCTGGACGTCCCACTCGTGGAAGAGCAATACCCACGGTGTCACTGGTGCTATCGTGGCCGCCGTGGAGCTGGTCACGCTCATCCACCACCACTTACAGTACATTATTAACACCGTATTTGCAGGCTACGTGTGTTGGCTCGATGGTGGCGTGGAGAACTCATATCTAAACTCTGCCCTCCGCAGCCAGGGTAGGTTCGATCATTTTGTTGGAAAACTAGTGCCCATCATGGCCACCCTCAGCTGGGCGAATATGGAAAAGGGGACAGTCATGTGGTTCAAATACGCTCTGGCCAAGAGTATAGTGTGTCATGGATCGCCTACTCAGCACTACTTAACAGTGCTAGAATCTATCGCGTCTAAGCGCACTGGCGCCTGTCCTCCCCAGGGATCAACCTTTGGACGCAACCCCTCCGGTTTTCCCGGACAGTTTTGCTGTCCTCCCCAAGGGCCGCTACCGGCACCCCCCAACTCTAAAACTCGCGGCACGTTTAGGCGATGCCGGCCCGGCAGCTTGCGCAGCTCCAGGCAGCTACCAACCTCCCCTCCGTCGAACATAGTTTCCCCCAGGACCAACCCGGCAATAGAAGGGTCTACGGCTGCTAAAAACGTCCAGGGGGCGGAGACCATCCAAGTACGCTCTTCTGGAGAATTTAACGACTGTATCTGGTATATAAACGGAGCATATCCCCATCAACGCAGCGACAGCAGCTCCTCCGATAACAGCACATGTTCCAGCACGGAGACTCAGTATATAACTCTCCCCTCAACGCCATCGCCAACCGGGGACGTTGTTTACACCAATCCACTCCTTGGGCCCGACGAGGAAGTAGACGCGAGCCCCCAACCCGTTGATCCTATGAGCGACTACTCTGCGCCAAAAAATCCCGACTATATGCGCCCCCGCAGCACTCTGGTCGAGGAGGTTTGGCAGCTGCGAGACTCCGATTACACTCCCTACATGCGCCCCAGCCGTGCCGGGCGTTCCCGCGTGAGAGTGGAAGACCAAACTCTGGAACCATCGTCCCCCGCCGGTTGTAATCCACCCGCCAATTCTCCAGAAAACGATTCAGACGATGCCGCCGTTGACTCACCTCCCATTAGCCCGGAGGTTGTGTATGGTACATTTAGGCCCAGGGCCAAGTGCGTCTATGACCAATACGGATTGACCGCACTTGCTGCCCTAAGCGCCTCAAGAGCAAAGGCCAGGCGGACGCGCCCCGGCCCCACCCAACCAGATGTTTGCCGCGAGCGTGACGAGGAATCTGCAGAGCCCAGACATGACGGTTTTATCAGGCGAACCATGTCTACGACTGGACCCCCTAGAAAACACCCGGACCAGACGGAGCGTGTTAGCTCGCTGTAACCCCCACCTACTACCTACCCTCTATGATGATTATATTAATAAAACAATTCAAATGATAAAATTGTGTTACTCTTTATTTAAAGTACATATATAAACAATTTTAAACAGGTTTTTGCGCGACGTGTATAGCGCTATTTATTTCAGCGCATCGGTTTCTCTATTACCGGGGAAACGGTATGATGTGGTCCAGACGAAGCGCTTGGCGGGCCTTGTAGATCAGCTCTCCAAGCGGGCTGAGTGGGCGGGCTGCATAGCACACACCAAACCCCTTGGTGTAGCATTCTGCGAAGCTCGGTACGTTGCAGTAGGCCAGCTGAGTATCATCGAGGTTGAGCTTATTCATAACGGATTCGCTATCTCCCACGTTGAGGCAGTCCAGCAGACTCATTATTAGGCCTGCAGTGCCATTAGAAGCCGCCATCTCTGAGTACTCTTCGCATACTGCCCCCACCCCGCTGATGTTGCGTGTGTTGGATGATGCGTTCAGCAACACCGGGCGAACACACTCGTCCCCCAGACCAAAAGTCTCTGCGGGACACGGTGCCGTGCGTAGCGCGCCAATAGGTACTGTTAATATGAAGGTGGACACCAGAATGGCGGTTGTCATCAAAACCCCCAGCGCAAACATGCCCATCGTAAAAAAAAGGCAGCGGCATTTTGCTTTGCGCTTTGTTCTGCGTCGCTTTGTATAAACAAGCTCGTTGGGTTGAGGGGGGGTTGACAGCGGGGGCGCAAACACCGGAACGGTTTTCGTTGGTAAGGGGGGAGCCTGAGCATCGACGGTGGCGGTTTCCAGCTGTAGTAATTTATAATCTTCCATCGCAGCTGTTGGGTCTCCTGCCATGTTGCTTTACTTAGACGTTACGGCCGCATAGAGATCAGCGTATACCGCAGAGTATAATGGCTTTATAAATATCACCGGGTCGCGATTGTAACACAAACCCAACGGTTTTCACCTAGCGCGTATAACCGCATATTTTTAGTGCCATATTCTCGAGAGTGAGTTTGTGCGTACGGTTGGCCTATGCGGACGACTTGTGGGAGCCCACCTACTGTTTTTACCAGCGCTTCAAACTGTAGTTTTGACAAATAGGTTGTTTGGGGGAGAGCGGTCCAGCCTAAAAGTCAGACTTCTTGTACGGCGCCTGTGAGGGCTTGGAGCAGTAAAAACAGACGGCTGTGATGAGAACGACCAGCGCCAGTGCCGCGGCCCCGCAAGTAACTGCGATGATGCTCGTCAAAACCGGCCTGTCCTCAACAATCGGGGAGGCGTCATATACCACTGTGTCCGAAAACATAGGCAGGCCGTCGGGGTACCCCTCTATTATGCAGCTATACTCCCTCTCCCCATTCTCTTCTGAGAGGGGCCGGCGGCTTTGCATGTTAACCAATCCCGAGTGGCTAGGGCAGACTCCGGTTGTCATGTCTTGCGACGGAACCCCTGGTAGGTGGTCGTTCACTGACCACGATACGAACACCCCGGTGCTCGGTACGCATTTAGCCGTACAGACGGCGTCTCCGTCTTCTACCGAAACGGACACGGTTGGGGCAACAAACACAGAGGGTGTTCCAGCTTTGGCTATGCGAGCAAATGATACTTCGTCCCTGTACCAGTCTATGCTACAGCGAAGACTGGGTGTGTATTCCTCCTCCGGATCAACCGGGATAGACACCGTAGAGATTCGCGTGATTAGCCCGTCTACCCACACGCTTGAGGCGTTCGTAACGTACTTTGTAAAGTCCACCTCGCGGGCATTTTTGTACCACCGCAGCTTGACGGAGCTGTGTGGAAAGTAGCTTGCGACGACGCACGTGGCCCTGTAGTTTTCCCCCTTCAGGCTCGGGTGAACGGAAAGGTCCAGCAACGGTGCGTTGTAGGTTGAGACGGTAACGCTGGTACTGTTAACGAGCGTGCCATTTTTGGCATACAAGGACCACACGTAAATGCCGGCCGTCCGCCAATCTACAGATTTGATGGTCAGTGGAAACTTTGTACCACCTTCCGTGTGGAGGGGAAGGTTAAACAGCTGGCGCTTTGGTAGCCTGTCTGGGATAACTCCCAGCTGGCCACCCCTTCGAGATTTTTTCCTCTCTGCCGTTGAGAATAACAGCAGAGTCTGATCCTTGGTGGCGTTATGGTTGATGTAGTTTTCTTCGTCGCCGGGGGGCGTACCCGAAAATGGGGTGCGCTGGTTCAAGTAAATCTCGAGGCGGTACTCGCTATAATTTACGCCTACCGACGTTGTACAGTTCATATCGACAGATTTGTAGTAGGGCACAGATATGAGACTCTTGGTGCAGGTGATTGTGGTTTCATGGGAGTGTGTAGATTCTGTACCGTTTGCGTTAGTTGTGTTGTCAGAGCCCGCGCCGTGTGCGGTAGTTAGATTCGGAGTTGTGTGAGTTGGTGTAGCGGGCGTACTCTGGCTGGAGCTAGCACTAGCTCCAGAGGCATAAGTTAATATCGCCCCGGCACAGATTAGATACGCGACCGCCACAAATCTCACGAGATTAGGCAACCACATCTCGCGGGGGCCGGGTGCTTGCTATTCCCCACGAAAAACGATAATAACTCCACTGGTCGGAGAGTTATAAACATACCATGCACCAAAGGGTCAGTTTTAAGGGGTTTTACTTTATGTGAATTCACCGACGTTAGAAGCAATATGCTATACAGTCGTTGTTATTACTAATTGGCATGTTTAATGTGTGATTATAGTTGCATAACACAAACCGGCGGCAACATATACACAAACAATAAGCCACCTCGAAATGTGAGTTGCCGCCAGGCGGCGCGCGCCCGTTGCGCGCTTGCGAAGGTATAGCGCCCCCAGTATACCCCCGGATACAGTAAATGCGAGCGAGAGGGGAGCGGCCACGCCGTACCCAAAGGCGGCAAGCACCATGCAGACAGCGTGGGCCGTGGAGTGGATGCCGGAACTCGCCTCTGCCGTGTAGTTTACTCTGATGACAAGCTGCTCCAGCAGCATCGCAGAGACGTGTCCAACAGTCAGACAGAAGACAACATACGCCGGGGTTTGCCACACGTTGGAAATTCCGTAGACCAAGCGTAGGACGATCCATATTATGGGGGTTGCGTGAGTTCCGACCGCTGGGGAGAAAATCACCCCCGGCATCTCCTTGAAAAACTTGAACAGCGAAACCTTTTCTTCCGCGACTTCTTCGATCTTGGGGACGGCTTCAACGTCCGTCACCCATCTGTAGTTAATACCCCGGCCAAGGTCCGTAAAGGTGCGCATGCACGCATACCGTCCGATTCGATAGTGGCATGTGTCTCGAAGAGCAAGCCCAAAGTCTTGACAGGAAGCTATAATAGCGATAGCTATCCCTATCCCTATGGGTACATCTTTCAGCTCAACGAGCTTTACGGAAACCCCTAGCACACATCCACCGATAATAGCCAATAGGCTCGCTCTAAAGTGAGTCCCCGTTCCATTGGCTGAGCATATGACGTAAAATAGGGAAATTTGAGTTCCGGCTATAAACACAAACAAAATGCAAACGGTAACAACTATAAGTAAATGTTCCTTTTTGACTGCAGATCCCGCGACCCAGACACTGGCTGCCACTAGAGTGGCCAGCGCCTGTATCGATCGACATACGGTTACTATAGTTTCCATCTTAGATATGGGTACGCGGATCAGGCTCAACACATACATCGAGATGATCATCAGAATCAGACATGTTGAGTTCCGGGTTAGCAGGTCAATGTGTAAGATCGATGAAGTGAGGACGCAAGCTTGTAGTCCGATTCCAACGAAAGCTTTGGAGGCCGCCCAGGTACATGGCATGCAGCCCCTCTGGGAGCCGGTGCAGCGTTGGACCGAAGATGAGCTTAGCACCAGACACGAGTCTTCACCGGGCTCTCTATCTGGCTGGTACATCATGATTGATAACCTTGATGTAGCAAGCCAACCTTTGGAGAGTTTGAGGTACAGGGACCCAAGAGGATGGTTTTATGCACCAGGTATTAGTCATAAAACAAATACTTAGTGGGCGTGTTTCTACAAGTGTAAATAGTTTTAACCAAATAGTGAAACTAAGCAATAAACATTTCCGCGTCTGTCGTTTACAATATGCGTTTTTATTTTCAGTATAGCAAGCATGGTATACTTATACTATTACAGGTCACTAAAAATGCATGGGCTGTTCCGGACAGGGAATTTTCGCTCCGGTTTTGTCCATTAACAAAACAAAATTTGACTTAAACAGCTTCCCGTCAGGAAATAGTTTTTTGGGGGGCTGGTCGCTTTCTTCCTCCTCCGACGCGCGTCGCTTTACTCCAGCCCCCATTGGGGTCGATGAAAAGGCAGCAGGGGAAAACCCAACCTGGCACGGCTGGGTCGGGTACGAACACATAAAAAACATCATCACGCTGAACGGCTGCTTGGTTGAGAGCCCGATCATGGGAATAGAGTCTGGATCCAGGAAAAAGTTAAGCACCGCTCCCGCGTTTTTTAGTTTAAGCTTCTGAATTAGCTGCTTAAAGTTAGTGTCCTCATCGAGTACCAGCGTAAACAGACGGCGACCGCTGATGCCCCTTATGGGTTCCGGCGCCGACTTTTTGGTCTTCATCGGCATCTTTTCCAATAGGCTGGAACTCGACTCTACGCCGCAGTTGTCTGCGTGCTGGTAGTCCACCGAAAACACGACTTGCCGATCTCCGGATCTTACCTGGAGAGTGTCGTCGAAAAGGCACTGAAAGGTGATGGGGTCGCCAGCTTGTTTACAAACCCCCAAAATTTTGTTCAGCTGAGCCTTCGATAGAGACATAGAAACATCCGGCTGACGAGTGGGTAACATGAGTGCATAGTTGTTGAACTCGTGTTTCACCAACCGCGACGAAACGGTCTGAGTTGCTCCCTCTGCATCAGATCCCATCTCCGTATCTTCTTCCGTTTGATCGCGCGCGGAGAACACCGTCTGGGTGAGTATTCTACTAGGAGAATAGTTTTCTATCTCGAAAACTACCTTACTCACGTTCGTCTGGGTCTTCGCCTTGAAAGCGTCCAGTAAACCCCTGCGCCCGTCTACGTTGGCCAAAAACACGGCGGGGGGGGCCTTTTTCCACGAGTACGACTCCATGTTGTTAGTCTGGATGGGTATGTATACCTGCTCACCGCCGACGCTGGTGTGAATTAGCAGGCCGTCCTCGTTGAAGATCAGAAAGGCGTTCTTGAGGCTAGGGGCGATGGGAGTGAGCATCTCGAAAGCATCTCTCAGAGATTCTCGCTCGAAAACCGCCATGGCGCGCTGTCTCTCCACTGGGTTGTCGATGACCGGAAGCGTGTTGAATAAAAAGTTGTTGGGGTGAGACCCGCCTGGACGCATCGCGCGAGGAAGAGCCATCGTCGATGAGGAGATTATAGGCTAGGCTGCTCGCGTATCTCGAAGCACTCTATATTAGAGCGAAACAAGCAGTACTTTGACCTACCCCGTAGCGCTTCTTATAGAGTTTCGCGCTAGAGATAAAAGGATTAACATGACGTAACCAGGGGAGTGGTTTGGGGGAAAATGGGGCTTGGTTTACCGAAAAGCGAAAAAATGGGGGTGGTATGTAGGCGTGGGTGTGTACATCGGTTAGGCCACGTCAGTGGGCGCAGGCGCAACAGGCGGTGTGGGTCTGCTTTGGAAATGCCTATAGACGACAGTATCGTGTTATTGTAAAAGTGAAAGTTTAGGGAGGGGTTTTGATGGTGGGCAGAGCTAAACTCAACACCAATGGAAAGCTTGCCTAATCGCGCACACCAATTTAGATTTTCGACTAGAGTAGAACTCTGCTTATATTAGCTCGCTTTTTGGGAGCACCGGTCGGAGTTACTGCTGGGCAAGTTTTGGAGGTTCTACCCGGTGCTCATTTACTTCCCCACTCCTCTGGTACGGGACATCGTTTTGGCGCCAGTCGGCCAAGAGAATGGGACTGTTTGGACTCCTAAAATACGCATACTCCAACCGGCTTGTGAAACACGATGCCATTACAACTCCACCGGGAATTATGACACCGATCGCTATCGATCTTTGGAATGTCATGTACACCCTGATGGAAAAGTTTGACCAGGAGCGCAATTTTCCCCTGGATGGCGCAGCGGTTACCGCACGGTGCTTCTTTTCCCTACTAAGGCTTTTGTTAAAGAGGTCCTACTATCCCATATTCGTGTCCGACAGAGGCATATACGGCGATGGGCGCGTAAAGCAGGGAGCCAAGGCTATTGTTAGTCAAACAATGAGCAGCTACGGAGGGTCAGGGCGTCTGTCGAGCGCATGCTTTACAGGCGACGAACACGATACCGAATTCCAGGAAGATCCCGAAGAAAACGATGTCTCAGTTCCCCCGCAAGACACGTGTCCCCCAACAGAAATATCTGCCGGTTACGTCGAACCGGAGCGCAAGTGCGAGCATAGCTCCACGCGCTGGAGCGCGCTTGATGGAGCCCCGCGCCTTTCCTACCGTCTTTGTGTCAATCTGATTCGGCACCTCGGATACCCATACGTCAACGCGTGTAACCTAGAGGCAGATGACGTTTGCGCAAACTTGTACCACACCAATACGGTCGCGCAGATCTACACTACCGATACGGATCTGATCCTCATGGGCTGCGACATTATTTTGGACATCATGCCGCTGTTTCCGCCAACCCTCCGCTGCTGTGACGTGTTAATGGACTTGGGAGTCACATATGACGAGTTTTTGACCGAGTTTGTGCGATGCCACACGGATCTCCACGAGCCCCAAACCCTGGCTTCAGTGCAGAGCGTAATTAGCTCGCTCCACTCGCCCCCCGACGAAGATGAAGGCGCCGATATGCCGCAGACTCCCTCAGGACACTCGTGGCGCTGCCCCAACGAGCGCCGAGTCATTTCTTGGCGCAGACAGGACGACCATGACTACGACTCGTCTACAGAAGATAGCGACCAGTCGGATAGCAGCGAAGAAGAGGAAGAATGTCCAGCCGGTAAAGGTTTCGGATACAGAGAAAACCCGGCCGTAGAAACTTGTAAAAGACGTACGAGGCCTCGGCGGTCTGCGGAGGCCTCAGGTCGTATTCTACACCTCAAGTACACGTCTAGATATCCTCCAATCATGGAATCGGCCCCGCGCGCTTTAGTGAGAATGGCTCCCCCCAAAACCCGCCACGAGGTTCTGGAGAGAAAGTTCGTAAAGCATGTCGTTTCCATGCTAACTCCAGAACGTCGAGGCTCGTTGTCGATAATGCGACGCCTACCCATCACCCAGGAGCCGTCAAACTTTTCTCTGGTCCACGATACCCTCAAAAACCTGGTTTCAGAACACGAGATTGCTCGGGAGCTAGCCAACATGTTTTGGAATCACATTCCCACCCCAACTGATTACAACACGGTGCTGGTCAACTACTGGGATGACTGCGGACACCGTAGACAGTGGTCGTGAATAAAGTTTGTTTTGAATTTCCCACATTACATCTGTGTTTTTTACTTTCCGCGCGTAAAGCTTACACACTACCCGTAAATAAGCACGCTTTAAATCAAACAACAACAGGTTGTATGGCTGTAAAGGGTATGTTTTTATTTACAGATCGTTAATTAGAGTTCCAGAGTATGCGGTGCTGCGCCGCTCAAAAAAGTTAGTGTGTTTCTCAACTGTCATGAAGGCGAGAGGAAAGCTCGGGGATGGTTTGGGGGCATTAAACAGGGGGGATAGTCCTATTTCACCCAAAAGGCGATCCGCGCTATAGCGTACGTAGCTGATGATGGCCCCGATGTCCAACAGGTGACTATATTGGGGAGCGTGGGATAGCAGAAATTCACACTCGATATTCACCGCCTCGGAGAACAGCTCATAAATCCTTTTGGGCTCGGGCTTCTCAAATCCCCCCAGGTAGTTGTTGTAGATGCAGCACGAGGCGCGAGTGTGGATCGCCTCGTCGCGGCTGATCAAATCATTGCTCTGGCACGTTACCACAAATAGGTTGTGGGTACGGAGATAGGCGATAGACGCAAAGGACGATGCGAAAAAGAGTCCCTCGATGAGGATCATCAGAATATACTTCTCCGCCACAGATCCGCATTCACGCACCTTTGCCTGTAGCCAGGCAACCTTCCGTCCGATGGCAGCGTCTCCGATGATGGACGCTACATACCTAGCGCGCGCGGCTGCGTCGTTTCCAAACAACATGAGCTGTATAGCGCTGTATACCCTGGAGTGTGTAACCTCAATAGACTCTTGCTCTATGTAGTAGTGGAGAATGTCCTTTTGAGTAAACAGAGCTGAGAGATCGCCCAGGTTCAAATTCACCAAGTCGTCGGCGGCAGATAAAAAGGCGAACAGGAACCGGTAAAACTCGCGCTCGGCCGGCGTGAGCTTGGCCACGTCCTTGAGGTCATCGGAAATGGGAAGGTCGGTGTCCAGCCAGCGGTTTGCAACGCTGAGCGAGCGCAGGTGCTCGATATCGGGGCATTCTGGAGTATAAAAAAACGCACCTGCTAATGATAATTCTGCGGTTAGGGCTGCTTCTTTAGAGTTTTCGATAGACATTCTTATTCACCAGGTGTTTTGTTTGAAGCGGCAAGGCGTCCCCACTACAGGCTGCAGCTAGTACAGACGAGGTCCCCGCCGACAAAGACTCCGTTGTTTGTTGCTTTCTTAATTTTGCAGTAGTACATACCGGTTTTGAGGCCGCGCTTATATGCGTGGACCAGAAGGCTCATAATTTTGGAGGCGGGGAGTTTTCCGTCAGCAGGCTCAGTTATAAACAAAGACATGGATTGGCTCTGGTCCACAAACGGAGCTCTGTCAGCACACATGTCGATCAGCGTTCTCTGATCGTACTCAAAGGCAGTTTTAAACTTGCTTAGGGGGTGGCCCACCGGCAAATCACCAAACGCCCCGACAACAGACCACTGCGCCATCTCGAGGGTAGACAGCGCCTGCAGGCGCGCGCACTCCCGGGGAAAAATACTCCGGATGGTGCGCATGAGCAATAAATTCGGCCTGAGCACCTCCCCAGTAGCCGTGACCTTGCTAAATAGGTTTGTGTAGACGGGCGAAAACCCCTCGCTGCTCTCTGTAACCTGAGACGATGACACGGTAGGCATGTACGCCACAAACTGAGAGTTGTACAGCCCATGCTGTTTTATCTCGGTGCGGAGTCTGCGCCAGGCGTTGCGGTTGGCGAGGGTAACCCCGGGGTACGAATCGAAGGGTAGTTCCCCGAGACTGTACTTGCTGTCCTCAAACCCCTTAAAGGGTTTCATGCCGAGTCTGCATAGCGTCGCGCTCGCTTTCATGGAGTTCAGTAAAAGCCTCTCTGCTATCTGCTTGTTTAATTGGCGAGCCTCCGGAGAAGCCATGTCCAGGTCTAGCATCAGGAAGGCGGTATGCAGCCCCTGGATCCCCAGTCCCAGCGACCTATTTTCGTCGACTCCACGCTGAGACTTGACTGTTGGGTACGTGCCGGCGCGCATCATGGAGTTGACAAAGATGGTGGCAGTCGCCGCCGCGCGACCCAGAGCGGCAAAGTCAAAATAAGGCACGCCCGCGGTATGCGGCGGGGGTATGGCGAGGCATTTGGGGAGGTTGATGCTGGCGAGGTTGCACACCCCGTTTTGGGTCTCGTCTGCGTGCTGGATAATTTCCGTGCACAGATTGGACCCCATGATAGCACCTTTTCTCCGCAGATCAAAGTGGTAGTGCTTATTGCACGCGTCCTTAAACATCAAAAAGGGGCTTCCGGTCATTACAGCACTCCTGACTATGATGAAGGCCATGTCCTGGATGGGAATGGAGTCGACCCCAAATCCACACTGCTCCAGGCGCTCGTACTCCTCCTCAAATTCTTTGCCGTACATATGGCATAGATGTGACGCTGTGTCGTCAAACAGCGTCCACATTACGCCGCTCTCTCCGTCCAAGTACCGTTGATAGCGGTCAAAAAACAGGTCTGGGGTCCACATGCAGGCAAAGATGTTGTCACACCGAACGGTTTCGTCTCTGGCCAGCATCCCGCGCATGTTCAGAATCGCGCGTATGTCTGCGTGCCACGGCTCGAAGTAGACGCACACACCTGTAGGCCGCTCGCCGTCGCTGTTAATGGCCATGGTCATGGAGTCTATCAGCTTCAGAAGCGCCATAACACCCCTAGAGCACCCCTCTTTGGGGGGGGTGTTAAACCTCTGCAGAGACAGCCCGATTCCACCTCTGTTGCATAGAATGGGCCCGGCCTCTTCCATTAGAGCCAGCATAGCAGAGTTCATGTCCGTCACCCTGGGGTTCAGCAGATAACAGCTTGCCAGGGACCCGCAGTCTCTCCCGCCGAACAACATAATGGGCGTAGCGGGTATGAGGACCTGTCCGGCCAGCGCCGTAAAGTAGGCTTTGAAAATATATGTCCAGCCTACTTCCCCGCTGACCAACACGCGCGCCATAGCCGGTTCCTCCATCGTATAGTGCGTGGCTGTTGTGGCAAGTCTTAGAAAAAATTGCCCCATAGACTCTATACGCCCACCTCGCATTTTGGCCAAATACATCTCCTCATACTTTAACGCAGACTGCAGCCCCAGGGCGCACAGCTCGCGGTACTCCGAGGACTCAAACGCGTGGAGGGTCCGCTGAATAAAGTCTAGGTGGTCGAGGATGTCTTTCTCCACGATCTCATTCAGAGCGATTTCGGTAGAGTTTAGCCAATATTTTAGGTCCTCCACGTTCCGCGTTCGAATTCGCAGGTGTACTAGCTCCCCGCACACAACGTACAGTCGCTCGTCTACTCGACATCTCGGCTTTAGAGTATCCACCACCCTGGTGATGTACTCCAAGACCTGGGAGCGAGACGGGCGGGGAGGCAGCGTGGTTGATAGCTCGTTGGCGTAGCCATAATCGCTGATAGCATCCACGCGGGAGATAACATCTTGAATAATTGCTAGCGGACAGTCAGATTGCAGGAAATTCAAAGCCATGGTCCCGTGTGATGTTTGAAAAAGTGCGCTAGAAACACTAATACCCACTAAGCGGGAGTATTAGGTGTGAAAACCTTGGGGCTCCGCTTCGCCTTATGTCTGGTCAGATTTCTACGTAACCTACCACGTAGACTGGCTTTCATTGGCCGCTAAAATGACCTCCCATTGTAGCGCGCGTAATGTACAACAACCAACACCAAAGAGTCAGGTCGTAAAATAGAACATGCTTTATTGAAAAGGGTTTAGTAACTGCACTCGACCCAATCCTGTGGGTCCCACCGTACATTTTCCAGCCAAACCACGGGCATATCCACGCTGCCAAATCTCTCGCTACGGCGTGTGGTTCTGGGGGAGTCTGAGGCTATGGCCCCCAGGCGAATATAGGCGGCATACATACACGAGGTTCTGTTTGGCCGACCCCGCAGGTCTGGTGCCCACTGGTACAACGCGTTGGTAAATTCTCTGTTGTTTAGACGCGAAGGCGGGCACCGCGGCTCACACCGACTGCTTGACAGTTCCTGGAGCGGGAGGGCGGCGTTTGGGTGCGGCTCTGGCGCGTCCGCTCCCTCCGTTCCTCTGATGGCGCTCTCGGTGCGGGCTTTGTGAAACAGAAAGCTGACTGCATCCTCGAAGGCCACCTCATCAAACTTGCTCACCGCCACGTACACCCTCACTCCCTCCCGGCGTAACCGCTGGCTGTACACAAATATTAGGTAAACAAACTTTGCGCTCGCGTCGCCCAGTTTCAGCTCGTGATCCACATCCAGAAACGCACACGCCGGCACGTAAACGCTAGACCTGGGTACCGCCGAGTTGTTGGTGCGGGCACCCTCTTGCACACCCCCAGCAACAGCGGTGAGGCTGGCGAGCTTGTCCTGAATCACGTGGGAGATAAGGCCTCCAAATACCGTCATGTGTTTATGAGGAAAGACGTGGGTTCGCACCATCGCCTGCAAATATTCCCCAAACCTGTCTAGGCGCTGTTCCGTTCTACGGTCACGGTAGTTGGCTAGTACGTGCGCCCTAACGGCTTCCGCAGCGGCCTTGTCAGAGTACTCCCCCGAGCGGGATGCCACCAAAAACGTCAAAGAAAGCAACGAGGGTCGCAGCCCCGTCGTATCCGAGCGACCGGACACTGACAGTTCCGACAGCGCGGCCCAAGCCTCGTCCAACTCCTGCGGATTGCGCCCGGGTGGGGTGCTTGATGGTGACGATCCAATGGCATCGAGGTGGTGGCGGAGGCGGATTATCGGAAGTCCGGGCCGCTCTGCTGTGGGGTCGCAAAAGTCGGTAAGCGTTACCTGACGTGTAAGCTTCAGCGATGGGTTAAAGCTTGAAAGCATCCACGAGTTTTGCTCTGAGTTGATGGCCGCCGTTATCACACCCGCAGATGAAATCTGGATGCCGCCCATGTTGCTGATCGTTATACTATTGGGGGTGGCCTGGACAAATCCGGGGAGCCAGTCCAGCGTGTTGGGGAGTCCAAACGCTACATGTCCACGTCCACGTCCGCGCTGTTGCTGGGGAAATCCAGCCGGTGGGGAGATCTGTTCCCACCTGACGGCTCCATTTGCGTCCGTATACATAATGTTGCTCATGCCATTTCCGATTTGCACAAATCTGTTGCCCCCTAGATTCATCTTGGTCTTTGGCCCACTCGGTGAGATTCAAGCTACCCTTCTGTGCTGCTATATCTCGAAGGTGAGTACGTAAACAGCACGTAAGAAACAGGGACGTCCACGGACGTGCTCTGCTTGGGGCGCGCGAGAGCAATTGCAACAAACGCGCCCCAACAGGCTTTATCTACTATCCGGCTCGCGAAAATATCATGAATTGACATTTAAAAATAACACAACTCGGGTTTAAGCAATCAGAGGCGTGTCTCATTTTGGTACGCCACACGCCGTACGTCTGAAAGATATCAAGCCCTATTAAACGAGCGCGGTTGCTGCCTGACACTCACAAACCCACGCGCGGCGGTGCGTCTCGCTACTACGTTCTCGTGCCGAAAAATCATGGCGCGTGAACATGGGTCCATGCGAGCCCTGGTCAACTCTCTGGCCGGGCTGCTCGGAGAAACCGACACTGAGGTCCCCAGCCTCGAGCCTGCAATGTTGATGGTCCTCAAATCCTCCATATCAGAGTTTTTCCTGTCCACCGACACTGTGTCGGTGGACGAGGCCGCAGAACTATTCCCCAGGCTACAGTTTCTAGCCTGCCGGGCCTACGCAGCATCGCATACACCCGATGCGGCCATGCTAGCAGAAAACCTGGCAGGCCTCGTTCTGTGGCGCATACACCAAAACTGGACGGACAGGGAAATGGAGGCGGTGGACCAGATGTTTGTGCTGCTGGAAATTATGAACGGCGAATCGGGTGTGTACATGCTGTCTAATAACAACCTGAGAATATCCGCCAAATACGGACCCTCCAACATGCACCTGATCGTTAGCACGTGGCTAGATACGTTTCGCAATGTTATGTCGGTTGCCGCTAAATCGACTCCGGACTCACTCTTCAACTCAAAACGAATGGAGTCTATAGAAGAGTTTTCTAAACCTTTAGTCCACGCCAAGTTTAATTTGATATACGACATGCCGTTCGTACAAGAGGGCCTGCGAATAGTGGCTAAAAAAATCAACTGGATTCTCCCCTTCGGCCTAATGGTCAAGGGCTACAAGGACATGAGCATGGCTCCTCTAACGCGGGCGCTGTTTTTGCTGTCCTTGGTAGACTCCTATTTTCCCAAAGGAACCGCGACCGAAGGTAGCATGAAGGCGTTGACAGCATACTTCCGTGAACTGGTTAGAACGATCGACAACAGTGCTTTTGTGCCTATAACAGAAGTTAACGCCACGCCGCGGACCGCGTACGAAGTTAGAGTCTCATCAGCTATAGTACATCAAAACCCATACGTAACCGACACCAAGGCGGGAATGGTAGCAGAGCGAGTGCGAACGGACGCTGAAATCTTAACCTCGGGGGCGCTATTAAGCTCCGGGGCGCTCTCTGCCCATGCGACGGCCGTGGCTAAGCTACTCTCGTCCAACGAACCCGACGACGTGTCGTCCCGGGCCAGGGCGCGCGTGGCCGAGCACGCCAGTAACACCTGGGAGACCATCCAGGCCAGCACAACACCCACACAAGTCGTGGAAGCCCTAGTGACTGCGGGGTTTACGTCCACACACTGTGGAATTTTGGAGCGCGTGGTGGTGGACTATTTTACGCGCCTGCGAAGCACCGCCAACAGCGGGCCGGGGAGAAACGACTCCCTAGACTACGCGCAACAAGTCGTTGGTTGCGTGGCTATAGTAGGCGGCGTTGTTTTCAGGTTGCTGTTGTCCTACGGCTTTGGGCTAGACTACATCCGGGACTACACGACAACGATATCCACGCTGGAGCCCGTGTACAACGAGCTGCTGTCTGCCCTGGGTCTGGCGGACAAGGGAGTGGAACAGACCCTGAAGCGCAGCATGGCACCGCGCCCGTATATGAACTACATCTCAGCGGCACGCGCCGCGCTAGACGACGAGCTGTTAATAGTCGAAAAGCGCACCACTGGGCCCGGAACCCATAGCGCCGCGAGGGAGTCCCTACTGACGTGGTTCGACTTTAGGGCCCGAGATCGATGGGGTGTGCGTATACCAGATAGAGATACGACATCGACACAGGTTTTGGCCCCAATCACAGCATCGCTTTATTCGGACGACGACCTAATAGCGGCGGCATCTAAACTGTCGTTTGATGCACTAGACGCACCCCCTACCCAAATTATAGACGACCCCTCTTTTGCCCCCTACATGCTAGCCACGGTGGTGCTGGACGCGTTTAACGCCATTTTAACATCGCGGTTTTCCGCAGACTCCGTGTCTCAGGCGCTGCGCGTACTCTCTTGGGCCAGGGACTACGGCGCCGGATCCATTGCCAACGTGGACGGGTACAGAACTAAACTAACGGCGATAATAGCCTCGGTGTCCCCCTTTTTGCAAAAAGATGCCCCTACCCCAACCATGGCCCATGCCAACAACCTGGAGGCGCTTTTGGGAGAACTCCACTCTGTTGTTGTGGCCGCGATCGCACTCATCCCAGAACGGGCGCGCATGCCAGTGCCCGAACGACCCTCCGTTAAAACCAGTACATTTTTGGCAGGGCTATTTTTAACTGCTGTCTACAAGAGGCTCGAGACGCTAGTTGGTCACACCGCGGAGCTCACCAACAACATCCTAGGAACGGCGTCGGGGATAGTATCATCCATAGTCACGCTCAATAGGTTTTTTAACTGTCGCATCATGCCCGTTATGGGACACTACGCCGTATTGATTTACCCCCAATCGGCCCAGTCTGCACCCTTCGGTAGGTGGCGTCTAGTAGACGTAGTAGACGCGGTTGGAAGCATATACAACGAAGTGAGCGATCTGCGCGCCGACCTGCGGGCCGACGTTGTGACCCTTAAGGGCGACATAACCTCGGCGGCAGAGGCACTGCAAGAGTGCGAGGCCCTGGCTGTCAAAACGGAGGGTACGCGCTTTGGTAAACTATTCAACTCTCTGCTCACACGCCACACGCAGCTGGCCAGGGCCCAGAGGGGGTTGGCAATAAGGGCCGGTAAGCTGCTCGGGGGTTCTGAGGCTCCCGGCCTGAAACACGTTAATACGTTTCTACAGCGATGGGGAGCCATTAGCGTCATGTACCAGAAAGCTACATCGGGATCTACCCCCGAGGTAAATATTACCTCCCTCGCCAACACTTTGCGTCACGTGTGGGACGAGGTACAACAGGAGCGCAAAGCAACTCCCCCAAGTCGGAAATTTTCCAACAGAGACCTCGGGCTCGCCGTAGAACGCCTGATGGGAGGCTATCCAGAAGTGTTAGACGACGACAGTAATAGCACAGCGCTGACACCAAAATTCAACGTCGATTCATGGAATAGCGTAAATATGGACGCTCTACGCAAGCGAGTTACGATGCCCGCTAACATCGACTCGATTCGCGGTAATGATTCTCTCGCGACGCGCGAATATTTGAAGAAAGAAGACCTTCTCGCCGAAATAGATGCCATTTTTAACAATACAAAGTAATAAAGCTAATTGTATGCACCCAGTAATACAGTGTCGCGTGTACATATTTTCCGCATGGGGGAGGCGCACATTCGCATGTGGGTAAAAAAAGGTGGGCATTCAGGGTTACTAACGTTAAAAGAAGTTGCAGAGCGGAGCGCGGCTCACTGCCCTGCGCGAATCACTAGCGTACGGTGTGGATTACCCCAACGCTCTGGGATATACAGACTACGCTTTTGCAGGAGCTGTTGCCGATGGCGCAAACCCTTGTTCCGGCGAATAAGGCGGGGGGCGCTCAGGCCGATGTGGTAGTGATAGGCTACAGAAACCAATACGACTCCCAACTCGGCGAGGGGTCCCACGTATCGTGCCTGAGATCTTCGCTGTCCTTTTTGCGCCTCATTTTTACTCACGGAATAGACTTTGCCCTAACTGCCGACAGTATTGATGGGGTGCTCGTCGAAGGGCGGGCCTGGACTGTGGCCGGTAGCAAGTCCGGGGAAGCACCGTGTATGGTTTCTATCGTGGAACTTCCAAACAAAATTACCTACGCCAACTCTGCGAACGCGCTATGCTGCGTGTTTTCGAGACTCTACGGCGACAGCGGATTTTACATGCACCCTGGCGATGGGTTTCAGAGCACGCAAATACCCGCTCGTCAGTTTTTCGATGGTGTGTGGAAGTCGAGATCTGAGTCATTTGCTCTCATTACGATAGGGGCTATTGGTCTGGCGGTGTATCGCCACGGTGATGTCGCGTATGTTTTCGATCCGCACGGCCATGGGAGTGTTACCGAGGCGTTCGTGGTTCGCGTACTGGCCCGCGATGTTTATGCTTATCTAACGGGTTACGCTGCCACCGATCCAGAGTCAGACTGGGCCGGCGCGCTTGTATTTTTTGTTACGTGCGGTCCCACCGAGAGCGAGCCCGGCTTTTTGATTTCTGCAACGTCGCTGCTATACGGGATAAGCGAAACCTACCTATCCGACGAGCAATATGTGGAGCGGTCTGTCGCGACAAGCCACCCAGGAATCTCTACTCCCCCACCGCTAACAGATGTGGCTGTGGGTGCGGTTTCGGAGGCGTGGCAGTACCAGGAACTCGAAAATGGTGCAGCTACGCTAGATGCGGACATGGAGGGTGTGGCACCCGCTGCCGCACAAGTCAGGGCCAGTGTCATCAGACAGCCGACGGAAAAGCGAGTGTCCTTGCCCAAGCGGCGTCGGCCCCCGTGGACGCCTCCCACCAGCAGCGAAAACCTAACTACCTCGGGCAACACGCACACGGTAGCAGGAAGGCCGAGTCAGAAGGTTAGAAACGCCACTGCGAATGTTCAGAATCCTACCACCGGTAACGGCAGTGCTTGGGCGGAGGCCTTGAACGATGGAGGAGTGGATAACGCGAGCAGGCCCGGACAAGCCGTGGGTGCCGCTGGAACACTCCAGAACCCCGCTCCCGGAGATGCGCTTGCCATGGAAACCACACAGGCGTCGGAAGAGGCTCTTAGAACTCGCAGAGTTTTCCGGCTCTCGGGGGAGGATGAAGCCCCGTATGACCTTGGCGACGCCGTGGGTGTTCTGAGCGCAGAGATAAATGAACTGGCTACACGAGCCGAAGAGCTGGATGTGCTAAGCTCTACCTGCGTCGACTCGACGGTGTGGGTCACCAGGCCCCACAACAGTCCCGACATGGACATTCTGGAGCAGTTCATCACAATGATATTCAATAGACTTTTGTCATTCCTGGTGGAAAATGGCGCGCGGACCCGCACGGACTCGCCTTCGGTCATTGCGGGTCTTTTCCCAGGTGTGCTAGCGGCCATTCCTACTCAATCCGCAGTAGTAAACCTGTTGCAGGCCACCGGTATGGCGCTTAGTGACGTGGCTTCCTACAAGTCTATCCTAAACATGGTTTCGAACGAAGACTCGCCCGTGGGAGAGCTTGCGGTTATCAAACTAGAGCTCGTGGCCTCTGAGGTTATCAAATCTACGCAGAAGCTCGTGGCCAGGGTTGAAGAATTGGAGCGTGACGTTACTAGCGGTAGCGTCAACCCGTTGGGGTTGTACACATACCTGACCGAAAGACTGGTGGCCGAAATGACCAAACACGGCGGTGACCTATTTGCCCGAGAACCGAAACCGGGGGCAGTATCACTGACCGAGCGCATAGGGTCGCTCTTCAGGAAAGCGCGCACCAGGGAGGCGCGCGCGACGCGCACAAACGCCTCATTGGCACGAGACCTCAACGCTATAGAAGCTGCCGTTCATGCGGCCCACGACAAGTTTGACGCCATAGAAATCAAACCCGCAGACCCTAGCGACACCACCAACATGGACGAGCTAGCAAAGTCATTGGACCTATCAGCCGTCCCTACCCGCGTAGCCAAGGTGATCAAGAAAGTGGAAAGTATGGTGTCCGACTCTATTCGCGAGTACTTTTTGAGGGGGGTTCAATACAGTGCGAGGGCAATAGCAATGGACAAAACGAGCGGCGCCAGGTTTCAAGTCGCTTCCGCTGCCGTATCTAACCTAGAACGCATGCTAGACTCTTTGCCCAACTTTGAGAAGAGTCTTAACTCCGTAGTGGCCTCGGCGGGTATCCAGGGACCTCCGCCGGCGCAAATATCCGGCTCGCGCAAGGCGACGCTACTAGGCAACCTGTTGCGAGCCGGACAGAATCTGACCACGGATAATGCTCTGGGGGCGTGGGCAGCGCTGCTATCTGAGGCGCACACCGAGGGGCACATCGAAAGGCGTGAGCTCGAGGCCGTCATCAAAGAAATAACCTCCATTAACGACCATGCTGCCAAAAAGGCGTCCGTCGAGGCCGACATGGAACGCTTTAGGGTTTTGAGCGCCGCGGTAGACCAGGCCACGTCCGACATGTATAACTCTAACCCACACGCACTGGACACTATTATCCGTGGCGCGGAAGAAATGATTCGTCAGGCAAAAGTGGTCGAGGCGCACTTTGACTCGGGAAGAATTTCTCGCGAAGCCGCGTCCAGAGTTGGCGTTAGAAAACGCGAAGTAGAGACGCTGGCCAACTCGGCGCGACAGCGTGCCGCCGAAATTAGCGCCGCCCGCGACGAAATTTACTCGCGCCTTCAGAGCCTTTTGCTTCCCCTCGCCGGGTTTGTTGGATTGCGCGCCGCACCGGGGGTTTTGGAACAGCTCGCAAAAGATGCTCAGAGATCGACCTCAGAGGAATTGAGAAATTTAATGCACGAGGCACCGAAGCAGGTGGTGTCAACAGTACATTCTCATCTATGGTCCCTGTTCGGCCAGTTTAGAGAAGCTCTCGAGCATCCAAACTCCACCACCTCATCCGCCCTAGCGGGAGTGGGCCCGGCGTTTGCGATCGTCGTCAGAAGTCTTCTAGACCCAAACAAACAGCGCGAGAGTGTGGAGTTTTTTATTACACACGCGGACGCGCTAGCCGATACCGTCGGCGCCGTCGAGGCAAATCCAAACTCCGAGCTGGCCGTTGCGCATGCGGTTAACTCTATCGCCGCCGCAATACAGACAGTCAGCGTCGGTGGCCGCACAATTACAGAGTTTGCGTTTTTGGTGCCTATGCTGGAGCGTTACCAGTCGAGACTAACCATAGTCAGGGAAACCCAAAGACTCGCGACTGCGCAGCGGGCAGTCGCAGCGTCCGTGTCTGCGGCGGCAGAAGTGACTACAAAACTTCGTGCGGTCGCCGTACCGGGGGTTCAGGAGGATGTGCTCAAGGCCGCGATAGCCGCCGCCAAACACGTGTCTTCCGAGGTTACTGCCGCCGCCACTGCCGCCGAGCGGGAGCTGGCGAGGCTGGACTCTAAAGCATTGAGCGTTGCCCAGGTGGCCCGCGCGCATCAGGATCTGCAGAAACAGACGGCTGTTGCCAAACAGCGCGTCGGCGAAATAGAAGAGGTATTGGCCAACCTGAACAAACAGCAGCGCGAGCTTCAAGATCGTGCTGTGCATGATAGGTGGAAATCCGACCTACTGGCGGCGTTGGACAAGATTGAAACAAAATCATCGTTTGACGTGTCCGAACTTTCTAGACTCCGGGACCTCGGTGCTGCGCGCGGCTATGATTCTCGCGAGTTTGCTAAACGCGCGGAACAGGCCCTGGCGGCAAACGCACGTGCCGTTATCGCTGTCTTGGATAACGTGTTTAAATTTAACCCCTACGCGCCTGTGAATTCGAAAAAGGAAACTAATCCCACCATCTCCATGCTGTATAACATTTCATGGTGGGACGACTTTACGCTCGCGGCACCTATACTCAATACCCTGTTTGCTGGTGTTGACGTCGAAGAGCTCATGAGTCTGATGCGCATTTCGACTGGCATGATTACATTTGCCAGTACCAACGGCGGACGCCCAAAATACAACGAAGCCGTAAATTCCCTGTCTAGCGACATGCTTAAGGTTCCGCAGCTAGCCAAGTACGTAGATTTCTACGGCAAGTGGTACACGGAATTCAACGCCGAGATGGACGTGTTGAGCAAGCTGCGGGCAGACGTGCTTCAAGCAGTGGGGGTTCGCTCCGGGGAAATAAGCAGGGCCCTAGAAGAGGTCACGTACGTTCGGAACGCAGAAGTCGCTGAAAAGGTTTTGGCCGACGGGGTAAAGCTTTACATTCCGAGCGACGCCCTAATAGCCAAAGCCGTCAAGTACCTGGAGGAGTTTAATCAGAAACGGTTCGCGGGCTCCGCCTTCGAGGAGGCGATAGCCACGACCATCCGGCAGGACTTGTCAACGGCGCGCGAGGCTGCTACTCAAGCCGAAGCCGCTCGGAGCGAGGCCATGCACAGGGCTACCCATATTCTGCGCGAGGTGGTGGAAGCCGCAAAGGCCGCGGATCGAGATGCCAGCGCAAATCTTGCAAACCTCAAGAACCTACTAAGACTCACCCCACCCCCACAAAGTGTGGCAGCCGCGCTGGACAAGGCCACCTCGTCAGACGACATTGTGACCCAAGCGGCGCTGTTGCTGGGCACAGTGGAATCTACACCAGAGCTGGATATTAAGGCCGTGGAGTGGCTCCAGCAGGCGCGGTCCATTATTGATTCCCATCCCCTAACAACTAAAATAGACGGCAAAGGACCGATGGATCCGTATGCCGAGCGAATAGAGAAGCTACACACACTACGGGGGGAGCTAGACGAGCTGAGGCGTCAGCTCACGGCGACAGAAGTTAGCTGGGACGAGGCATGGGGGAATTTCTCCCGCGCCGTTCCGCGAGCTGATGTTTCCATGGATGGGTTCGTGGATGCCCATCAGAGGGCACGCACCCTCCAGGCGTCGATGGGGGTCATTTCTGAAATGCGAGCAGATAACAAATATGGCCGCTTACCCCCCAAAGTTATAGGAGCCATTGAATCAAAGTTTGCAGAGCGACACAAAAACTTGGAAACGTTTAATGACACCTCAACCGTTCTGCAGACGGCCATAACACAGTTTGATTCGCTCGTACAACAGATTCCTCCGGAGATGGAGTACGACGTGCTACGCTCCCTCTTGGCGTCGTTTGACCAATTGGCGGCTGTCCTACCCAAGTGGGTTGGCGCAGAGTATGCCGCGTACAGGAGCTTGCTGCTGATGAGAATAGGCCTATACGACGAATACCAGAAAATTGCCGGTATAGCCGCTGCGGGAAGCCGCCCTCACCTGGAAGCCGTTGAGTATCGCAGCGCCGTGGAGGACGCCAATCTAAGACGCGCCAGTCGCGTGTCCTCTCTCATGGGGGATAAAGATGTCATCCTCTCACTTCGAGAAGCAAAGTCCTCTATCGACACCGCGTTCCCTCAGGTGTTGTTGGACGCCAAGGGCGTACCCGTCGAGTACAGAGTGTGCTACCGCGCCGTTGGGGACAAGCTTGCCGCCATGCTATGTGGGAAACTAGGGGTCAGCATGCGCCCAGCGATGCCCAGCGATCCTATCGTGGAGTCCTCTTCCGTGTCTGGTATCAATGTAACTCATGACATTCTCCAGCTGCGGTTTGGGCTGGAAAAGGCCTACCACTCGGGATTTTCTACGTTCGCCCGATTTGTGCGCCACAAGAGGGCAGACTGGAGCCCTACAGAGCCCGCCCAGGCTGCGGCCGAGATATACGCGGCAGTGCTGGCTACCACCCTAACTCGGGAATATGGCGCCACCTGGCACCGCATAAGGTTCATGGCGAGTTCGGGCCTGTTTGTCGCCAGCCCAGACTCAGTTTGCGACACGCAAGGAGGCAGAGGAAAGAAAAGCAACAACATAGTACACCTTACTTTATCCGACGTGGTTCTGAGCGCCATGTTGCGGAATTCCATGCATCTAGTAAACTTTATGCGGCTGGACCTGACACGCCAGCACGAGTACATGGCCAGAACAATAACTCCAGTTTTGACAAAATCGCTTCTGTCTGATATTTTAATTAACACCCTCGTTCCTACCGACACGTCAACGCAGTGGAGATCGCTGCCGCTAGCTGGCGACCTAGAAGATTTGGCTCAAGGCATGCTATTTTCCATTCGCATGTCCGACTGGAAGCAAAACAGCTTCTCTACCACCAGTCTGCTAGATGTTTGGATGCGCTCTCCCGGCGAAAGCGGACGGGCGGCGGCCGCAAAGATAGCCTCCGCCATTCCCGGAAACCCCCTGGCCACCTTTACCGTGCTGGCGCGTATGTGTATCCCACCGAACGCATTGGCGTCGCTGTGGGAAGCGCTGCAGCCAGAGGCCTTTAGTCAGCAGAATCTGTCCTATGATGACGTGGTTACTAGCCGCCTGGACATCGCCTCTACCGTACAGACTTCCGTGGCGGTGGACCCAGAAATGAAGTCTGTTGACACTAAGTCTAGAAAGCAGCTATACACCACTACCGGGACCAGCACTACGTTCACGTTGGCTGGCTCCGCCCCAAGCGCCGTCAAGGAGGTTAGCGCTTTGGACGTTGCCACGTGTGCACTCATGTTTGGGGCTCCCGTTGTGATTGCCATGGAAACGCCGGAAATGTTTTCCGAAGCGTCTGGGATGTCGTTCTGTCTCAAAATCTTCGACTCCAGACCCGGGGCGACCGACCACGAAATAATTCAGGCCGTGTCCTCGGACCTGAGCTCGTGGGGGACGTCGCTTTTGGCACTAGACCCCAACGCCATAGAAAACGCCTGCCTGACAACGCAGCTGGAGATACTCTCAGGCTTGGTGGCATCAAAGCTTTTAGCTCCAGCGCCGCCGTGTCTTATAGTGCTCGACCCCAGCATGAGAGTGATAAAAGTGTTGTGGGAATCTGAATCCCCCCCGAATGATCTAGTTATCACTCTGGCCGAAGATGAGATTATAGCTGAGCTTCCGTACTTAAACGCGGATGATGATCTGCTACCTCCAATGAACCCGGATGACCCTATCTACACCAGGGTTATAAGCGGAACAAACATTCCGACGGCGACCACGGAAGGCAGCTTATTTGCCGACCAGCAGCTCGAGTTTTTACGTCCGGAGTCAAACCCGTTTCCGTTCGCCTCACACGACAGTTCACAGTCTTTAGATGTCCCCAGTTCTCCGAGTAGCGGCTCCGACAAATATGAGGAGGACCCAACGGGGATAGTGTATGACGCGCCTGTGGACGATATGTCAGACATGGCAATGAACAAAGCAAAGGCGTGGCAAGAGTGGTTGGAGGATGGGTTCGCGGAAGATGACTACCGAGAACTATCCAACGCCATGCCGGCGCCTCCCAAAACTACTCCGGTCGTTGAGTCCAAACAGAAGTCTGATTCTGTCGACAGAGCACCCACACTACCGCCTAAGGCTGCTCCCCTTCCGCCATCTGATGCATCCGCCATCATGTCCGGAAAGCCCGTGTTCAAGTATACTCCGGGCAACAAGTCTGCCGTTCCACCTTCCGTACCTGCTCCTCCCACTCTTCCACCCGCTCCCCCTCTGCCCCAATCCACTTCAAAGGCCGCCAGCGGCCCTCCTCCCACTCTTCCACCCGCTCCCCCTCTGCCCCAATCCACTTCAAAGGCCGCCAGCGGCCCTCCTCCCACTCTTCCACCCGCTCCCCCTCTGCCCCAATCCACTTCAAAGGCCGCCAGCGGCCCTCCTCCCACTCTTCCACCCGCTCCCCCTCTGCCCCAATCCACTTCAAAGGCCGCCAGCGGCGCCACACAATCGGACAGTGGCAAAACTCTCACCCTCGATGTTCCAAAAACACAGTCGAAAGATAAGGTGGTACCAGTTCCACCCACCGATAAGCCGTCAACCACCACTCCCGCGGCACTCAAACAATCAGATGCAAGTAAACCTCCTACTGCTGCAATTCAACATCAGCAAAAATTAGGTACACCTGTCACTCCAAAAGATTCTGGAGATAAACCAACCGATAACGCAAGCGCGCCTGTTGGTGTATCTCCAGTAACTCCCGATGGAACACCCGGAGCCAAACCACCCCCAAAAGACGCACCCCCTGTGGATGACACTAAACAACCTGTGAGGAAATCGCTTCCATCACAGGTGCGCGGCGGGCGTCCGTACATACGCCCGTCTCTAGGACCATTTAAGTTTACGGGTCCGCCTGGTTATACGATTCCAGTTCATGGACTTCCACCTAGTGACTCAAACGTGACCCAATCAACCAAGGAGCCCCCAAAGCCTGCCGTAGAGACCCCCGCCGCGGCCCCGGCCAAATCTGCGGCGGCCCCCGCCGCGGCCCCGGCCAAATCTGCGGCGGCCCCCGCCGCGGCCCCGGCCAAATCTGCGGCGGCCCCCGCCGCGGCCCCGGCCAAATCTGCGGCGGCCCCCGCCGCGGCCCCGGCCAAATCTGCGGCGGCCCCCGCCGCGGCCCCGGCCAAAGACCAAACAAAATCAGCTGCTGAAGTCCCAAAGCCGGCCAAGGACCAGGCCAAGGACCAGGCCAAGGACCAGGCCAAGGACCAGGCCAAGGACCAGGCCAAGGACCAGGCCAAGTCAACAACAGGCCAAAAGCTGGCTAAGGACCCTAAATCTGATGGGCTCACAGACGATGTTGCTTTAGAGATTGTGCCCGAAAAAACCCCTCTGCCGGATGACTCGCCCATTGGGGCGGTTCCCGAAAACACTCCCCTACCAGATGACTCTCCCATTGGAAGTCCAGATTTGTCAGCATCTAAAAACTCGCATACCACTGACGCAGTCAGCAGTGACCGTTTTTCTGTTGCCTGCAAAGTACCGCTCCCAGATTCGCCGGAAGATGACTTCTACTCGTATGCCGTTGACGTCCCATTGCCCGATTCTCCCACCGACGACCCCTCAAGCGGCCGTTCTGATGCACGAGCACCAACCGTCGGAGGTGTTGCCAGCATTCATCGTAAGAGCGACTCCAGAAACAACCGACAATCAGACGCATGGAGACGTGCCTTTGCTGACACGCTACATGGGCGTCCAAGAAATAGAAGCGCTACTAAACCATGTAAATCAGCACCGTATAAAGTTCCTCACGCCATTTCCTATACGAAAATACCTTCGGTACCTAACGATCAAAGCGGTCTTGCGGGAAAACCCTGCAGCGAGGAACCGAAACGTCCGACTGGACGAGACACCCCTGTCGGTTCATGGAATGTTTCGCCCTCGCAGGCGCCCGCGGACATTCCGACCGCCATTCCGCAAAATCAGAATACTTCAGAGAGTCCACGTACGACCTCGCTGAAGTCTCCTACTCGCACGGTGCAATCTAGTATGCCGGCAGATGATATTGATGAACTCGCCGAGTACGATCTTCAGATTGCCCGTGCCGTTCCTGTTACTAAACATCCTCAGCCGCCACCGGCAAACCAGACGCCACCGCCTCAAGAACCCCCAGCACCTATTGACGATAGAAAGAACATACGCCCACCGCTAAGCGAGGAGGAGATTATAGCCTTCCTAATCAATATGGACGACGACGACGCCGGTAACGCGTCTGGCCCGGTTGACTTACACTCGGTACAAGCGCCCAAACTTCCCAAACAATCAAAACCTACAACCAACCAGTTTGTACCGCTGGATTGGTGGACTGAAACGGAACCCGTTGTGGACGCCGACAGTCTGGACCTGTCCCCCAAACAGCAGCGTCTGTTTTCCTGGGAGTCTACGCGTGACCTGTTAAACATTAACGTGAGGGACAGAGTATACGAAGAGGAGTCGGACGATGAGTATACCGTTTCATGGGACCAACACTTAGTCCCGGCCGTTTCTCCCACGTCTGTATCATCCTACAGTAGCGATACCGTCACTGATAGCTATACAGACATAAACGATCCCAGGAGTGTTGTGTGCCCCTTAGACGGAAACGCCCAAAACAACGTCCGCGAGTTTCTAGACACGCATAGTTCTAGAGTTCGCGTGGTTCCTGCTGACGAATTGCTAAGTCGGCGGTACTTTCGGTCCACGAGTCTGAGTGCCATGGCGTTACTCATTGCTGCGTGTCGCACCATCGTCCGACGACTTCGGGCAACTAGACGAGTTCTTACAGACATCAACCGGAGCTTGCTCTTAGACTTAAAACAAATACGGGTCCTCTTGGGGTAGTGTATCTGTTTTTCAATAAACACCATTGGAACATGAACTTTGTCTGTAAACCGTTTTTATTGTTGGGGAATTACATAGCCGGGGGTGCAAGGGAAAGGTCAGTCTTCCGAAATGGGCTGCATGAACCGAGGTGGGAAGGTGCGCTTGAGTCCTATATTTGGGCGCGCCCAGGTAGATGCGTCGTTCTGCGCGAACATATCAGATCGTCGAACGAGGGATTTCAGGTGGCGTTGTCGTAGGCTAACCATGGTCCTGGCGGTTCCCATAAACAGCTGCTTTAGCCCTTCGCTAATTTCATCCTCAGTGTATTTGGTGTAATCCAGTTCATCGATGTTCTGGTTTAGGATAGTTATCACATCAACGGGCAGCATGTCTTTGAAGTTAGCCGCTTTGATGTTAGGCGGGTCCGCTGGGTTGAACGCCACCGGCGCCTGCTGTTGCTGTTTGTCGGCAGCCATGGCTAAATGTTTGCTGCGAGCGCGCAACGCACCCTTACGCTGGCCGGTGTAGCGACAAATAGCGCAGTTTCGAGTAGTCGCCGGCTTTTTATTAGAAGAGGCGCCCCTTTGTCGCTATTGCGAGTATTACAGCAACAAAAACAAACGCTAAGATCGCGGCCGCGATCCTCACAGGGCGGCGTTTCACCCGCTCCGAGGCGAACGCGCTGGAGATGCTGGCGAGGCTGGCAAAAACCTCTGAAGCGCACCGCTTGGGCGTGGGACGCCGCTTCTGCCGTTCCCTACACTCGCGATGCTCCCTGGGGGAGACTATACCGTTACTGCGATCGCACGAGTCTACGGTGCGCTTTTGGTGCAACTCCATCGCACCAAAACTAGTCGCGCGCTCTAGCAGCCGCTGGGTTCTAGACGCGTCTTCCGGACCCATGAACCGAAACGACAGCTGCACGACGGGCATTCTAGTGAAACAGCTTATTTGCATCATCGCCTGCAGGGGCCTCAGGTCTAGGCCTCCCCCTCGTTTCACTCGTTCTATGCCAGACAGGGCCAGCCCGGTCGTGTGCGTTGATTTGAGGATCACGTTGTTATGCTCAGACGTGATTGAAGCCATGGGGGCGTTGGGGGGTGCGAAAAAAAAGCCCTGAAATAGCACTGACACTCCCGTGTTTTGAATGCGAATGTACGGATCGCACTGACTACGAGCCCAGTTCTTCATCAACCGGAGCACATACTCTATAGGAAATGTTACGCTGTTATTATCCGGCCCGCTAAATTGAAACACGCACCTGGCTGGTAGGTGTTTGGGATCGTTCAGGGTTGCATCGCTCTCTCCGCAGTGCAGACTTCCCGAGACAACCAGACGGATGCGCTGTAACAAACCACCACCGACTGCAAAATCTCTATAGTTGTACGAGTCCATGGTTGTAGCGAAATGTCCCCAACAGCGGCCAGTCAACCCCCTTAAGCGACTGATGCGTGGGGCATGCCGCCGCTCAAACTTAAACCCTCGCTGTATGTAGCCACTCCCCACGACATGTCTCGCACTCGGTGCAGCAGTTTAGGCGTCATGTAGAATTTGGTGTAAATCTAGAAACTTGTTAATTATTGTCGCAAATCTTTCCTTGCGGGCGTCTAGGGCAGAGGTGTGATCACAAGCCCCACCGGGCATACGGTTGTCCGGGGAATGAAACACTGAAGAGGCCAGGCGCCGCGTGAATGATAAATAGTTTAGTTTGGCGTCTGTCGTGGGCATCAACAGTTCCATCTCAGGGGGCATCAGGTCTTCGAACCAGACACTAAAGTCGTGGTGTCCGTAGGCATCATCTAGGGCGTTTAAGCTCATCGATTCTACGTCGCTGCTCGGAATCAAGTCTCTGAGCCTTTTCGGAGACGCCTGGCGCGAGCGTGCTTGTTGCATACCGCTTAAGGCAGCATCAGAGGCGTTTTGCTCCATGGCGGCCAGCTGCAATCTAGACGTCATAGGCGAAGACGGGGGATGTGCCCTTACCGGAGGCTGGCAGCCGGGTGCGTTCGAGCGCCCGTACATGGGATTTGACGCCAGACTTCTATCAACTAACAGCAGTCTGTGCAGCGAGTTAATATTTTCCGCGCACTTAATGCAGATTTCACCTACGCCCCAGCCTCGAGAGCAAGTCGATGTGTGCGAAGACCCAGACAACGATCCGCCCGAACCTAGCTGCGCCCAGTTTGTAGATGCAGTGGCCGACTCCCTGGCTCTCGACAAACTCTGTTTGATCTGCCGGACAATCGATTTGTACAGACGCCAATTTGGGCTTTCCCCACAGTGGATAGCAGATTATGCGATGCTGTGTACTAAGACGTTGGCGGCCCCGCCATGTGCAGTCGCCACTGTGGTTGCCGCATTCGAGTTCGTGTATCTAATGGATAAACACTACCTTCGGCGCGGAAAGACTACCCTAGTGGGCGCCTTCGCACGTAGAGTTTTAACGCTCGTCGATATACAGCGCCACTTTTTTTTACACGTCTGCTTTCGCACGGACGGCGGGGTTCCCCGCTGCGCCGCGTCCGGGACGGCCCCGGCGGCAACGGCCATGGCCGGCCTCGGTATGGCGGACAAAGTTCAATATTCAAATTACTCGTTTTTAGTGCAATCGTCCACGAGAGCCATGTTACTGACTGTGGCCGACGTTCCATCTGGAGACGACGGCGCGTTACAGGCTGTGCCCCACGGCAGACATGGAGCGGGCAGGCCGGCGGATGGGGGCGGTGGGGTGTTTGGCCCCAAACAACAATCTACCGTGGCCGCGCTGATGAGTTGGAAGGAGTGTGCAAAAATGATAGACTGTTCTGGGTCTGAGCGGAGACGCCCCGGCGCGACTATGACATGCTGCGAGCGGGCTCGGGCCGATGATGATGAATACGAACGCCAGCTGTTATCTACCGAGAACACATATCTGGGCTCGGCCGACAATCAAGCAGAGGGGGGTAACGACACACATCTCAAGTGGGGCTACGCAGACCTCACCCTGCTGCTGTTGAGTCAGTCCAGCACCTGGGAGGCCAGCGAAAAAACATCCCTGGCGAGTCAGTCGCGCAGGGCCTGCGTGGAGGAGTATTGGGCCTCCCACAGGACCGTGCTGGCACGAGACACCGCTCCTAGGTTTGCCAGATTCGTGGATGCAGACGCCGTTCCGGACACGGCCACGGGGCCGGTTTTAGCGACTACCCTCAAGCACGTACGCAGCCGCGGAAGAACCTGCGCCGAATGCGTGCTATGTAACCTGATACTAACGCGCGAACACTGGCTCGCGCTACGCCGCTTTAAGCGAGATGTTATATCGTACTCATCTAACAACGCAAACCTGTTTGATTGTATCTCCCCAGTACTGTCGGCCCTTTCTGACGCAAATAGCGAGCCGCTCGCCGGCGACTGCGGCGTGGGTGGCGGCGGGACCTGCCCAGAAGACTCGGGCAGGTTTCTAGAGCTAATGCATGCCGCCGGCACAGAGGCCATATACAAGCACCTGTTTTGCGACCCCATGTGCGCGTTGGTGGAGCTGCAGACAAACCCGAGTGTCCTTTTTTCTCCCATAGGCCCCCCTCCAGAACCAGACGAGATAGAGCTTCAAAAAGCGCGCCTCGCTAGCGAAAATTGGTTTAGTGGGCGTGTATGTGCTGGGTTGTGGGCGCTGGCTTTCACTTTTAAGACGTATCAGATCTTTACACCCAAACCGACCGCGTGCGCGGCGTTTATTAAGGACGCGGGACTGCTGCTTAGGCGCCACAACCTCCCGCTCATATCTCTCGAACACACGCTCTGCAACTATGTTTGACGGCCGCAGCGATATCTACGACTCTACGAGCTTTGCCGCAGAATTAGACGATCTATACTCTTGTAGGTCAACGGGCCGCGAAAATGGCCGTAGGAGCCGTGTCAGCACTCGGGGCGTTCATCGCGATCGATGTGGATCGGCCGCCAAGAGACGAAGCACCAAGCGACGGTGCGAGTTAGTCGCCAGGGAAAGGGACCGATACAGCCTTTACCTAGATTACATGGCCAGCCACCCATCGGATGAAATTTCAGCCGTACGCGAGCTCGTGGTTCCCCTAATTAAAACCACATCGATTACATTACCGTTTGATTTAAATCAAACCGTTGCTGACAACTGTCTCTCGCTATCCGGTATGGGCTACTATCTTGGTATAGGCGGCTGTTGCCCAACCTGCACCGTTTCCGGCGAGCCTCGCCTCCATCGCGCAGACCGCGCCGCGCTAATTTTGGCCTATGTCCAGCAGCTCAACAACATTTACGAATATAGGGGGTTTCTGGCATCCGTGCTGGCGGCAGCCGCCCAGGGGGACCAGGCCGGCGTTGCCGCCTCAGAGGGCGTTCAGGCGGAGCGCTTGCTGGAAAACGTTTTGGCCCAGCCAGAGCTCTTTTTCGCGTACCACGTTCTCAGGGACGGGGGCATCCAGAACGTGCGAGTGCTGTTTTACCGCGACCTGAGCGTATCTGGATATATGATGTACGCGGTATTTCCTACCAAATCTGTTCACCTTCACTACCGTCTCATCGATCGCCTACTGGCCGCCTGCCCTGGGTACAAAATCATAGCACACGTCTGGCAGACTGCTTTCGTGCTGGTAGTTCGGCGCGACGAGGGGCAACAAACAGACATGGATATACCAACGGTTAGTGCTGGAGACATTTATTGTAAAATGTGCGATCTCAGCTTTGATGGGGAGCTGCTTCTAGAGTACAAAAAACTGTATGCAGTATTCGACGACTTTCTTCCTCCGGTGTAAAGGGCGTCAGCTTTTCAAAGCCGGCGCGCTCAAGCAGTGCCTGGGTTTTCGTGGGGGTCTTGTGGGGGGTTTCCGGAATAAACCGCTTTAAAAGATTTTCTGTTGTTCTCACATCATTTCCGAATAGAGCCTTAAAGGTCACGCTTATGGTACCCAACAGGTGGGAGAAATAGTAGTCTGTGTTTAGCGGTACGTCATTCTCGGAAACATAGGTCGGGTCTTCGGCGAGGTCGGAAACCAGCAGTTTGCGTTTAGGTTGGGGGCGTGCGGTCTTGGTTACCACGGGGTTTTGGGCGGTACCGCGCATTGAGTTTACTACACCCGCTTCGCGTTCCGCGGCCTCGGTCTGCGCAACTATCACATACGGAATTCTCTCTTTTACGCTGGGCAGTTCTTCATTCCTCATGGCGAGCTTAAAGTAGACGGTGAGGTGCGGCAGGCGCTTGTTGGTATACGATTCGGGTGAGCGGCTCAGCTCAGCAGTCATAACGAACTCGCGCACGTCCAAGTTGGGGGCAGTGATACGGTTGTACGCCTCTACCAGCACTCGCCCAAACTTGTCAAAGCCGCTCGGTAGCGGGCGCCCCACCCATTCTGCGGGAGGCACGTCTGTCACCTCTGCTGCCGCCGTGGCCACATCCTCGTCGTACAACAAAAGATCTACCAGATGTCGCGCGTACAAGTTTATGAAAGAGCAGTTATTTTTGCGGACCAGGTCGACCCCCTTCATGAGCATCTTCCCCCCGTTTATGACACCTATGTACTTCTTCTTGGTGATCAGCAGCAGTCGCTGAAAGGTCTTCTCACACTCCAGTTTGATGGGCGCTCTAAAGAGGTCCGCTGAAATCTGACGCGACATAGCATCCCCCAGCTCCGATACCCCCTCGTACGTCAGGCCCACAAACTTGATAAACACGGAGTCGGTGTCTCCGTAGATAACCCTGACGGAGTAAGGCTTGTGGTTTCGGAAACCTATAGCCCCTGGAAAATTGTCCTCCAGCAGCTCGCGCGTCGCCCAACGAGAGTGAACGTAATCTCGGGTCTTGAGGAGCATGTCGCGTCCTATCGTGGTAACGGTAGCCGCTATCCTCAGACACGGCAACAGGCCGTTTGCCACCCCCGTGAATCCGTAAACCGAGTTGCATATCACCTTAATCGCAGACTGCTGCTTATCTAGTAAAACTGCCTCCTCGGGGGTGCTGGTGGGGATTCGCGCCCTCACCGCCTTTCGCATGGCCAGCCAGTCGCGCAGCAAGATGCCAAGCAGGCTTTCGCGAATATGGGCGTGGACAAAAAATAACTTTTGGTCACCCACCTCGAACGTCGAGTAGTCGACGGATGGTTGAAGCCCGGCCAGATCCACTTCATCGAGCGCCAGGGTGGTGAAACAGAGGTTATGGGCCTGGATAATGCTTGGGTATAAGCTAGCGAAGTCAAACACAACCACGGGGTCCACATGAAAGCCGGATACGGGGTCTAGAACCTTTGCTCCCTGGTAGCCCACGGCCCTCCCGACGCCGGGCTTCCCGCCTCCGTTTTCAGAAGTAGCGCCAGATCCTGCGGCGTCCGGGGTACCGTCCACACCGTCGGGTTCGTCTGTACTGTCGAAGGCGTGGCTTTGGCTATCCATAGCCAACTCCGAAGTCTCTGACGCGGCGTCTGCCTGACTGTCAAACCGGCGTCTGTTGTCTGGCAAAATGAAATTTCTCTCGCGGGCGAGTTTCAGCAAGCACGTGTACACGCGAATTTGCTGACCGTCAAAAATTACCCGCGTTAGGGTGATACGGGCGAGTTTGGCCACCGCCGATAGTTCCAGATGGGGGAGGTACTTAAAAAACAGCTTGCCCACCAGCCTAGAGTCCTGGATACAATACTCTCCTATTACGCCCCTCCGGTCAGGCCCTCCCGCGTAATAGGAGGGTATTTCTTTATAGGGAAGGTCTATCTTATGCTCGCCGAGGACGTCTCCCACGACCGCGTCGAGTTTGTAGCTGGGTAGCTTTAGCTTTTCCGTCGCCACAGAATACATGTCTAGAGATATCAGGCCATTGATTTTCACCTTGCTCTTCTTCTGAAAATGGTTCGTGGCGATGTCCCACACCTTAAACAGCCCCCCTTTGTTGAACTTGCCGTACCCGTCCAGCTTGATGTTATACACCGACGTTACCTTGTTAACTATGTACGCCCAGTCAAAATTAACGATGTTGTAGCCGGTGGCGAACTCGGGAGAGTACTGCTTGAGAAAGGTCAGGAAGGCAACCAGCAGCTCGTACTCGCTGTCAAACTCCAAAACCGTCGGTCTGGGCTCGCCGCGCTGGACGCATGCAAACGAGTATTCCTCAGAGATATCGCATGACCCGAGGGAAAACAGCAGGGTGTGTTCGTGGTTCTGAGTAGCAAGCGAGTACAGCAGACAGGAGATCTGGATGACCAGGTCCTCTTGGTTAGTTGCCACTGGGAACGCCATTTCGTTACCCGTTCCAGCTTTACACTCTATATCAAAGCACATGAGCTTATAGTCGGGCCAGGCAGCCTCGTCTGGTATCGGCTCCAGGTTATCGGGAGTACAGTTAATCTCCACGTCGCTTGAGGTGACGTGTCGCTCAACGGGGCGAAGTTGAACACGCTCTCCGTGGGTGCCGGGTCGCAGGCGGTACCACCCGAAACTGGTAAAATTTTCATTGTCCAACAACAGCCGCGTGGTCACGTCCACGCTCCCCTCGAATTTTGTAATCTCCGGGTGAAAGTTGTCGCAGATGAACCCTCCCAGGCGGCTGCTGGAGGCAGATACTCTATAGTAGAGAGCTGGCTTAGATCCAAAGTAGTACAGCGTCGTGTGGCACACGGTCTCCACTTTGAAGCAGTCCGCAGACACGTGCTTTCCGCCCCACCATCCCCCGCCGCTGCCGCCGCTCTGTTTGCCGCCGTTGCCATTTCCCAGGGCCGCGCTCAAAGCCGAGCTGTGCGCGCAGTCCACCATTGCGCGCACGAGTTCTGCCTCGGTGGTTATTCCACAAGCGCTATCCACCTCCGCCTTTGCCATGTAAAAATAATGGCGCACACCATAGACGTGAACCGCGACTCGCTTTCCACACTCGCTCATTCCCAGCAGTGTTACCACAGACCCGCTTGGGCGGGATAGCTCAGCAAACCTGGATGGGTCATCGTGTGAGGCGCTCTCCGAAGTCTCTACTATGTCGTACACGTGAAATCTCTCAAATCTGGGGTTGAATCCATCGCCCCGAAAATCCTGGCCGTTCCAAACCCGAATCCTGCGAGGCCAGCAACCTCCGGAGGCAAAGTTCAGCACGTCGTACTCTGAGCCATCGCAGTACACTTTGGGTGGGCGCTCCAAGGTGCCCACGTGTACACCGCGTCGCTGGTCGGCGGGGGCTTCTTCATCGAGGCATCTTGGAGCTATAAACTTAAAGCTACCCACCTCTGTGCAGTACGAGTGTTGGGGGGGCCTTGGGCGCTCTGTCTCCGCGGTCTGCCCGCTTCCCGGCCTGAAAAATGGCCTCTTGCCAATAAACGGATTAAAAAACCCGCTCCTGCGAACGGAGTTGGCCTGTTCGCGCGCCGCCATGTCTGTGTAAATTTAAAGTGCGAATGGTTTCCTTTTTTATAATATATGGGTCACTCCACCCCCTGGTCTCGTGATGTGTGGTTTACTGGGCGTGTTTAGATTTAGCTTTAAAGTCTGCCCGCCAACCTTGCTTAAACGCTTCGAGTAAATCTCGTTAGGAAGCTCCTAGCTATCTTTTTAACAAGGACCCCTACAGCAGCGCTCTCAACCATCTACATCTAACCATCTTGGTCTTACCTGAGCTCCCGGGCCGAGTTTCGTAAACACCATGGAGTCTGCGCCCAAGACAGTGAGCCTACCGGTGTCGCCCCTGGGGTATGTCTACGCCCGCCAGAAAGCGTCTCTGCAGACGGGCACGGTTAGTCTCACGGCCGCCCGGAGCGTCGATTCGGACCTCGCGGTACTGCCTGTGATCCGCGGACTTACCGTCGAACAGACCTTCACAACTAACGTCGCCGTGGTTGCCGGGTCGAAAACTACCGGACTGGGTGGTACTGGGATTACTCTAAAACTCACACCCAGTCACTTTAACCCCAACGCCTTTGTGTTTTATGGAGGCTCGGTCATCGGAGCCAGCTCTAATGCCCCCAACCTCACCCGCGCTTGCGAGGCTGCGAGACGGAGGTTTGGCTTTTCTGCATTCTCCTCGCCACCCGTTGAGAACGCCGTGGAAACCTCCGGGGAAGAAATATGCGCTTCTCTCAACCTGTCTCCGGAGACCACCGCGCTGTACCTGGTGGTAACCGAAAGTTTCAAAGAGATGGTGTACGTGTGCAACACCTTCCTCCACTACGGCGGAACCAGCACAGTTACCATCGATGGACAAGATGCCATGAAGATTCCAATCTATCCGGTACAGCTGTATATGCCGGATGTCAACAGACTGGCGTCAGAGCCGTTTAACGCTAAACATCGGTCCATCGGCGACGAGTTCGTGTACTCTAGGCCGTTTTTCAACTCGGACCTCTGTAGGCTGCTTCATGGCTACGTACTGGGTCCGGCGGCTGTGGCACTTCGCGTCAGAAACCTTGACGGCGTTGCCAGAGGAGCGGCCCACCTGGCCTTGGATGAAAACCACGAGGGCTCTGTGTTGCCACAGGATGTAACCTTTACGCTGTTTGACTCCACCCAGGGAAACGCCGGCAAGGGTTCGGGACGCGCTCAGCGCCAAGGGGATGGCAGCGGATCGAAAAACAGCGCCTCTAGCGGTATAGAGCGACGGCTAGCCTCGGTCATGGCTGCCGACACAGCCCTCTCTGTTGACTCCATAATGGGAGCGGGGATATACGACACGGAGCTACCGTCTGTAGAAGATTGGCCAGTGTTGTCTTCCGGAGACGATACAGAGAGTCTCGAGGCCCTCGGCGCGTACGCGGCTAGACTGTCTGGACTGGTAGGAGCCATGGTGTTTAGCGCCAACTCTGTGTTGTACATGACAGAGGTTGACGACGGGGGCCCGGCAGACGGCAAGGATGGATCAAATCCTTCCTACCACCGCTTCTACCTAATAGCCGCCCCCTACGTCGCGGGGAACCCACAGACGGACAAAGATGGACGCGTTTTACCGCACACGGCAGACCAACAGGCTGCGCCCATCAATGGCTCCAACCAAGAGTTTTCCCTGGACTATCTAGCCCTGGCCTGCGGGTTTTGCCCCCAGATACTGGCGAGGCTTTTGTTTTACCTGGAGCGATGTGACGCTGGCACCTTTGGGGGTCGCAACGAGACGGACGCGCTGCGCTACCTGGCTAACACGCTAGAATCTGATGTTCCTTGCGGGTTGTGTAACCAGGCCACTCGGCCTGCATGCGCCCACACCACGCTTCATCGTTTGCGTCAGCGCCTGCCACGTTTTGGGGCACCGGTTCGAGCTCCGATAGGAATATTTGGTACGATGAACAGCGCGTATAGTGACTGTGACGTGCTGGGTAACTACGCTTCCTACGGAGCCCTGAAGCGGCCCAATGACAACGAGGCACCAAAGAGCATCATGCAGGATACCTATCGGGCCACGATGGAGCGCCTGGTCAACGAATTGGAACAAGCCAAACTCATTGACAAGGAAACGCTCGCGCAAGCCAGCCCCTGCTCAGCCCCCACCAGCGTAGTGCATGATCAAGCTAGCTTCATAGGACTCCTGTCAAACATCAAAGACACCATCGAGGGTGCAGCAGAACAGTTTATGCGCACTCTGGTTGAGGCGCGTGATTTCAAAATCCGCGAGGGCCTGGCCGACGCGAACCACACCATGTCTATCTCCCTGGACCCGTACTCTAGCAGCTTTTGTCCGGTCACATCATTTCTTGCCCGCCGCACAGTTTTTGCTGTCTTACAGGACCTCGTGTTGAGCCAGTGCCACTGTCTGTTCTACGGCCAATCTGTGGAGGGGCGCAACTTTCGCAACCAGTTTCAGCCAGTGCTCAGACGCAGATTTTTGGATATGCTCAACGGGGGCTTTATCACAGCCAAGACCGTCACCGTGACGGTTTCTGACTCTGGAGTTTTGGCACCAGACCTCACACGTCCCGCCTCTGAGCCGCCCACCAAGGACTACGACGGGGACATGGCCAGAGTCAGCATGGAGGTGCTGCGAGACCTTCGAGTTAAAAACAGGGTGCTGTTTTCTAACGGAGGGGCCAACATGTCTGAAGCGGCCAGAGCCAGGGTGGCCGGCATGGCCAGCGCCTATCGCAGGCCAGATAAGGGTTCTAACATCTTGAATGGCGCCGTCGGGTTTCTCGTCAAGCAGTATCACGGAGTCCTCTTTCCCCGGGGACACCCCCCCGGCATCGACACTCCAAACCCCCAGTGGTTCTGGACCCTGCTCCAGCGCAACCAGATGCCGGCGCGTCTGTTGAGCAAGGAGGACATAGAAACGATCACTGCCATCAAGCGGTTTTCTGACGAGTATTCCGCCATAAACTTTATTAACCTGACACCAAACAACATCGGGGAGCTGGCCCAGTTCTACTTTGCCAACCTGGTGCTCAAATACTGCGACCATTCCCAGTACTTTATCAACGGCCTCACGGCCATAGTCGTTGGCTCTAGACGGCCTCGCGACCCTGCTGCGGTGCTGGCCTGGATCGACCGTACAATCAACGGCGCGGCAGATGTAGAGCCGGCTGCCCAGGAGGTGCTGCAGCGGCTCGGGTCTAACCCGGCCGCGTGGACGGGCACGTTTACGTCCACCAACATGGTCCGCTATGTCATGGACCAGCGCCCCATGGTCGTTATTGGGTTGAGCATCAGTAAGTATAACGGGAGCGCAGGAAACAATCGCGTGTTTCAGGCAGGCAACTGGAACGGTCTCAACGGTGGCAAAAACGTCTGCCCGCTTATGGCGTTTGACAGAACCCGCCGTTTTGTGTTGGCGTGCCCGAGGGTAGGGTTTACCTGCGAGGCCGGGGGATTTGGCACGGGGGTTAGAGAGAACACGCTAAGCGAGCAGGTCAGAGGAATAGTCTCCGAAGGAGGACCGATGGTTCAGACCGCGGTGTTTGCGGCAGTCCTGCACGCTTTGGGAGCCCGCACGCAGCACCTGGCCGTAGATGATTGGATCGGTCTGGTAGACGACGAGTTTTTGGCGGCGAGTCTGGATGCCCTGAATGCCACCGTCGTTGATCAATTTGGAGAGTGGAGCGTGGAGGCTGCCCAGGAGCTGGTGAAAAACATGGAGGCGCAAACAACCGCCGGAGCGGTAGCTGCCGGCGAGGGAGCGTTTGACTTCGGGGCATGCGTGGGTGATACTCCACAACAATCCACTTCAGCATTTAACGGTGGCCTGGCCATGGCAGCTGCCCCTGCTGGACAAAAACGGTCCCTACCGGATGATATCCTGTTTGACATGGGTGCCCCCCCGGAGAAAAAGTCGGGGCTCACCTTTGACATGCTCTAAGGCTACAGATGATTACTACTACCCCCCTCCCCCGTTGTGTTTGTATCTTAACTCATCTCTATTGGTCCAATTTGGAGTTCAATAAACGTTTTACATTTTATATTCGGTTGACTCGTGTTATATTTCACTATTTCTGACACCCACCACGCCTCTATCAGCTATGGAGCAAGACGATGCACCCGCTGCCATGGGTAGCGCACAGGCCCGTCAGCGTTTACTCGCAATCTTTGGTCAGGTGCAGGCCTACATATTTCAGGTGGAAATGTTAAAGCGATGCGACCCATCGGCGCTGCTACCTCTGGTAGGGTCGCTAAAACTAAACGCCTTAACGATACGCATGCTTAGACGCAAGCTGGGGGGAGCTCTCATCGAACAGGCGCAGCATCAGCAAACACCACTCGCATGCGCCCTGACCATGGCCCTAGAATACGCCGAGGTTGAAGGCGAACGTGTTCTGCGTGCGGTGGATGACGTGAATCTGGCTGGGCCAGAGGGGTTTTTCAGAGCCACGATGCGGCTAGACGAACCGTGCGAATACCACGTGCGGGTGCACCTGGATACCTACGGAGGCCCCATAGACGCGGAAGTTCAGTTTTTACACGACGCGGAAAACTTCCTAAAGCAGTTAAACTATTGCCACCTGATCACGGGGTTCGAGGCCGGCCTCGATGCATTGGAAAGCGTGGCTCGCTTTCTTACCCGCACTGTGGGCAGCGGCATAGTGGTACCCCCGGAGCTGTGTGACCCCACCCATCCCTGCTCCGTCTGTTTTGAGGAGCTTTGCGTAACCGCTAACCAGGGGGAAGCAGTTCATCGCAGACTGCTCGAGTGTACGTGCGATCACATCACTCGGCAAATGGCTGTCAGGGTCGCAAATATTGACATTGCGCGGCACCTACCGCACGCGCTCAGTGTAGCCTCCGAGCGGCGCGCGGCGGCGGAAGCGGCTCTCAGGGCCCTCGAGGCCAGGCGCGTGCAAGGACACAACGGCAAGAGCGCCGGCACGGAGGACCCGACGCAACAAGTTGCGTCGCGGCTGCTGGAGTCCCACCACGTCTTCAAGCCTGCCTCGCGGTGCCTGTACGCCGTGAGCGAGTTAAAGTTTTGGCTCGCGTCTACCAAACACGGTGATATGGGACAGCCAAGGGCTATAGACACGTTTACAGAAAACCTGGAGACTCTGGACAAGCAGGAAAAGTTTTTTCACCTGCAAGCCGCAACCGTTGAATTGGCACTATTCGGACGCACCCTAGACCACTTTGACAGACTGTTTGCAGACCAGCTGCTCGGTCTGGACGTGATCGATGGAATGTTGGTGGGGAGCTGTGCGGTGTCACCGGACGATCACATAGAAGCCCTGATAAAAGCGTGTTATACTCATCACATGTCTGCGCCGCTCCTGCAGAGGCTCACGGACCCAGACACCAGCAACAGAGAGGCCCTCAAGCAGCTGCTGGGTCGCATAGGGGTGGATACCGACGACGGGGCCGGCGAGTTGGGGGACGCCTTAGACGTGGATTTGGATAATCTAGGTGGGGCCCCTCCTGTCAACAGCACCCCCTGTGGTGAGGACGCCCTCTGTCGAACCGTTTCCGAGGAACGCCCGTGGGACAAACTTTTAGAGCGGGCGACTGCGGATGCTTCGCAGCGCAGGCGCATGTACGCGGAGCGTCTGTCAAAGCGTTCCATCGCCAGTTTGGGGCGCTGCGTGCGCGAACAGCGAAGAGAACTAGAAAAAACCCTGAGAGTTAACGTGTATGGCGAAGTGCTGCTACATACGTACGTATCGTCCTACAACGGGTTTTGCGCCAGGCGCGGGTTTTGCGCGGCGGTGAGTCGAGCGGGTACCATCATAGATAACCGCTCTAGCACGTCCGCGTTCGACTCGCATCAGTTCATGAAGGCGGCGCTGCTTCGCCACCCCATTGACCAGTCGCTCATGCCGTCCATAACACACAAGTTTTTCGAGCTGATCAACGGGCCCGTGTTTGACAACGCTGGCCACAACTTTGCGCAGCCGCCAAACACGGCATTATATTACAGCGTTGAAAACGTTGGGTTGTTACCGCATCTCAAGGAGGAACTAGCTCGGTTTATGATTACTGCGGCTAAAGGTGATTGGTCAATTAGCGAGTTTCAAAGGTTTTATTGCTTTGAGGGAGTGACAGGTGTGACGGCCACGCAGCGGCTGGCGTGGAAATATATCGGGGAGCTCATCCTAGCCGCCGCAGTATTCTCCTCGGTTTTCCACTGTGGAGAGGTGCGCCTCCTGCGCGCAGATCGTACCTACCCGGACTCCAGCGGCGCACAGCGCTGCGTGAGCGGCATTTACATAACCTACGAGGCGTCATGTCCTCTGGTTGCCGTTCTGTCGGCGGCTCCACATGGGGCAATTGGCGCGGAGACGGTGGTGATTTACGACAGCGACGTGTTCTCTCTCCTGTATGCAGTGCTCCAGCAGCTGGCTCCTGGATCGGGAGCCAACTAGGCAATGTTGGAAACTTACTCGCCACCCCCCACCCGCTGGGAAAGCCGGCATCATCGAGGGTGGGCACAATAGTTCTAGCCTGTTTGTTGCTTTTTGGAAGCTGTGTTGTTAGAGCCGTACCCACCACGCCAAGCCCCCCAACTAGTACTCCCACTTCCATGTCAACGCACTCCCATGGGACAGTAGACCCTACGCTGCTCCCCACAGAAACGCCCGACCCACTCAGACTGGCTGTGCGCGAGTCCGGTATACTCGCTGAGGATGGAGACTTTTACACCTGCCCACCGCCTACCGGATCCACCGTCGTACGCATCGAACCACCTAGAACTTGCCCCAAGTTTGACCTTGGGAGAAACTTCACGGAGGGGATTGCTGTTATTTTTAAGGAAAACATCGCTCCCTACAAATTCAGGGCAAACGTATACTACAAGGACATCGTTGTAACACGTGTGTGGAAAGGATACAGCCATACGTCCCTGTCCGACAGATACAATGACAGGGTTCCGGTTTCGGTGGAGGAGATCTTCGGTCTCATCGACAGTAAGGGAAAATGTTCGTCAAAGGCCGAGTACCTCAGAGATAACATCATGCACCACGCGTACCACGACGACGAGGACGAGGTGGAGCTTGATTTGGTGCCGTCCAAGTTTGCAACTCCGGGGGCCAGAGCCTGGCAGACCACCAACGATACTACGTCTTACGTGGGGTGGATGCCATGGAGGCACTACACGTCAACGTCTGTCAACTGCATCGTCGAGGAGGTGGAGGCGCGGTCCGTCTACCCCTACGACTCCTTCGCCCTGTCCACCGGTGATATTGTGTACGCGTCTCCGTTTTACGGCCTGAGGGCTGCCGCTCGCATAGAGCACAATAGCTACGCGCAGGAGCGTTTCAGGCAAGTTGAAGGGTACAGGCCCCGCGACTTAGACAGTAAACTACAAGCCGAAGAGCCGGTTACCAAAAATTTTATCACTACCCCGCATGTCACCGTCAGCTGGAACTGGACCGAGAAGAAAGTCGAGGCGTGTACGCTGACCAAATGGAAAGAGGTCGACGAACTCGTCAGGGACGAGTTCCGCGGGTCCTACAGATTTACTATTCGATCCATCTCGTCTACGTTTATCAGTAACACTACTCAATTTAAGTTGGAAAGTGCCCCCCTTACTGAATGTGTATCCAAAGAAGCAAAGGAAGCCATAGACTCGATATACAAAAAGCAGTACGAGTCTACGCACGTCTTTAGCGGTGATGTGGAATATTACCTGGCACGCGGGGGGTTCTTAATTGCATTCAGACCTATGCTCTCCAACGAACTCGCCAGGCTGTACCTGAACGAGCTTGTGAGATCTAACCGCACCTACGACCTAAAAAATCTATTGAACCCCAATGCAAACAATAACAATAACACCACGCGAAGACGCAGGTCTCTCCTGTCAGTACCAGAACCTCAGCCAACCCAAGATGGTGTGCATAGAGAACAAATTCTACATCGCTTGCACAAACGAGCAGTGGAGGCAACGGCAGGTACCGATTCTTCCAACGTCACCGCCAAACAGCTGGAGCTCATCAAAACCACGTCGTCTATCGAGTTTGCCATGCTACAGTTTGCATACGATCACATCCAATCCCACGTCAATGAAATGCTAAGTAGAATAGCAACTGCGTGGTGTACCCTCCAAAACAAAGAGCGGACCCTATGGAACGAAATGGTGAAGATTAACCCGAGCGCCATAGTCTCCGCAACCCTTGACGAGCGAGTTGCAGCGAGGGTCCTGGGGGACGTGATAGCTATAACGCACTGCGCCAAAATAGAGGGCAACGTGTACTTGCAAAACTCCATGCGCTCGATGGACAGTAACACGTGCTACTCCCGCCCCCCCGTAACATTTACAATTACTAAGAATGCAAACAACAGAGGGTCGATAGAAGGCCAGCTGGGAGAGGAGAACGAGATTTTCACGGAGCGCAAGCTGATCGAGCCGTGCGCCCTCAATCAGAAGCGCTACTTTAAGTTTGGCAAAGAGTACGTTTACTACGAGAACTACACGTTCGTCCGCAAAGTGCCCCCCACGGAAATCGAGGTTATCAGCACGTACGTTGAACTAAACTTGACCCTTTTGGAAGACCGCGAGTTTCTGCCCCTGGAGGTGTACACGCGGGCTGAGCTGGAGGACACCGGCCTGCTAGACTACAGCGAAATACAGCGCCGCAACCAGCTCCACGCTCTCAGGTTTTACGACATCGACAGCGTGGTCAACGTGGACAATACCGCAGTGATTATGCAGGGGATCGCCAGCTTTTTCAAGGGCCTGGGTAAAGTGGGGGAGGCCGTGGGAACGCTCGTTCTCGGCGCCGCCGGCGCTGTTGTTTCAACCGTATCTGGAATAGCTTCGTTTTTAAACAACCCATTTGGGGGGCTAGCCATCGGCCTGCTGGTAATCGCCGGCCTGGTAGCTGCGTTTTTTGCTTACAGATATGTAATGCAGATCCGCAGTAACCCCATGAAAGCTCTATACCCCATAACAACAAAGGCCTTGAAAAACAAAGCCAAAACTTCCTACGGCCAGAACGAGGAGGACGATGGGAGCGACTTTGATGAGGCCAAGCTTGAAGAGGCTCGCGAAATGATCAAATACATGTCTATGGTTTCGGCCCTGGAAAAGCAGGAAAAGAAAGCTATAAAGAAAAACAGTGGGGTTGGCCTGATCGCCAGTAACGTCTCAAAGCTGGCCCTGCGAAGGCGCGGTCCCAAATATACCCGACTCCAACAGAACGATACCATGGAAAATGAAAAAATGGTTTAAACATGTTTAATAAATATTATGACACGTACTCAAAGTGTGACCTCATATTTGCATAACCACTTTCTAGTTCCGGCCCCAAGGATATTTAAGCCTAGTATCTCCGCCGAGGTTTCATCCTCATTCACCAACTCACACTTAGAGTTGACGCTTCCTCTTGCGCCTTTGCTCTCGCCGCTCCTGTGTTAGCGTATACTGCCCAAGAAATGGATTCTCCACGCGGTATCTCCACAGCTACCGGTGATGCCCACGCCGAGGCCGCGGTTTCCCCAGCCGCGGAAATCCAGATAAAAACGGAAGCCCCCGATGTAGACGGACCAGAAGCCACTACTGAGTGTTTAGACCACACCTACACCCAACAGACAAGCGGGGGTGATGGCCTAGATGCTATCGATACGGACGATCTGCTGGAGATGGTGCTGACTTCCGAAAACACAGAGAGCGAACCCGGTATTCCGTTTGCCCTGCGGGGAAACTTCATCTGCTGTCGAGACGACAACTGTCGCGCCTGCCGGGAGCTGCCATTCCGTCCATCTGTGATCGGGTTTTCGAGGGACCCCCACGTTTCTATGGCGCTTGACATGACCAGCGGCAACTGGGCTTACGTCCCACGTGTTTTTCCCGACACGCCCACCGCCCCGTGGATGGCCAACTACTGCATCCCTGACCTCGACGAACACGCGGATTGATAAAAAAGCAAAAAATAAACAATTTTTAGTTTATATACGTGTATGTATTTATTGTTAGTTTACAAAGTAGGGGGAGGGGGCCTTTATCCAGTTTACCGAGCGCTCATCATCTGAGACACGAATATGTCCGCGTCATCGCGCCCAAACTCCAGGCCGGTGGACGCACTGGCGTCGACCGTCTGACTGCTAGCCTGGGGTTGAGTGACGGGCAGGACCGCCGCTGACGTAACCGCCTCAAACTGCTGGGGTGCAGCTCTAGCCTGCTCGGCCTGCTGCGGGGCGGTAGAAGCGGCTACGACCTTGGCACTGCCCGGGGCTTCCCCGGCTGGCACCTGTGGCGCCAACACTGCTTGGGTTGGCTGAGAGGGGATTCCCGGTAGCTGCGGAGCGACGATGGCGGAAACCGCGTGCTGCGGTTGGATATACTGATATTGGCTGTATTGAGGAGGAACGGCTGGTATGGGTTTGTATAGCCCCGCCGGTGCGGCTTGGGGCTGCGCGGTCACGGTTTGTATAGCTCTGAGCTGCGACACCTCTTGCTGCAGAGAGGAAACCGCCCCCATTAGATCCGCGATGGTGGTGGACGGGCGCCCGGCTCTGCGCTCGCCTGGGCGCGGTGAGCGCTCTCCGGGGTAATAGATACCCTCTAGGTCATCGCGTGTGGTTGCGTCCCAGTCATGGCGGCGCTTGCGTGCATATCGCCGCTCTTGCTGCGGAGACAGAGGCGGTGAGCACTGTGAGCCTTGAATAACATGGGGGTCGCTACCCTTGGTAGCTTTTCGGTCCGCGGCCAGGGCTCCGACTAGCGCTGTGATCTGCGCCTCTAGGTTAGCACTGTGTGGCACGCTCCAGTATGGAGGTGCCTGGTACATCGATGGTGGCATCAGGGAATTGTAAGCCGGCGGTATATACTGAGAAGGCACCGCGTGAGTGACGGGAGCCGGGCCAGCGTTTATTGGAGGATGAGAAGTGTGTTGGCCAACAACGAGCTGGTTATACTGCGCCGCGGGGACTAAAATGTAGTCCCCTGAAACCAGAGGGGCGCCAGCCGCCGACAGTGTCTGGGGGTTTGACGAGGCCATCGCACTTATATGTTTTTGTGTGCGTTCGCCTATCCCACCCTTGTCGTTGTCTGATGAGGGTAACGCGTTGGGGCTTGAGGAAGTGAAAGCCTTTGCGCCGAGCGTTACGCGTGAATAAGGTGCGCCGTGAACCTTTTCTCCGCTTTTATAACCGCATGTGTCTACCAGCTCCGCCCCGCAAAAGTCGGCTTTGTTGCAGCCGTTGGTGATCCCGAAGCTCGCGCTGGCCTGCAGGTACGTGTGCCCCTCTATGCCAGCCTCTCTCCGTCGTCGCGCCACCAGGTTCCAGCGGTTTCGTAGGAGCATGTTGTTAACGGCGGTTGACAGTAAGACCCGGGTCAGGGTGTCCTCTGATAGGTGCCACGTGGCCGCGTCCCCCAAGCGCGATTGTGCCTCGCGTGCCGTTATTAACAATTCCTCGCGTGAGGACGGCGACAGCCTCTTGAATGGCGCCACCGCATTTTCCGGGGTGGCGTCGTAAGTGACGATTGTTCCCACTCTACGGCCGATTACGCACAGGGAGACGTGCGCAAATAGGGTTTCGTCAGGCTCCTCGTCCGGCCCAAGGCGCCGGGAAGACAGCGACGCTGACGGCAAATAGTTGCTCACGAGGTACAGCAGCCGCTCCTGCTCAGACAGCCCTTCGGATAGCTCCCCGAAAAAGTCGGGGCCCGCAGCCGTGGCTAAAACCGCACCCAGCTGGGGGCAGTTAATAATTCCCAGAAAAAACGGGCCTCGTGCGTCATCCACTATGGATAACACCTCCCCAACCACACACCCGTTGCGGTGGTCGATGTTAATGGGTAATCTAGATGCCGGGGGAAGCGCTGCCGCGACGGTTTCCCTGGTAAGCGTTAGCTCCCCCCCATCACCCATATCATAGAGAGCTATATACCCAGCCACGTAGATAGGAAGGCTTACTGCGTTACCGTCCACGGTGTACGCGTCCATAGTAAGATATGCGTGGGTTTATTCCGAGTAAAACACACCAGTTCCCCGCGCGCGCGGCTAATAAACAATCTTGTTCACAGTCTAAGACTTTATTGTAGTGACTATGGGTAAGGCGTTATTACATTGCGGATGTCAACGAAGGAATGTATCCAAGACAAACAAAGTATAACAGGTCATAATCGCTGGCCACGTTAAACTGACCCAGGCGTCTGGTCTCCTCGAGCGAGGCCCTCAATCTGGGCTTTTGCATCAGCAGCCCCAGGCCGCGCTCGTACTGGAGGGCTACGGCGTCGTGCGCGGCAAGCACCTCGTTTATTGGGACCGGGGCTGTCCGGCGTCTATTCTCCAGCTCTATGCCTATTAACCTGGTCAAGTTGGTCTGATTGCGCCCGGTAGACACGTTAACAGCGCGGTGCTGCGGCTGATCGCGAGCTACCGTCTGAGCGTCTAAGCATAGGGCTGCCAGGCCGGGAAATAGCTGGGTCAATTCCACCTCCCTGTTGGCTATGTATATGGGGGAGACGTAACGCTCGCATAAAAAGGTGAAGTTGTTGTTACCGCTACGACTAACCATAGCGGCAGCATCTCCCCCGCTCGCCCCCCTGGCGTCACGCTGCGATACTGCGAGGTTGGGTACGATTGCCCCGAGCTGAAAATTATTGCGTAATCTGTCCGTATAGACGTTGCCGTTCCACAGCAGACGACGCAGCAGCAGCAGCGCGGTGATGGTGTTGATCGTCGAGCGTAGTAGGGTTTGGTCTTCCGTGAGAAACAGGTTTTGGGCGCGCACCAAAAAGGCCGCAGCGGCTTTGTTTACGTCGTCTATGTACGCAGTCTGGTCCGCGTCGAGTTCGGGTCCGACGGCGGTGCTCGTGGTTCCCAGACTACCCGGAATGGCGGGCAAAACCTTTAGGCGTATCAGCGTCTCTAGAACGCCATGGCCGTTTAGCGCGCCCCGTTCGTATCTTCCCCCTCCTCCGGGAACGTGAAACTGGTTCTTTGGGAGACGCGCGCCGTTGAACTCGTACCCGACCTTTCCGAGCGTTCCGTCTCCGAGTGCCGTGGAGAAAGCCTCGATGTACACGGGCAGCTGTTCGATTAGCCCAGAAAAGCTAGTGGGATACGTGTAGTTGCTGTTTACGGCGCGATGGGCTAAATGGAGGCATAGCACGGCTGCCTCGAATGCGGAATAGGGTCTGTTTCCTATGTAAAGCCTACCGCATGACTGCAGAGATACGACAGCCGTTGTCATAAACGTTTTAGACATGCGACCGTCTCTATAGTCGATGCTGCGCGTGGCCACCGGCCGCTCCGTGACTAGACGGTCCTGAAGCGCTCTGTACCAGGTGCCGAATACCACCCCGTTTGAGCCGCCCGCGGCGCGGCTCACAAACACCGTGGCTAATAAGTCTACGGCCAGGTTCGTGTCGAACTCCATGGGAACGTCGTTCTTAGCGATTTGAATTTCACTGAGCGATTGTCCGATGTTGTCGGGGCGCTGATCCGCTTCACTCGCGTTTACCTGGGGCGTGGCGGCGTCGGCGCTCTCCGCTGCACGCGCGGCATCTTCGAGGGCCGCCAGGGCATCAGCTACTTTGGCAACCTGTCGCTCTAGGGGTCTAATCAACGCATCTACGTTTGCAACTCCGTACTGACTCTGCGCCTCCAACGTGTCTATGGCCGCTGCGGCGGCTCTATGGCGGGCCGCAACCAGCTTCAGGGGATCCGCCCTGGTGTTGGAGCTGACGGTGAATGTAGGTCCGCTCCAAAAGTTAAGCGGAAATGGCGGGGCTATAAAGTTTCGCACGTCTGTCGGTATAGTGGACGTGGCCGTATCGCTTACGTAAAGCGATCCTAACACATAATTCACATACTCCGCCATCTCCACCGCGACTATAAGGTCTTTAGCTTCGATCTTAGTGTTTATACTTGCGTGTAGGCGCGCCGACAAAAAAAGGGGCACTCGTCTTTAATTGCACCGGCTTTTATTTTGGGGAAAAAAGGGACGCCGCCCAGGCGAGGGGGTTTACGTGCGATACAGCCACCGGCTGATGGACCGCGGCTGCGTTAGTGGTGTTTGCCGGGACCGCAGCTGGAAATAAACTCACGACGGCGGCTGCCGCTGACGGCTGGGCTGGCGTTATAGATGGCACTGGCTCCGCTGCCGCCTTTGTACTAAAGGCTTTGGCCTTGGTTCCTTTGGCGACGCACCGCCTCCTTGTCGATTTAGCTGAAACTGGTGGAGCGTATTCCGCCAAACGTGATATGGTGCAGGATAGCACGGCAGCGTTGCTATATACAACCTGTGGCGATAAACGCGTTACCCGCAACACCCGCATTCCTCGTTGAGCTACAAACACTAGTACCGGAGCTAGTACGATCTCACCGCTTCCCGGGGGTAGCGTTCTCGCCAGCAACCTGCACGAGTCATGTAGCTGTCGCATGCCCCCCTTCCGCTGTAGATTTTTACTCGCGGTGTTCATATTTTTGGAAAAGCGACACGTTTTTAGCTCTATTAGGATGCACACTCCCTTGGCGTCAGAACCCTTTCCAAATTGCACGGTACAGACACAATCCGGGCGCCGCTGTCCGAGGTTAACCTCAAAGGCCAGAGACACGCCCAGTGCCGTTTTAAGAGTTTCCGCTGGCACCAGTTCACTAAAAAGGGGAGCAAGCCTCTCTCCGTACACGCCGTTTCGCTTGGCGCTTGCCAGGTCTTGAACCATCGCGTTATAGAAGCGGTTGTGGCACCGTATACCAGCTCTGAGTCTGCTTCTAGCTGTCAGACGCTGTCTACGTTTCATTTTCAGAAATCAATGGCGGCTCGCGTACCTTCCGGGGAAGCTCGACGGAGCGCCAGCGGGGCGCCGGTCAGGCGGCAAGTAACAATAGTTAGAATTTACCTCGATGGGGTCTACGGCATCGGCAAGAGCACGACTGGACGAGTTATGGCATCGGCTGCGAGTGGAGGAAGTCCAACTCTATACTTTCCTGAGCCTATGGCGTACTGGCGGACTCTCTTTGAAGCGGACGTAATTAGTGGTATTTACGACACCCAGAACCGGAAACAGCAGGGAGATTTGGCGGCTGATGACGCGGCGTCAATAACGGCGCACTACCAGAGCCGCTTTACCACGCCCTACCTTATCCTACACGATCACACATTTGGGTTGTTTGGGGGCGACAGCCTACAGCGTGGGACAAGACCAGACCTAACCGTCGTTTTTGACCGCCACCCAGTCGCCTCTGCCGTGTGCTTTCCCGCCGCTCGCTACCTCATCGGAGACATGTCCATGTGCGCGCTGATTGCCATGGTTGCCACCCTACCCAGGGAACCGCAAGGCGGAAACATCGTGGTTACCACCCTCAATGTGGACGAGCACGTGCGAAGACTGCGCACCCGCGCCAGAATCGGGGAACAGATTGACATGAAGCTAATCGCCACACTGCGAAACGTGTACTCTATGCTCGCTAATACTAGCAACTTTTTGCGCTCCGGGAGAGTATGGCGCGACGGCTGGGGGGAGTTGCCCCTTTCGTGCGAGACCTATAAACATCGCGCAACGCAGATGGACGCCTTCCAGGAGCGCGAATCTCCTGAGCTGAGCGACACGTTGTTTGCCATGTTTAAGACTCCCGAGCTGCTAGACGATCGTGGAGTGATATTGGAAGTTCACGCCTGGGCGCTTGACGCGCTGATGCTAAAGCTGCGCAACCTGAGTGTTTTTTGCGCTGATCTGAGCGGGACTCCGCGCCAGTGTGCTGCAACCGTGGAGTCTCTAATACCCCTCATGAGCAGCACCCTCTCCGATTCGGAGTCGGCCTCCTCCCTGGAGCGGGCCGCGCGCACCTTCAACGCCGAGATGGGCGTCTGAAACTATATGTAATGTTTGTTGTGCCAGTGTAATAATTATGAAATAAAGATTCCTTTGCCTATATCCCTCATACCGCCTCGTGTGTCCAGTGTGTAAACTTCCAGGTTCTAGTTTTGGGGATATATAAGTGGCTGTGACCTGGATTCATTTAGTACAGTGCGGCCGAGCCACTCAAGATATACCGTGGCTGTACATTAACTTGGGAATCATTACTTCCGCGATCATGTTACAACCGTATCGAAAAATGCTGATCTTTGCAGTTGTTACTGTTGCCTTTGCGATGGCTGTCTGGTCAACGCCCGTCCCAGCCACTCCGTCTGGCGTGGGTAACGCTACTTGGGCAAACAATAGCTTCAACATAACCAGGTATGACAAGATAACCATGGGACAGGTTTATAGTAACACTTCAAACTCTCCCATCTTCTTCGTTGTTATATCGGAGCGGAATTTTCGCATCGTTAACACTCCGCTGGGCGCGTCGGTATTTTGGATACCAAAGGGCGCTATGAATCCTCCGCAACACCAACCCTGTGTCGCCAACGGGCCGGAACCTGGGGACCCACGCGGGCCGTGTGTCAACTCGACCGTCAGTTTATTGTTTAATGAAAACGTGGAGCCGTTCTTAATGTCAAAAAATCTTTTAGAGTTTGAAGTGTTGCCCGACACCTACATAACCGGTTGGACGTTTGAGCGGTCTAAAACAGCGACCACAAAAAGCAACCCGGTTGGTGTGGTTTTATCGCCACCCAGGGGCAGTCCGTCAGCTAACACAACAATCAGGGACGATGGCGGACCCAAAAAGCCCCTGAGCATTATAGACGAATACACCACGCTCGTGGCGGACTTGCAAAATTTCACTATGACATTGACTTACATAAGCCCCTTTGCCGCGGTGTGGCCTATTGAAGCCTTTCAAACGGGCATCACGGTCATGGGGTGCGACACTACACAGGTTGTTGCGTATCTCGGCCATGGGTTTATGGGCCTGCAGATAAGCTCGGTTAACAACCCCCCGCTGGAAATGATCGTCGTACCCAATGACGTCAGTGCTCGTATACTTAACCGACGCCCCTCCAGACTTCGATTGGAGCCCCCGGGACCTCACGCGGGACCTATCTACAAGGTTTACGTACTCAGCGATGGAAATTTTTACCTGGGCCACGGAATGAGCAGGATCTCCAGGGAGGTGGCCGCCTACCCGGAAGAGAGTTTAGACTACCGCTACCACCTATCTCTAGCCAACCTCGACACTCTGGCGATGTTGGCCGAACTCTCCTCTGGTAAGAGCACGGATGTAAGCTATTACATGTACCGCATTGTTGCGCGTCTGGCCGTAGCCACGTTCTCTCTGGCTGAAGTTATACGCCTAAGTGACTATATGCTCCTGCAAGAAGCCATTGATGTGGATATGAACCTCCGCCTCATTGTCCCCCTCGTGATGAAGTACGCCGCAGGAGGGGCCGCGGATAGCTCGTACACATCTTCTGACGTGGCCATGGACCAGTTTGACGTTGCACAATCCCAGATTGAGAAAATAGTGTCAGATATCAACGTGGAGGCCGAATTGCGCAAACCGATGTACGAGCACCGCTCACTGTTGAGAAGCGTTTACGCTTATTCCAGAAAGCCGCTGCCAAACGCGGTGGCCTTAGCGGACCGGCTAATATTGGCTATGTATAAAGAAGCCATTAAGGACAGAATCACGTGGAACTCCACAATGCGCGAGGTGCTATTTTTTGCTGTTGGCGCGGCCGCCGGTTCGCATGTTATCCTCACTGACGAACCCGAGCCAGGCGCGCCCGCCCACAAAGACGCCTCGCTATTTCTATCCCTCAACCGCAACATCCTCTTGCTGTGCACGGCTATGTGCACGGCATCGCACGCCGTATCTGCAGGTCTGAAACTAGAGGAAGTCATGGCCGGCCTCGTTGCCGGCGGGGTGCAATTTAGCCTCCTGGAAGTATTCAGCCCGTGTATGGCGTCTACCCGGTTTGACCTGGCGGAAGAGGAGCACGTGTTGGATTTACTTTCCGTGATCCCACCCCGTCTGTACACCGACTTGAACACCGGCTTCGAGGACGACGGAACTACCATCCATTCTTACGGGCGATCTGCTAACGGGATTCTAAACTCTCGCATCGCGTACAACTTCGATGCTGTTAGCGTGTTTACCCCAGAGTTGGCCTCGTGTAGCACTAAACTGCCCAAGGTACTGGTGGTGTTGCCCATATTTACCAACAGAAGCTACGTCATCACTCGTACCGCCCCAAGCATCGGCCTGACCTACTCACTCGATGGGGTGAATATAGCAAAGCCTATCGTTATCAGTTATATCACGTATGGAAACTGTGAAGTCTCCAGAGCTACCATCAAGTCTGGTTATTTGGATAACCCTGGCCACACGCAGACGTGCGTATACTGCGGGAGCGTGTTTATGCGGTACATGGTGTCTGGAGCAATCATGGATTTAATATACATAGACGACAAAGAAGTGGAGCTGCAGCTCGTTGCTGGAGAAAACTCAACTATCCCCGCCTTTAATCCCAAACTGTATACGCCTAGCATGAACGCTCTTTTAATGTTTCCCAACGGAACGGTGACGCTAATGTCCGCCTTCGCGTCCTATTCGTCCTTCAAAGTTCCAAGCACTTATCTCTGGGCTTCTATCGGTGGTCTGCTGCTCGCTATTTTAATTTTATATATAATCATCAAAATGTTATGCGGTGGTGTAACCAACGATGGTTATAAATTGTTATTGAGTTATGAGTAAACAAATATCCCGTGTGTTGTTACCCCCCATGTTAGACAATATTTGTGCGACTGTGGTATGTATGTGCTAAACCAGAAATAAACACTATTAAAATATTACGCGTAAAATTGTTGAATTTATTTTCGCTATATGCGGGAGCGAGGGCTGCTGCGGCGGCGGCGCGGCGGGAGCGAGGGCTGCTGCGGCGGCGGCGCGGCGGGAGCGAGGGCTGCTGCGGCGGCGGCGCGGCGGGAGCGAGGGCTGCTGCGGCGGCGGCGCGGCGGGAGCGAGGGCTGCTGCGGCGGCGGCGCGGCGGGAGCGAGGGCTGCTGCGGCGGCGGCGCGGCGGGAGCGAGGGCTGCTGCGGCGGCGGCGCGGCGGGAGCGAGGGCTGCTGCGGCGGCGGCGCGGCGGGAGCGAGGGCTGCTGCGGCGGCGGCGCGGCGGGAGCGAGGGCTGCTGCTTGAATGAAAACGGCTCTGGAGCTCCCAGTGCTTAAATAGGAAATTGGGGCGGCCCACCGGCTAGATGTGACGACATAACGTTCGCACTGAGTTACAATAATTATTATATATTATTAGCAATTGGTGCGAACGGAGCTCTGGGCCAATCAACCAGTCTAAAACGAACCACGTGACATAGAATCCAATCAAAACATGCGTATCGATTAGGTATCGATACATTATCGATACCTAATCGATACTCAATTTCGCCTAATGCGGGTTGTAAGAGCCCCAAGGTGTTGGCCGGTGAGCAAATAGCCTCCCCAAGAAATGCGCATCCCGGTATTACCATAGACGCGGCGTATAGTACCAGCGTATCTCACCTGGTAGCGGCGCGTAGTGGATTTTGCCCACCTTAACATCATCAGTCTTAGTAAAAGGTGCGGTGAAACGGTGTTAAGGTACAGAGTGTTTTTATTTTCTGCTTACATGCACAGTTACACCCCCGCGCTTCAGCCTCTCGCTGAGTAAGTAATATAAGTAGTATGCCCCCTTTCTGCTTAAGTCCAGGCCATCGAATGCTGTTATTGAAGACACATTGAGCACTATTGCCACTGGTAGGCCGCTCCCCAAGATGCGACAGGCTACCTGCGCCGCTCCTCCGATTCCGTCTTTGGCGTATAGCTTGTTGAGGACGCTCGCGATTCTAGCTTCCATGTTACGTACCTCGTCGTACGAACTGAGCCCAAGCTCAACCCGGGTGGCGTTTGCAGCAAACTCCGCCAGTAGTCTAGCCTCCAGTTCGACTACTTCCGAACCGCTGCCGTTGACGGGATCGGTGGGTTGGGTATAGCGCACGATTATCTCGCACAGCTCACCCAAAATACCACTTTCGCGTATTATCTCATTGACAGCGTCGGCCACCAGGTGTGGGTCTGGGAGGGGATCGCGAGCCTCTGGAACAGCTCCGATGTAGCTCTCGGCTAGTTGTTCAAGGGCCGCGTAGCAGTTGATAAGGTTCCACTTGCCCAAGATAAACTGGCAGAGCACGAACCGCTGTAGGGTTGTGACACCCTGCTGAGTCAGCTTTCCCCCGAAAAAGCGCAGTTTCCCCTCGTTGCCGTATACTGCCAAAATGGCATCAACGATTGTGCTTCGCGCCTGGTTGAGGTGTTCATCCAACCCGGGCCACGGTTCTTCTATCAGAATGATTTCATCAGCAATTTTAAATAGTAGTTGTAGTGATTGTAGCGATGCGCCGCTGGCCACGCGACTCGCCGAATCCCAGATGCTGCAGGGCTTTGGAATCAGGCGCACCTGGACAAAGTCGCTTACCACAGTTTTTCTAAGGGGTCGTTTGGAGCACCGGGTTGTGCCCCCTATTGCCATTGTTTTTACAGCTCTGGGGGAGGTAACGATAATATCGGTGCGGCTATGTCCTCCTGACTCGTCTCGTAGGGGGGGTCTTGCTACTGGAATACGATCAAATAGTCCACTTATCAGTGTCTCTAGTTCTGGGGGCAACTCGGTTAGGTACGCCTGAACCAAAGTGAAACACGCTATGTTTGGGGTGTAGATAAACCCCGAGGATGCGTTTGTGATAGTGGGAACAGTATAGAGGTGTAGCATTCCGTCTTGTGGTATATCTCTCCCCGTAGATACGATGAGTCCAGACGTTACTTTTAGAGATACCATACACTCGGCGAGGTAGGGGTCGTATACTTCCAGATCGAAGCTCCCGCAGATGTCTCTGCCAAAGGCCTGGGCGCCCTGGGCCAATACTTCTAAACGATCAACGAACACGTCCTCTTCAGAGCTGGGCGCACTCTCATGGCGTCCCGTTCGGTTCAATTCGCTGCGCACATAATTGGCCACTACTCGGTCGTTGTGTGTTAGCCCCCGTAAGGTCAGCCCAAACTTTGCGATTTCACCGCTCTCGGCCGTGGCATGGGGTCTAGGCACAGAGAGCAGACACCCACCGTATAGAAAATACACGCGATGGCCACCGTCGGTTATGTAGAACACAACGCCGTTGTGGATGACTGTGTCGCTGTACTTGAAGTCCATGATTCCTACCGCGGCGGGTGTAAGACACACAGCGATAAAATCGTACTTGGTGGGGTCTAGCGACCCGTTTGGCTTTTAAACTTATTGGCTGGGGTTTGCGAGAGACGCTGCCTCTTTGCGGTCGCAGCTGCAAATCCACAATTGTTTAAAAGCAAATTGGTTTTATATCGAGGAGCCACTTTAAATATGAGATACCTAGAACGGACGGTGAGTGGTCTACGCCTGCCTAGGAACGTTTATCACGTGGGTCAACGCATTTATATAAACTTTGCGGTTTTTAGTTTTAGGGGGAAATCACTCGGGACAAATTAGGGGGTGTCCCTAACGGTTTATGGCTACTTTTGCGATCCCTATTTGGCGTTTTTATTCCCGGAAATGCCGCATTACGTGATAGATATATAAACGTTAAACTGTATGTCACGATATTGACTTTTAATTATACACGCTTCAACGTGGGCTATAGCCTCGCATATAAGGTTTCCATCCTGGCGCTGGTTAGACTAGTCCATACCCTGCACCGCTCGCAGGCTGCCAGAAATATTTCTCTCCGAATTTTTGAGGGTTGGAGATGCCACAGGTATTAATGGGGAATACCCGTTTACACGCACCCCTCGAAGATGGCATTCCCCTGATCGAAAACGATGAAAATTCATCCCAAAATGAAGTTGATCTCTATGACTATGTGTCTATGTCGTCTTACGGGGGCGACAATGACTTTTTAATAAGCTCGGCCGGGGGCAACATAACCCCCGAAAATCGCCCATCATTTTCTGCCCACGTCGTCCTGTTTGCCATTTCTGCCCTAGTGATAAAACCCGTATGCTGTTTTATATTTCTCAACCACTACGTTATAACCGGAAGTTATGACTTTGCCGTGGCTGGAGGAGTTTGTACCGTACTATACTACATGCGGCTCGCGCTCACCGCCTGGTTCATGTTTCGCAACATCCAATCGGACATGCTACCGCTGAACGTCTGGCAACAATTCGTCATCGGGTGTATGGCGCTCGGTAGAACTGTCGCGTTTATGGTTGTATCCTACACTACCTTATTTATACGCTCGGAACTGTTTTTCAGCATGCTGGCCCCCAACGCGGGGCGCGAGTATATAACTCCAATAATTGCCCACAAACTGATGCCACTTATTAGCGTCCGCTCTGCCGTCTGCTTGGTCATAATATCTACCGCTGTTTACGCCGCAGACGCGATCTGCGACACAATTGGCTTTACGCTACCGCGCATGTGGATGTGTATTTTAATGAGATCCAGCTCCGTTAAGCGTAGCTAGTAGGGGTGCCTCCGTGGGAGGCACCACTGGGGTAGCGGCCGACTGACAGTATAAAACGTGAGAAGAGAGCAGCCCCACGCGCCATTAGCGCTAGGCCAGTTAGCGCGGAGGACCTGAGCGCTACACCCAGACGGTGCAATCGGCGGGGTACAGGTTTGTCACCAACGACAGGCATTTTACCACTACGATAATGGACCGGCGCTCAGAGGCGTTCAAAATTCCGGTACCAGAAGTAATCCCCGCCGGACAGATTCTATCAACTATAGAAGTGTCGTCCCACCGCACTCTATTTGACTTTTTCAAGCAGATTCGCTCGGACGATAATGGCCTTTATGCAGCGCAGTTTGACGTGCTACTCGGAACGTATTGTAACACGCTAACGCTGGTGCGCTTCTTGGAACTAGGATTATCCGTATCGTGCGTGTGCACCAAGTTTCCAGAGCTTAACTACGTTAATGATGGCACCATCCAATTTGAAGTGCAGCAGCCGATGATAGCTCGGGACGGACCCCACCCTGTGGATCAGCCCACCCACACCTACATGATGAAGCACATCGAGCAGCGATCTCTGAGCGCGGCCTTTGCTATCGCGGCAGAGGCCCTGGGCCTTATCGGGGGCACAACCCTAGACGGTACGCAGATCTCATCCTCCCTGCGGGTGAGGGCTATACAGCAGCTGGCCAGAAACGTGCAGACGGTGCTAGACTCGTTTGAGCGCGGAACCGCCGATCAACTTTTGCGTGTTTTGCTGGAGAAGGCCCCCCCGCTGACCCTTTTGGCTCCCCTGCAGATTTACCGCGATGAGGGACGCCTTGCGTCTCGAGTCAATCGCGCCGTGCTGGTCTCAGAGCTCAAGCGGCGAGTGATAGAAGACACCTTCTTTCTCACCAAGCACGAGCGTAACAGAAAGGAGCTGGTGGTAGCCCGCCTGGCTGAGCTGGTTAACTGTACGGCCCCCTCCGTCGCCGTTACTAGAATGACTCATTCGGACACAAAGGGAAGACCCGTGGACGGTGTAGTCGTTACAACTGCTGGCGTGCGCCAGCGCCTCTTACAGGGGATTCTAACTCTGGAGGATATGGCCGCCGATGTTCCGGTTACGTACGGCGAGATGATGATTACCGGCACAAACCTAGTTACTGCTCTTGTAATGGGCAAGGCCGTGAGAAACCTGGACGACGTAGCCCACCACTTGTTGGGGATGCAGCGTGATCAGGTCAGGGCGAACGAAAAACTTATTAAAGACTACGAGGATGTGCCCAGCACGGCGCGAGTACGTGCCGACCTAGTTCTCGTGGGGGACCGCCTAGTCTTTCTGGAGGCCCTGGAAAAGCGCGTGTACCAGGCGACCAACGTTCCGTACCCGCTTGTTGGAAATTTAGATTTGACGTTTATCATTCCCCTGGGCATCTTCAAGCCGGCCACCGACCGGTATTCGCGCCACGCAGGAAGCTTTACGCCAACCCCCGGACAGCCAGACCCTCGCACCTACCCACCCCAAACCGTTTACTTTTTCAACAAGGACGGTAATCTCGTACAGCTATCCTTTGACAGCGCCGCGGGGACCGTGTGCCACAGCTCGTTTTTGGATGTGGATTCTGTGCTGGTGGCCATCCGACGAGAACCCCACGAGCTTCACTGCGCGTTTGGGGCATACGTGACCCTACCCCCAGCCGGCACTCTGCTTGACCAGATGAGAAGGTTTTTTGAGCGCTGGCATATGCTCATGCCAGCGCGACCCCGCTGGACCGCGGAGGCGCTAATGACCATCGACCAACTTCTTTCGCCAGGCAACGCAAACCTGCGCCTGGAACTTCACCCCGCATTTGATTTTTTCGTTGCCCCGGCGGATGTCGTCATTCCAGGTCCGTTTGACATGCCGAACGTCATGCCCACTGTGATGGCCATGCCACGCCTCATCAACGGTAACATCCCCCTCCCCCTATGTCCTGTGGAATTTCGCGACAGTCGGGGCTTCGAACTGAGCGTGGATAGACACAGGCTCAACCCGGCGACGGTTTTGGCAGTGCGTGGTGCGTTCAGAGACGCCAACTACCCCATGGTGTTTTACATCCTCGAGGCGGTGATTCACGGTAGCGAACGCACGTTCTGCGCGCTAGCCAGACTTATAATTCAGTGTATCGTCAGTTACTGGAGAAACACCCACCAGGTGGCGTTTGTCAACAACTTTTACATGATCATGTACATAAACGCCTACCTAGGAAACGGCGAGCTGCCAGAGGAGTGCACGGCTATCTACCGCGACCTTCTGGAGCACGTCCAGGCTCTCAGGCGGCTAGTAGCCGAGTACACCGTTCCCGGAGAAGCCGTGGGCGGCCAGGGACACGACGCGCTGAACAATGTGCTGCTCGATCCGGCCCTGCTACCGCCTCTCATCTGGGACTGCGACCCGATTTTGCACAGGGCCGACATGGGCAGGGCCAGGGCTCAGGAGCTATGGGTGGATGGGGTGGACTACGCCGCCATTCCTTGGGTGGAGATGGCCGAAGTTAACTTTGGAAACACCGGCGGCCATTTGGTGCACAACAGGCCCATTCGAGGAGAGAACAAGAGAAACCCGATTGTACCTCACCACGACCCAGAGTGGTCGGTGCTATCCAAGATATACTACTATGCGGTGGTGCCTGCATTCTCGCGCGGTAACTGCTGTACCATGGGAGTACGGTACGACCGCGTATACCCGCTCGTTCAGACAGTTGTTATCCCAGACTTGGGGGCGGAGGAAATTGCCCCAACCAGCCCCAGCGACCCGCGCCATCCGCTGAACCCACGCCACCTAGTGCCAAACACTCTAAACATCTTGTTTCACAACGCCAGAGTGGCCGTCGACACCGACGCCCTGCTGCTACTCCAGGAGGTAGTCACCAACATGGCGGAGCGCACTACTCCCGTGCTGGCAACCGCCGCGCCGGACGCGGGAACCGCCACCGCCGTAACTCAGGAAATGCGCACTTTCGACGGAACCCTCCACCACGGCATTTTGATGATGGCCTACCAGCGTAACGACGAAACTCTTTTGGAGGGCACCTTCTTTTACCCCGCCCCTGTCAACGCTCTCTTTGCCTGCCCCGAGCACTTGGGGGCTCTTCCCGGGCTTAACGCAGAAGTCTTGGAGGCCGCTAGGGATGTGCCCCCAGTTCCCCACTTTTTCGGTGGAAATTACTACGCTACAGTCAGACAACCCGTGGCGCAGCACGCCGTACAGAGCCGCGCGGATGAGAACACGCTAACGTACGCGCTGATGGCGGGGTACTTCAAACTCGGGCCAATAGCCCTGTCCCATCAGTTTGCCACTGGGTTCCACCCAGGGTTCGCCTTTACCGTTGTGCGCCAGGACAGGTTTCTCACGGAGAACATCCTCTTTGCCGAGAAGGCGTCTGAATCGTACTTTATGGGCCAGCTACAGGTGAACCGCCACGAGGCGGTTGGGGGGGTTAACTTTGTTCTCACCCAGCCACGTGCTAACGTGGACTTGGGGGTGGGCTTCACCGCCGCCTACGCAGCCGCCGCACTACGCACGCCCGTTACAGACATGGGAAATCTGCCACAAAACCTGTATCTGACACGCGGTACTATACCCATGCTGGACGGAGACGCGGATGCGTACCTGCGGCGCGTGGTCAACACCGGGAATCGCCTTGGGCCCCAGGGCCCAAGGCCAATCTTTGGGCAGCTGATGCCGGCCACGCCGGCGGGCGTTGCCCACGGCCAGGCCGCCGTGTGTGAATTTATCGTCACGCCGGTGTCTGCGGACTTAAATTATTTTAGGCGGCCATGCAACCCCAGAGGAAGGAGCGCCGGGCCCGTGTACGCGTGCGATGGAGAGGCCGACGCAGTGGACGTTATGTACGACCACACTCAGGGAGATCCGGCCTACCCGAGCCGCGCCACCGTTAACCCGTGGGCATCCCAGCGCAACTCTTACGGCGATAGATTGTATAACGGCAAGTATAACCTGAACGGGGCATCCCCGGTGTACAGTCCATGCTTTAAGTTTTTCACACCCACCGAAGTGGAAGCCAAGGGGCGTAATATGACACAGCTCATAGCCGATGTCGGTGCCAGCGTCGCCCCCAGCACGTCTAACACCGAAATCCAGTTTAAACGCCCCCACGGCTCGACGGACCTGGTGGAAGACCCGTGTTCGCTGTTTCAAGAAGCGTATCCTCTACTCAGCTCTACGGACACGGCCCTGCTCCGCACGCCTCACATCGGTGAAATCGGCGCTGATGAGGGACATTTCGCTCAGTACCTAATTCGCGACGAATCCCCGCTAAAAGGCTGTTTTCCGCGAATTTAGGTTGGGCCCGCCTCCAAGTTTCACATGCTGCCAAAACTAAATAAAACGCACAGTTTATATACTCACTTGTCAGTTTGCTCTGCTTGAGCGCTAGCGCTCCGTCTCGACCTCCCAGAGTGGTTATTGGTACGGTTGGTGGGTGGTTTTGACTGCCTTTAATCCCTAGCAGACTTTAATCGATAGAAGGGGCATAATAAGGAAGTCTTTTTGGGGGGGCGTCGCTCGGGTTTGGGGTGCCTCCACGTAGAGATGGCGAGTGCCGCCTTTGAGATTGACATCCTACTGCCCAGTGACCTATCTCCCGCTGACCTGTCAGCTCTTCAAAAATGCGAGGGTAAGCTTGTGTTTTTGACCGCTCTGCGTCGTCGCGTGATGCTCTCCAGCGTCACCCTCTCGTCATACTATGTCAACGGCGCACCCCCGGACACGCTATCCCTGATGGCGGCGTTTCGTAGGCGTTTTCCCGCTATAATACAGCGCGTGCTGCCCAACAAAATGATAGCCGCCGCCCTGGGAGTCGCACCGCTTCCTCCCGGGGCGTTCATACAGAACACAGGCCCGTTTGACCTGTGCAACGGGGACTCTGTGTGCGCGCTGCCTCCCATTTTGGACGTGGAGGACAAGCTGCGCCTAGGATCTGTGGGCGAGGAAATACTATTTCCGCTGACCGTTCCACTCGCGCAAGCGCGCGAACTCATCGCGCGGCTGGTAGCGCGCGCGGTGCAGGCTCTCACCCCAAACGCCCAGGCCCAGCGCGGAGCGGAGGTGATGTTTTACAACGGACGAAAGTACAACGTGACCCCGGATCTCAGACACCGAGACGCCGTTAACGGCGTGGCGCGGTCTCTGGTGCTAAACATGATTTTTGCCATGAACGAGGGATCGCTTGTGCTGCTCTCGCTGATACCAAACCTGCTCACCCTGGGAACCCAGGACGGATTTGTGAACGCCATAATCCAGATGGGAAGCGCCACCCGTGAGGTTGGCCAGCTCGTCCACCAGCAGCCCGTGCCCCAACCGCAGGACGGCGCTCGCCGCTTTTGTGTGTACGACGCTCTGATGTCATGGATCAGCGTTGCCTCGCGTCTTGGTGACGTGGTCGGTGGGAAACCCTTGGTGCGGATCTGTACGTTCGAGGGCCAGGCTACGATTTCCCGCGGCGAGAAGGCCCCTGTCATTCAAACGCTTTTGTAACCTCACCCTCCCCCCAACGCCCATTTTAACCCCCTTATGCAAATAAACTTGACACCATGTTATATATTACATGTAGTATGAGTTTTTAATGATGTCGGCAAACAAAACTAACACGTATCCTCACTGCGCGGGGAGACTGGAAAACGCATCGCTGGTTGGCGGGAGGCTGGACAAATAAACGGCCATCACCAGGGCCACCAACATATCGTCCGACGCGCCGTTGCGTTTACCGGTAAACACTCTAGTTTCGGAGGTTCCGGTAACCACCTCGGTTAAGTTTTTCATTTGCGTCAGCAGGTACTCCACCGGGTCTGTTTGCAGGCGCACCGTATTTGATACTAGCTCCTGCGAAGCTAGCACCGAGCCGGAGTTGAACGCTTTGATAAAGTGGTCGAAGGCCCCCGTTTTCTGTTTCTGGAGTAGAAAAAACGGGTAGGCCACTGAGCTTCCATGGGGCGTGCAATGATAAAACAGCACCGCCCCGGGCATGGGCACCACGTCGGCACGGCGTAGCGTGTTGAGCTCCAGCTGAATGTTTGTTGCGATGGCGACTGCAGCGTCTTGGCTACTGTTACCCTCTACCGCAACTCGAACTGAGTCAAAGGGGCGTTTGTGAATGGCGAAAACCTGCGCCAGGCACTGGGCAACACACCTAGCTATCAGCTCCGCGGAACTCCCCGTAAGGGCGCTCAGGAAAAAGTGCTCCATGCCGAACACGACCCAGTTTGAGCGATAGCGGCCGACTACAGCCACACCGGTTCCTGAAGCCATAGCATTTGTAGTAAACGCAGGATCCACGTATACGTAAAGGTCGCTGGACATAATATCTTGATTAGCGACAGTAGAAGGTCTGTACAACAAGAAACGGTCTTGAGCAGTTTTTGTAAAAACGGGCTCATCTCGATGTGCTCCAGACACGTTTCCTCCACCAATTATCTCCTGCATAAACGAGTCCGGTAAAAATAGCTCCGCTGTGTTACGCATGGCCCCGTCCATTGTTATGAAAACGGGCTTGTTTAAAATGTAGCACGAGCACGCCGTGGCGTTTGTGTGCGCCTTTACGCGCTCCATGTGCTCGTCGCATATGTAAGTGACTACGTTCAGCAGGTCGTCTGCCGCCCCCTTTAGGTTATATAAAAAGCTGGTACTGGCCTTGCCCGTGTTGGTGGAGGACACGAAGATGATCTTGCAGTTGGTCTGGTTCAGAAAGCCTATAATCGTTTGCACCGCTTCGGGGCGTATAAAGTTTGCCTCGTCCACAAATAGCAGGTTAAAGTCCTGGCCGCGAATCCCCTGAAACATAGAGAGAATAAAAAAAGGGATCGACGGGTTAGGCGTTTCACTTAAGCTCGGCTCTCGACGCGGGCCGCAGCAATTTCTTGTTAAACCGGCTACCCTGTTCCATACCTCCCGGCGCACCAACGGCGCAGCAATAATCCGTCTGACACTACTATGGACGCGCACATCGCTAACGAAACCAAGCATCTACTGGTACACGGAAACAGTAAAACTCGCGCGCTGGTGCACATAATCGTTCCTGACGCGTGCTTAAAGAAGGCTGGCGTCGATCCGGTTAAGCTTAGCGACCGCCATAGAGCTAGCCCATCCGCGGCTCCCGTATTTCGGGTGTTTGCCCAGACTCGATATCACGCCACTGGGGAATGTTCGTTATGGCGCACTGTTTTTGCTGGATATGTGCCCAGCGGGGCTATTGTGAGCGCGCTTGTGCCGACAGTTCCAGCGGACCACCCACGGCTATTTCAATCGACTCCCGACTCCGGTGGGCTATTCGTATCACTAGAAATTGAGTGCGATGCCGATGGCCGCTTTGACGCGTTTACTCTGGTTGCGCTGAGAGTCGACATTGCCGACGACCCACGTACCACTGAAGTTTTGTTTACCTATGATGAGCTGTTGCCCCCAGGCACTCGCTACGGGGCCGATTCCAAGCGCGTAGCACTCCTCTGTCGACAATTCGTGGCGTATGTCAACAGCCACCCCACAGTTTCCCAGAGCGCCGTTACTGCGGCATCGCACATAGAAGCCGCGGTCGCCGAGGATGTAAAGTCGGCTAGCGGTCCCCAGGTATCCTACGGGGCTCGCATCGACCCGGCCGAGTACTTATTTTCGGGCGGGGGTTTCGACAACCACCAAGCCCTGGCGCGGCTCGAAGATGACGATAAAGAGATAATGTCTCTGATCCGCAGGGCGTCTGAGGTGATTGCAAAACGCAACCCGGTTAGGGTGCTCAGCAATCCAGAGGTTAACGGCGACGCCCATAGGCGGCAATGCGTGGCGTCCGGCCTCCGACAGGGTGCCCGCGGGGCACACGCGTCCGACTCTCATGCGCGTGTTGGGTTTAATTCCAGTATCCACGATGCGACGGCCTTGCTGTTGGGCCTGGAGCCCCCAGATTCTGGCAGATTTGTTAACAGCGGCCCCCAGCGGCATCTGCCCCCTCAGGGACCCAGGAGCCCCGCGAGTCGGGACTGCCAGTCCGGGATGCTCGATGACGTGCTGTTGCTCACTCCGGAAAACTCCAACCCGCTCACCCCCCTCGACTGGCTGGACGTGGGCCACGCCGCCGTGGCCGGAGGAGACACCCCCAGAGACGTGTGGCGGCGCAGGCCGATCTCCCTAGTGGCACGAAAGCACTACGGGACCTGCGAAACCTTTGTAGTGGTGTCGTATGAAAACTCCACCGCGTGGGGGGGTCGGAGGGCGCGCGACGAACACTTGGCCGGGTCCATCAACCCCCCCGTGATGCAGGCGTGTGTGGCGGCCGGTGTGGACCATCCCAGAAATTTGCCGCCTGAGACTCGCGGTGAACTCATCGCTAAGTTTCCGATGTTGACTGTGCCCCTGGGCGACACGCCGCCGCCCGTGGCCGCGTTTGACGCCGCTGCCGAGTTGGCTCTGATAGATCACTTTCGAGGGGCCTGTGTTTCCGCCCTTCTAAAAGCTATATCGGAACGCCTGCGCGCGGAACCTAGGATGTCGCAGCTAATCGAGTATGACATTCCAAACAACAACCGCGACTGCATCATCAGCGTGGCGCAGCGCGCCCCCGAGCTGCTAGAAGCCGTGGCACTCGCCATTCAAAACGTTACTGTAACGGAGTTTTGCAATAGCGCCCTGATGCTATCGGCTCTTTCGCATCTAAACATCCTCTCCGGAAACAAACGTGGGCGCCTACCCTACCACAGATCTTGGCTTCCCAGCCTGGCGGGGGGGGCGGACGCCTTTCTTTTCGACTACTACAGCTCCGGTGGCGAAGTTGTTAAAGTTTCCCCCGTCCCACTGGCTATATTAGTTACCGCAACCAGAACGGGCCAACATTCGTGCAGGTTTGCCCGAGGAGCGCCGGACTCCTCCTCTAAGACGTATGAGCGCTACCTGCCGGGGGAGTGCTACGCGTACATATGCGTCGGCCTAAACAGATCGTTTGAGGCTTTGGTAGTTTTACCAGGAGGCTTTGCCTGCCGAGCTAGCGCGGCTCGGAAACTCGCGTGGCCCGCTCATCTCGTGGAGCCCATCCTAGAGCGCTACTGTTGGACAATTCCTTCTCACTGAGATCATCTCTACGTGCCGCATGATGGCCGCCGCCTCAGACAGCTGTTTGAGTTTATGGGAGGGGTCCGCGTCGTCCCCCAACCGCCAACTAACCCCGGAAGCGGTGAACTGTTTAACGGAGGCGCTCACGGAAGACGTCGCCGTGCTACGCCTCATACGCAGCGATCCCCGCGTTAAGATTTTTATGGCGGTTAGCGTTTTGACCCCCAGGCTGGCTAGGTTTGCGCCTCCCCCGCCCAAGCTCACCCACACCGCCAAGTGCGCCGTGATCATGATCTACCTGACTCGCCCCAAGGCCCTGGCGCTACAACCCAAACAGTTTCACATGCTGGTAACCTTCAACAAGGCCAGCGTATACTCTCTGGTGGTGCGGGTGAAGACAAAGCCCTTTCCCGTAGGCACCCAGAGATTCCGCGCCGTGTTTCAAGACCCCGAGTTTATTGGGCTACCGTCCGACATCCCTGACCCGGCAGCAGAGAACATCCCAACCGAGATTAACGACCGCCTGGACGTGAGCAATTTTGCAACCCCGGCACAACCCCCCAAAGACAAGTACGACTGTTGCGTCCTGGCTCCTGGCGTCTGGTGGTCTAACGCAAACAAGGCTATATACTTTCTACAGATGGACGTAGCTCTGCTGGCTCTTTGCCCGGCTGGATGGAAAGCCAGGGGTCTGGGGATCATTCTTGGGCGTCTGCTTAACCACCAAGAGGGTTGTGCTACGTGCCGCTTCACCGAACATTCAGATCCGCTGAATGCAACGGCAGACTCGGTGGCTACCCCCGAATCGTGTCTATGCTGGGCGCCGTGTCTGTGGCGAAAGGCACACCAGCGAGAGTTAACCGTGGAGGGGGATCGATATCTGTTTCGAGTTCTCTTTATGGATGCGGTGGAGCGAGTGCGTTTGACTGGCCTGAGGCGCAGCCCAAAGATAACAGCCAATCTCGCCGACTTGGTTGTGGGGATTGGGCCGCACGGACAGCAGATTCCCGTCAACAACGCCGGATGGAAACTGGTGGCGCTAGACGCTGATATCAGCAGACTAATCGTTTGCGGATGCTACGCCCTGCGATACATCTGTCCGCCCACAAACAGCAAACACCAACCGTCTTCCCCAGACGAGTACGCATAAACCCCGTTCCTAGCCTAGTATATACGCCCATCACCCACTCGATACTGACAGCCTTGCCCCTTTTAAACCGCCAATAAACAGTTAAAACCCAACACCGTTTACCCTCTCTCTGTTTTTAACCCACAAAACGCGTCGCTTGGGGGTGGTACTTACGTTGGTGTTGTGACTAGATGCGAACACGATTGTGCTTTTCGATCCGTCGGGAAAGGAGAATGATATATTTTCCCCTTTGACGTGATCTACTGGAGAGTTCCCGAACCACTGGCGGAGCCTCGCGCCTATCTCATCAAAAACCGGTTCGGTGGCCTTGCGTATGTGGGCCGTATATCCGATCTTAATCCCCTTGAAGGTCGCTAGCGCCAGAGCTATCAGGGGCACCAAAAACCAGGTTTTTCCATGACGTCGCGGAACCAAGAATACAGTCGCGCGTTGCCGAAAATGGCGGATTGTTGCGTCAGAAAACTCCGGGGTGTTAAACACCATCTTTAGAAACGCCCCTATACGGTCAGCATGGTCCCCCAGGATGACTGCAGCTATAAAGTATGTAGCGTGCATGAGAATCATCTTTTGAAATAGCTCCAGAGTCCCGCGCTGCTTCCCGTAGGTGGGAACGTCCACCCTGGCCCGCTTGCTTGCCTGTTGGCCGTCCCCGTCTAGGTCGGCTCCGTTAAAAGAGGTGTCCACCAGGCGACTGAAGCGCGCCACAAAGCTGGCTACTTGGTGAAAGGCGTCTGAGGAGCGGAGAGCGTCGAAGGTGTTCATGATACTGTAGTACGCGTTTCTACACGAGCGCGCCTCATCGTCGCTGTACTCGACAAAGGAGATAGTCTTAAGAGCCTGTCGCACCTTGGGGTCCACATAAGCCTCCACGGAGGCCGGGTCTAACCGTTCTCTCGCCTCTCCGCTCTGCCATTTTGACAGGCTTCTAAACAGCAGCCTCCTAGCCACAGAAGCAAATATTTGCGCGGTCTCGCAGCAGTCGTGTAACGTCCCTACCCCAGGAACGACGGTCTGGTGGCGCTGGGGAGTAGGAATCGCAAAGTTGAGAAAGGCCGTTTTCGCATCATCCTCTCCACCATTTTGAGCTTCCGCGGCTCTGTTTTTGGCCCCTCGACGCGCTTGGACCTCTCGCCGCAGCGCTTCAAAATACTGGACGGTCTCCCTGCCCAGCACCCTACCAAACATTGCAGCCCGAACCCCCGGTGGTTAACGGTATGAGCTTCTCGGCACGGTCTAGGCGCCAGAGGCTGCAATTGGAAGAAGCCTACCAGCGTGAAATGATTTTTAAGATGCACACCCTGGACTTGGTACGCGAGGGCGTTAACAAACGCAGTCCTGCCTTTGTCCGTGCATTTACGTCAGCAAAAGAAGCAAGTTTGGACCTGGATAGATACATGCAAGCACATTCCAGGGTGGGGCGAGTAGAACAAAACGCCAGAGCGCTCGCGCAGCGAGTGGAGGCCCAAGCTGCAGTCGGCGAGATACTAGACAGGCACCGCAGGTTTCTGCACCCAGATTTTATTGATAACTTTGATTCGCGCGAGGACTCTATAGTAGAAAGGGAGGAGCGCCTGGGTGATGTGCTATCAGATATAAACTGCGACGGAGGAGGCGGTGAGGTCGGAGACCCACAGGAATGGCTAGGTCACGAAGACGAAGCTCTGTTGATGAGATGGATGTTGGAGGAAGCGCCACGAGTGAGTACGAGAATTGCGGCGGACCCTCATTCTCCCCGCTCAACCTGTCCCGCCCCAAGAAAAGCACCAGAGGACGCTCGCTGCGGAGCGCGCAAGCCTGGGGAGGTAAACAATTACACCCCGAGCGCTCAACCCCGCTCGCAAGAAACGACTGTGGACCATCTAGCAAGCCCAGACGAAGGCACGAGGTTGGGCGATCGAACAAGGGACTTGGAGCATCACTCGACCGCACCGATGAGGACACATCCCAATGTCCTCGCATCAGAGCGTCGGCGATTAGGTGTGGTGCATCAACGCGAAAAATCGTCAGAATCACAGGAGAGTGCGACGCGCAGCAAGGCGATAGTCGGCCAGGAAGATCAGAAATGGCTGGGTGGCATTCCCCCCCTAAGCGACGAAGAACTCCAAGTCGACATGGGAATTCCGACAATGAACGGTCCCATTTACCCAGATTATCATCGCACGGCGTAGTTAGGGTTGGGGGTCGCCCGCTCACACAGACTCCCCTCCAGAAAACGATAATTTTACAACCAAAGCTCGTACGCAAAGTGTTTATGCCTACCTTTACAGTGAACCCAGAGATGCACTACAGGCGCGTGGCTCTGGGTGAGATACCAAAATTTGGAGGCGCCGGTAGCTATGGAGAGGTTCAGATTTTCAAACAGACCGGCCTGGCTATCAAAACGGCCTCGAGTCGCTCCTGTTTTGAACACGAGCTTGCCGTGAGTCTTCTGACGGGGGAATGCTCGTTGCGCGCGCAAGCTAGCCTCGGCATCGGGGGAATCATCTGCCTCATGGCCTTTTCTCTGCCGTCCAAGCAGATGGTTTTCCCGGCCTATGACGCGGATCTAAACGCGTACGGATACAGACTTTCTCGCAGCGGCCCTCCCTCCGTCCTGGTTACAGAGTCAATCGAACGAGCGTTCATCGGACTTGGTCGCGCCCTGGTATACCTCAACACCAGCTGCGGCCTGACTCACTTGGACGTCAAGGGCGGCAACATATTCGTCAACCACTCTCATTTTGTGATAAGCGACTGTGTAATCGGAGACCTGAGCCTGATGACATTGAATACAAATTCTATGGCCATGCGGGCGGAGTTTGAAATTGATACCGGCGAGGAGGAGATTAAAACACTCCGCCTACCCAGAAGTGCGTCACAGATGACATTCAGCTTTGTAATTGGCCATGGACTTAACCAGCCCATAAGCGTAATTGCTGACTTTATTAACAATAGCGGACTGGCAAAGAGTACTGGTCCGATAAAGCACGACGTCGGGCTGACAATTGACCTGTACGCCCTTGGGCAGGCACTACTAGAGCTACTACTTGTCGGCTGCATCTCTCCTTGCCTGTCGGTGCCAATCCTTCGGACGGCAACCTACTACTACTACTCCAACAAACTCTCCGTGGACTACGCGCTAGACCTCCTGGCGTATCGGTGTTCTCTGTACCCTGCCCTATTTCCCACCACCCCCTTGACGACTATCTACGGCATCCCCTGGGACCAGGTAGAAGGCGTCTTTGAGAGTATCGCCGGGGCTCACCACCGCGAGGCGTTTAGAGCTCACCTGGAGAGATACCGCTTGACGCACAGGCGGTTGTTTGCGTCTATACGAATACCGTCCGCCTTTACCGGAGTGCTTGAGCTCGTCTCTCTATTGTGCCACGCCAACGAAAAAGCCCGCCTGTCGATTCCTCTGTTATGGACTCCTCGCCCGTGACTTACAGCGGCGAACCCCCGTATAAGCTGCGTCGCCTCAGCCCCTCGTATCCATACGTTTCAAAGTTACGCGAGCGCTGTGCGTCAAAGATCGAAACTCTTTCCGAGGGCAGCGCACGAGATAGCCTCGAAGAGGAGGACGTGTCTGAGGCCATGGCAACCGGTGCGTTTCTAGCTACCCGTCTGTACTTACCATCCGTTTTACCTCAAAGAATAACAACGCTGACGTTTTTGGACCACTTTAAGAAGAGCCGTCCTCTCCCCAATAGCGATAAGCGATTGAATCCCATCTTTTATCGCCTGGCCTACATACGCGACCTGGTAGGAGAGATGGAGCTAGAGGGGATCGTGGAACGCGGAACTGCCTCGCGTTTACTCGGCGCCAGCTCCCCGGCTGGCTTTGTGGCCGGAACGTACACCCACGCGCGGGATCTGTCCAAAACAATGTCCCTGGCCAGCGTCAGGGACGCCGTGCTAGCGATAGAGGCGCAGACTCGCGACCAGAGCGAGAGCCAGCTGTGGGCTTTGCTTCGGCGTGGATTGGCTACCGCGTCTACCATGAAATGGGGGGCACTCGGGCCGCAGTACCACCCGCAGTGGTGCGAGGTTAGCACCAACGCCAAGGGAATCCCAAACAACCCCGCTCTCCAGTTTGGACAAACAAACGAACGGACGGCCAGGTCTCTCATCTCGGCTCTCTATGTCGCCCGCTCTGAGGCTGCCACCCCAGACTTACTGGTGGATCCTGGATGCGGTCAATGCTTTGTGTTTGACGAGTCCGCAAGCGTCCCGGGAGACGCTTATGCCTGTGGCCTACTGATGGACGCCAGAACCGGCGTCGTGGGCGCGTCCTTGGATATGCTGGTGTGTGACCGGGACCCCAGCGGGGTGCTGTCTCCCCACTCGACTCAGACTACATTGGATTTTTTCGAAATTAAATGCAGGGCAAAGTATCTATTCGACCCCGATCTATTTAGCCCCGTGGCTACGGCGTACGCCAACTTGCTGAAACACCGCACCGCGGTATGCCTGCGAAAATTTCTCAGGTCTATTAAAAACCCCGCAGTAGAGTATTTCGCACCGACTAGCGTGCCCGGGGCAACCGAAGCGCTGATTACGTGCAACTCTTCGTGGAAACCACGTGAGGTAAATGAGACCAACAGGCGTTGCGGTGACTTTGATAGGGACCACATTGCTTTAAACCTGGACGCGTCATCAGACGTTTGGCTATTTAGTGAGCCGGACCTTGAGTCGGAGACTATTACTCCAGCCCGCTGGGACACAGGAGAGTTGGCGCTGTCGGTTCCGGTGTTCGCAAACCCCAGACACCCGAACTTTAAGCAAATACTGGTGCAGGCGTACGTGCTATCCGGCCATTTTCCCGACCATCAACTCAGGCCGTTTTTGGTAACGTTTATTGGCCGTCATCGCAAGAGGTGTGAGGAGGGAAAAACGTTTACCATCTGTGATCGCCCTGAGGGGAGCCCGTACAATCTGAACGAGGTTGTCCACTCTAGCTGCGCTATCCCCATTCTGCTATTTGTGACCCCGGTGATTGTGGACCGCGAGGGTTGCTGGGAAGACATTGAGATCGAGAGTCTCACCGCGTTCAACAAAACCGCCGACGCGATATGGGACAGCGACTCTCCTGCGGATGTTTCAGAACCGACCAGCTCGTAACTCACTCTGGCGAAGTGGTATCCCTGAACGCGGACACCTTTGAGGAATTTAGCATGGAAGAGTTTGATATTCCCCCACCCCCACCTCTCCCGAAACCCGTCTTCAAGCAACCAGGCCCTTACAAAATCCCAGCCAGATCTCAACGCTGTCCTTCTAAACGACGAGACCCCTATTAAATAAAATGACTGTAAACGCATATAAACGTATCAGGTGTTTTATTTTTTCTATAGTAGTGCGTGGTAGCGTAAGCAGATTCATGGCCTTTGTATACCACTGGCACGTTGATGCTATCGGTACTCCCGGCGATGGCTTCTTTCCGGGACGCGCTGTGGGTCGTCATAATATTCGGTTTCAAATTCCTCGCTCACCACGTCGTAAATTGGCTCTTCTGCGTCCGTTTCCGAGTCTTCGGCTAAGAGCATGCCCCTTGACTCTGCCACGTTCAAGGGTTGTGGGTTTCTGCGCGGGCCCCTCACCTTGTTGGCGTATCTACGCGCCTTGGAAGACACGGTTTTTACGCGCCCGTAAAATTCGGTATTCCGCTTCTTGTGGAACATGATAGCTCTGACCAGTCTCACGACTAGCATGATGATGGAGATGACCGCCATGATTCCAACTATGGCTTTGGATGCGGTGGCCAGATTCGGGGCCTGGACGGAAACCATGGCATGGAAGTGAACGAAGTAGCTGTGGGTTGCTACGGCCAGCGTGGAGCTCGCCACCAAAACTGCGAGGGCCGGTCCCACTAGAACGTGTACGTAGTGGGACACGATGAGTTCGACGATTATCAAAAACATTAGTCCGAGGGCCACAAACACGCCCACGGCAACAGTCACCGTTTGCCACAGGGTGATGTGAAAGCTGTTGGCGAGTATAATCCCTAGCATCAGCGACAGTATCGGCAGGGAAATTCCTAGCATCCCCATGCCGAGGTTGGTCATAACCGCGCGTCCGGGTCCGGCCATTTTATGTAGCGCCGGTAGGTTGGTCTTTAGTATCCGAAGATTACTAGAGTATTGAGCGCTCGCGGTTCCCAGGCCGCTGAAGCTCATGCAAAAAAATACTAGCGATACAAAGTGAACCACGTAAACTGCCGCCCCCAGGACTGCCTGCTTGTGCGAGAGTAGCAGTATTACAACTTGCAGAAGCCACGTAGCCAGCGTCCCGAGTACTAGGGTCACGTGGGACGCAATAAGCGTGGTCGTTGGCCGGGTGCACCCGGCCACCGCGGTGCACTCTTTCCCCCGGGCATATCTCCGAACTAGAACGGCCGAGATTATGAGGTAGAAGGATATCGCCACCAGGACGAGTGTAGTGTAGTAAAGAAACGCAACCAACGACGTTGTCTCCAAAAATAGAGTCGGGGCTACTCCACCAGCTATCTGCCGCATCCACACTCCATCGACCACGCTGTGGTTTTTCTGCGTGTAGTCAACCAATGACCCATAAAAACACGGATATCCGGTCTGAGGAAGAGACGCCGTCACTAGAGTGATAAAAAGCACGGAGGTTGTAAGTGCGAAACAGAACACTTGCACCAGCCACGTTCTCCAGTTGATGCCTTCGATCGGACCTATCCCAACAATCCCCGACGAGGGTAGCAGAGGCTCTTCTGCGACAGCTGCTCCCCGTCGTGCCATGGCGAGTTATCGAGATACTACGCTGGGCGGCAGAGCGGAAGGTGTAGCTTTCTCGGCCGTGGAAGACAGCTATACTTCCAGCGTTTCTTTGGCCAGGATGTTATATGGGGGCGACCTGGAAGAGTGGGTGCGTCACACGCGGCCCGGTGTGAGTTTGGAAATCCAATCGAGGGCTCCGGTACGCTTTCCTCCGCCCAACAACCCGTCCAGCAGGCGCGTAACCGTCGTAAGAGCTCCTATGGGTTCGGGCAAGACAACGGCGCTGCTAAAATGGCTCGGAGAAGCGCTGGACGCGCCTGATATTAGCGCTCTCGTCGTTTCGTGCCGGAGAAGCTTCACTCGCACCTTAGCTAAACGATTTAATGACGCTGAATTGCCTGGTTTTGCTACGTATTTTACGTCCACGGACTACACCATGGCTGGGGAGCCTTTTCGTCGCCTGTTGGTTCAGATTGAGAGCCTGCACCGCGTTGACGATAACCTCCTCAACAATTACGACATTTTAGTACTAGACGAGGTGATGTCAACAATAGGGCAGCTATACTCTCCTACGATGGTTCACCTCAACAAAGTTGACGCCCTTTTGACTAGGTTGCTAAAGACATGCCCCCGGGTTATAGCCATGGACGCAACCGCAAACGCGCAGCTGGTGGATTTCTTGGCTTCGGCGCGCGGCGAGCGCAGCGTTCACGTGATTATAAACTCATTTGCCGCGCCTGGATTCTCGCAGCGCGACGGGACACTACTGCGAACTCTTGGAACTGACGTATTGCGGGCAGCCCTAGGATTTGTTCTTGTGGACGATGAAAACGGAACCAAGGTTATGGAGACGGATTCCAGACCCATTTCAGCTAGACTGCGCGAGGTCAACTCCGCGGGGTTTTTCGGCCGCCTGATGGACAGACTCGTGGCGGGGCGCAACGTTTGTGTGTTCTCTTCTACGGTTTCATTTTCGGAGATCGTGGCTAGGTTCTGCTCGCAGTTTACAGACTCTATTTTGGTGTTGAACTCTCTACGACCCAGCGAGGATGTAGCCTTTTGGGGGGGAGTAAGGGTGCTGATATACACCACTGTGGTAACGGTGGGCCTTAGTTTTGATACGGCTCATTTCCACAGCATGTTTGCCTACGTCAAGCCCATGAGCCACGGACCGGATATGGTTTCTGTATACCAGTCTCTGGGGCGCGTCAGAGAGCTTATTCACAACGAGCTGTTGGTTTACGTGGATAGCTCGGGAGCCCGTGCGGAGCCCATCTTTACCCCCATGTTACTCAACCACGTGGTGAGCCGCCAGGGTGGGTGGCCGGCTGAGTTCTCGCAGGTTACGGACGCCCTCTGCTGTCAGTTTAAGGCTCGCTGTGGACCGGCTTATAGAACGGCGTCCACGCGCGGGCTCGCTTTGTTTGTTAGGTTTAAATATAAACACTTTTTTGAGAGGTGCACTCTGGCGAGCGTTGGCGACAGTATAAATATTTTATACACTCTCCTCGAGTCTAACCAAATGCGCGTCGCTATCGAGGGGTGCCAATTCCCTCTAACGGCCGCAGGTTTTTGTGACTTTCTGCAAGATCTGAGACTCGACGCATACGCCGCTAGGAAAGAGATAAAGCAGCTGCGCGGACCCGGGGGTATTGCCGCCACCCCGACGGAGGTTTTTGAAAACGACGATGTGGCGGTGTTTATTCAAAAGTACCTGCGCCCCGGTGTTGCGCACGATGAGATATTGGCACTACTGGTAGAGCTAAACAGTCCCATCGTTCGAGAGCAGTTCGTCAATGTGGCGGTCCTGGGCGCCTGCCTGCGCCTCCCAGCGGCCCTGGAGAGTCCCGAAGTATTTGCCGGAGTTTACAAGCATTACGCTTCCGGGGTCGTGCCGGTGATTAGTGACGCCGGAGCGCTTGAGAGTGTATCAATAACACCGGACGTTAACGTTCTAGCGCGCTGGGATCTGTATAAAAGCTGCACGCGCCATGCCCGCGATCTAGCCTGGGACCCGTCCCGCGGGGGGTCCGGGCTGGACATGTCGGAAGATTTTATTACAAACACTCTGAGCGCCGACTATAACAGATTCCAGAGTCTGCTGGTGGAGATAGCAAAGTGTAACGTAACACCTTTAGAGATGCTAGCTGCGGGTGCCGTTCGAGGCGTCACTACCGCGCTCTCGGGTCGCCCCAAAAGCAGGGTCCCGCTATCAAAAGGAGAGCACGCAGTCTCCCTCTTTAAGGTGCTGTGGGAGGACGTGTTCGGGGCAAAGCTTGCCAAGAGCACGCAAACTTTTCCGGGGGGTGTGCGGGTTAAAAACTTGCGGAAGGACGAAATAGTCGCCCTTTTAGAGTCTGTAAATGTAAACCACTCAGAGTGCAAAACTCACAGAGAGCTGTACGCCCTGTTAATGTGCAACAGGAAGCTGTTTGCGGGACCCAGATATAAGCTGAGGGCGCCAAAGTGGAGCAGAAACCTCTGTTTTCTAGAATTGGACAATACTGGCACCTGCAAGACTCCGCTTGATGCCGCGCTGGCAGACCTAGCCCCTAGCGCGTGGCCACAGGTTTACGGAGCGGTTGACTTCGACGCACTGTAACATCAACCAACCCACATGGAGGGCAGCGTCGAATGGTTTAACGGACATGTTTGTGCTACCAGTATTTACTCTCTATGGACAGATCCGCACCACCCAGGGCATCTTCAGGCGCTCGTCTACATGCTGTGTCGGCGCGGTAGCGACTACACCGCAGAGTTTTGTCACGTTCCCGTCTCGGGCGAACTCTTGAAACGCGGAGCTCGCGACGCATCTCTGGTAACACCGGCGCGCGTTGCCAGCGCCGCGCAGACCGCGGCTGTGCCTGGGTGCTGGCCCCTGGCTCCCCTGGGAAACGCCATGTTGTGGAAATCCGTCTACGGTGGCATAACGGCGGCGCTTAAGCGCGCCGTGGGAAGCTTTGCTTTCTATCAACCCCTGGTGTTAGGAATTAACACGCAAACTGGACTTTTAGTTACCCTCCGACCCGCCGCGTCTGCGGGTGAAGGCGGTGGCGACCACGTCTCTCCGCGGGCGGCGATCGTAAATGTGTCGGTGGAGGTAGACTTGGACCCAGCGGGCATTGAAGCGAGCGCGGCTAGCTCCACAGGATCGTCTCTCGCCAGGGCCAGACTCTGCACGCTTCGAGATGGATATTTTCTCTCAAAGCGGGACATTGCCCTAGAAGTTGAGATCGCTACAAAGGAGGTTTCATTTTACAGAAAGTATGACTCTGTGCAACAGCCTGCCAACAAGCGTCGCGGCGACATGGCAGATTTGTTCGTCGTGCACGAACGAACCCTTTTGCTAGGGGGATGTAAACGAATGGGAGTTAAGGTTCTATTGCCGCGAACGTTTGACTGTTTAGTTGCCAGCTCCCAGTCAGTGTCGGGTTTAGCTGCCATGGCGCTGTACAAACAGTGGCACGCTACTCTATTCTCTGTAGAGCTACCAGATACTGTTGTGCAAATTTTTGCTTACCTAGGGCCAGAATTAAACCCGTGTGGAGAGGAAGTCGACTATTGTTGCTTTGTTGGATTTCCCGGACTCCCGACCCTCAAGGCTAGTTCGAGCACCACGGAGGCTGTGCGCGATGCAATGGCCGCCTATAGACTGTCCGACGGGCTGTGGCCGGCTCTAGGTATGAGCGCGTTTCACTTTTTGGCTCCATGGGACCCGGAAGACAGGTGGCCCGGTGAATCGGAGGCAAAACGGGTAGAGGGGGCGGTACACAGGCTTCAGCTTGGTACCGAGGATGATTGGGGGGCTGGGCGGGTATCATGCATTTTAGAGTCGGACGCTGTAATGCAGGGGCCGTGGTTCGCAAAGTTTGACTTTTCGGCGTTTTTCCCCACGCTGTACCTGTTGCTGTTTCCCGCCAATGAGCGCTTGGCTGAGGTGGTTAGATTGAGGGCACGTGGCCAACACCCCACCCTTAAGCTCGCCTTGGTATCCTTTTTTGGGGGGCTGCAGCACATCAACCCCGTAGCCTATAGGTCCATCATAGCCCTATCCAACGGAATCAGTAAGCGGCTGGAGCACGAAGTCAATCAGAGGGGTTTTGCCATCTGTACATATGTCAAAGATGGCTTTTGGGGGGCAGCCGGAAATCTGCCATCAGACTCTGTATCCTACGCCGACGCGCTGGTTTACGCAGAGGAGCTAAGAAGCGCCGCTCAGAAGGCGGCCCTCGGACACGTGTCCGAGATGGGGTTTTCGCTGCCGGAGGGTGTCCACTTGAATTTGCGGCTGGAGGGTTTGTTTACAGACGCCATCTCGTGGTCCACCCACTGTTACTGGTTGTACAACCGCTTCACCAAGATGGAAGACTTTGTAGGCTTCCCCGCCAAGAGCGGGGCCGGCAGAGCCGCGAAGGCGAGCTTGTCTGCCTTGCTACCGCTGGTAGCCGCGGTATGCGACTCTAGCGATATGAGCACCCTCCATCAGTCTGTGCGGGGGGCCTGCGAACAGCTGGTAGCCGGCGCTTTTGCCGAGCGCAACAACCCGCAGTTTTGGAGTACCAGGACGGGGATCGAGTCGTCTACGCTACTCCCCCCGGCAGTTTACAGGAACGGCAGCTTGCTCGACAGAGACTGTGGGCAGAGGGAAATTGTGTTGACTCGCAAACACGACTGTGAATCCCCATCGCCCGTACCCTGGACGCTCTTCCCACCACCCTTGGTTTTGGGGCGCATTGACTGTATGGTCTATCTTACGTCCATTTTCAAAACTTATCTAAGCATGTTAAACAGAGCAATATCTGCCTCGTGCGACGCGGATGAATCTATGAATGTGGACTTTCCAATCTCTGATTATGCATTTTTATTTACCTAAAAATAAAGACCATAAACGTTATTTTTTTTTTCAGTTTATTTTTGTTGTTTGGGGTACACACGGTATGGGCATCATAAAACCCCTCCATCTCACCAGCTAGTCGTATAAAACATATATTGATTCCGGCACAGGCTTTTCGTCCGTAGCGGTCCACCAGCTATAGAGAGTATCAGCCACTACTTTAGTACATAGCGGCGCATTGAGGTGGGCTTTATTACAACGCAAGACGCCAGAGGGGCAGGGGGTGATGGGTCTTTTGGATAAAGTCTGTCTGTACCCTGCGCTGTAAATAGCATCAAGTATGGCAGGGGTGTTTGATTTTTGGCCCAGTAGCATCTTGGCCATCATGTAGTTGGGCAGCACCCGTGCCTGGTCAAAGGGGTTGTGGTTGGTAACGCACATCAGCGTGTTTAGCGTCCACGTGGCGCCTATATACATCAACCTTCGCATCTTTAGAAGGGGGGTGATTGTCTTGGATATGTTACGCAGTATACACTCAATTTGCACAAAAAGCGATGATGTGGCGCGCTTTGTGGAGCAGTTCTCCAGGTACATCTGGATGATACACAGGGTAAAGTCTATAAGGTCGGTCGGGCGATACAGCACCAGCCTGTGCGACAGTATAACCGGAGCCACTCCGAGCACGTTTACCCGGTCTTCCAGGGGAGTCACCACAAAAAGAGAGAACCCCTTAAAGGCGGGCAGATCCAAGCACGAGCGCATGTAGGTCTCGCAGGATATCTCCGAGCCCTCCTGTCCGTCGAGGGTCAACATCAGTTTCTCCGACGACGCGTCTACTCTCATGTCAGTGACCGACGTGGTCGTGAAGGAGGGGGGTAGGCCTGGAACCTCTCTGACTTCTGTCACGAATCGAGGAGTCGCGTGCCAGACCAGATCGTCGACGATAGTTGTTACTGAATCGTCGCCTTTTGTGATAGCCTCTACCATTTCGTCCACGGTCGCGCTGTGGGCTAGCGGATCGATCTCGGCCCTCATAGTAGCGCTCATCACTAGGTTTGCCCAGCTGCTCCTCGTCAGACTGGGCCTCGTTGTCGTTAACTGGCAGGTCCCGCTTTGTGGAATTGAGAGCCGCGATGGAGTTTCTAACTCTCGCCACAAAGAGAGTAGATAGCTCTGTAAGATAAGCCTCGAGCCGGGTTTTTTTGAACACCGCCACACACAGCTCCTCCTCCGAGCGGTACGCCTCCTGGTGTGTAATCAAAAATCCAAGATGACGTGCCCTGAGGATGGAGAAAAAGTATGGCGCTAGCAGTAGGGAGATTGAGCTGTTGGAGTAGGAAACGGACATCTCCTGACCTTGGTTGTTGGTTATTCTGTTCATTTTGAAACAGCGTAGCAACTCCTGATCCCACAGACGAGATAGGCGCTCCATATCGGCCGTGTACGCCGGTATGTACCTAGACTGAAAGCTATTGGCCACGTATCCGTCGTCTCCCATTAGGTTTCTGATGTCGATAACCTCGTGCCCGAGTCCTCCCGCGCCGGACTTGGCGCCACTCCCGGGAAGGGCCGCTGAGCTCGCACCGGGCTGGGTACTCCCGTCTGCCGCCGCCTGGGAGACGCGCAGCAGTTGTTCGCGGAGGTGGGTGATCTCGCTCTCTCGGTCCCGGAGCTGATCCAAAAGCCCGCTATTCCCGGTTCTCAGGTCCTCTATGGTCTTAAACAAGTTGTTTACGTATCCCTCCAACATCCCGTTAATGCCGTTGATCACAGACGTGCGAAAGGCTTCTTGCACGGGCATGTTGCCGCCCTGTTTGGTTTTCCCGCTCTGCCCAAATCCGGGCAGGGAGGTGTCTACCTGCGCGCCGCTGAGCAAATTGGTACTCGTCTCGTTTAGATACGATCTAACGGTCTCTGTTATGTCCCCTATGTGCCGCATGCTTTTCATGTTGACGATGAGTTTAACCAGCCGCGACGCGGCGGAGCTGGAATGCAGCTCCTCTCCCTCGCCCATGAGCTTGTCCACGGCCTTGGAGGCCCACCCAGGGCCCTGGGCCTCGTCCTTTTTCCTGCCCACCAAAATCTTGACGGGTACCGTGTTGAGAAGCTGGCACAGTTTTGCGTGTTCCCGCAGGGCGTGGCAGTTACACACCTCGCCGCAGATTCGCTGTAGCGGTGAGTCGAACAGCACGCTGCCGTCCTTCCATATTGGCTGCCACAACACCAGACACTCTCCCCGCTTGCCCGTGGTCGAGTCTATCGCCACCACCTCTCTGCGGGTGTAGTGGTAGAATATATTCACCCTGTCGTAGTCCATGATGGCCACGCTGGCGGTGCACCTGGCCAGCTCCACCACGGCCTCCAACCCCTCTCGCAGGAGGCTGTTGGCCACATACAGTTTACCGGCCAGGTCACGCTCGTCCACGCAGCTCTCCAGCGAGGGAACGTCCGTGGGCAGCTTCCGCCACAGCTTAGGGTGGACGGTCGCGCCGGGGGCGCGCTTGAGCCGCTGGAGCGGAATCAGACCCAGACAGGCTATCCAGTCTATGTACTTGGCAAAGCTGGCGGTGCCGTCGGGTTCGCTGGCGGAGAAACACGCGGTTATACTGCGAACAAAGTCCAAGAGCGACATCTGTAACGTGCGATGCCACGTGGCAAAAATCTGTTCGGCGACTCGCACCGCTTCCCCCTCGCTGTACATTCCATACGTGGCGGCTATTTCCTCCGCGCTCACACCACGGCTGTCTAGGTGGGTTTGCCAATCCTTGGCGAGGTCCTCGTAGCGCGTAGCGTTGAGCGTGTTGGTCAGAATAGTCGTCTGTATCTGTCTAATAGCCGCCTCAGTTGACCGAATGGCGTTGTATACTCCCTGACCTTCTGTGTACCCTAGCTCCCCCATGAGGATCTCCTTGAAGAGCATTGTTTTGGGGGTTGGGTGAATAAGCACCCAACCCCCATCAGCGGATATTTGCTCCTCCTCACCCGGACTCTGGAGGCCAGTTGTAGCCTCAAAGCGCGGGGTGTTTTTCCGCTCTACCTTTCGCCCTTTGTTTGCATCAGCATAGCGAAGGCGTTTTTGCTTGGGTTCGATGGAGTCCGCCGACATTTTACCGGGGAGTAGAGGGACCGTGGATAGACGCTGCGAGGGCTCCGAGGAGAAAATAACGCCGCCTCGCCCCGTCGAAGATTTTAATCCGCAGCTTTTCCCAAACGAGGTATATTTGAACTTTACGTCTATGCACGGAATTCAGCCCGTTGTAGCTCGTATACGAGAGCTGTCAAGAAAAACGGTTTCTGCCGCTATGGTGCCGCCGTTAGAATGGTTTGAAAGGCTGCCAAGACTGGAAACTCCTCTAGATATAGAGCCGTTACATCTACCCTTTTCCGTATACCTCATTAGCGGGAACGCCGGCTCCGGGAAAAGTACGTGTATTCAGACGCTAAACGAAACCATGGACTGCGTCATTACAGGCGCCACCCGCGTGGCCGCACAAAACGTTTACACGAAACTTTCCTCGGCATTCGCAACCCGCCACATCAACACTATTTTTCAGGAGTTTGGATTTCGGGGAAACCACGTCCAGGCGCAGCTCGGAAAGTACCAATACTCGTGTTCCTCGAGCCCGCCTCCTATCGAGGAGCTGCAAAAGCGGGATATCGTTTACTATTGGGAGGTGCTCGTAGACATCACGCGCCGCCTTTTCGAATCTACGGCGTCCCGCGGTGAGTTTGAAAACATCAGGGCTCTGGAGCGCCTGCTGGGGCGTGCACCGGGATCCTTGACTAGGCTCGCCTTCTGCACCAACGGCTCGCTACCGGCGTTTACCAGAACCAATATCGTCATCATAGACGAAGCTGGACTACTTGGACGCCATCTTCTCACCGTGGTTGTTTACTGCTGGTGGATGTTGAACGCGGCTTACAAATCGCCGCAATACGCCGAGGGAAAGGTTCCCGTGATCGTGTGTGTGGGGTCGCCGACCCAGACAGATTCGCTGGAGTCTCGCTTTGAGCATAAAAACTTAAAGTGTCACGTCAGGTCGAGCGAGAACGTTCTAACTCATATTATAACCAACAGAACGATTCGTGAGTACGTTTCTCTATCCACCAATTGGGCAATTTTTATAAACAACAAGCGGTGCCAGGAGTACGAGTTTGGCGAGCTAATGAAGGTGCTAGAGTACGGGCTTCCGATAACGGAGGAGCACATGCGCCTAGTAGACACCTTTGTGGTCCCAGAGGCCTACATCAACAACCCCGCAAACCTTCCCGGCTGGACGCGCCTGTACTCGTCCCACAAGGAGGTGAGCGCCTACATGGCAAAACTGCACGCCCACCTGAAAGTGTCAGGAGAAAGGCAATTCGTGGTGTTTACTCTACCAGCGTACACGTTTGTGAAGACGGCGGCATTCGATGAGTATAAAAAGATAACCCAGCAGCCATCTTTGTCGCTGGATAAGTGGCTCGCGGCCAACGCGAGCAGGGTGAGTAACTACTCCCAGAGCAGGGACCAGGACGCGGGAAAGACGCAGTGCGAGTACTACTCGGAACACGGAGTAGTGGTGGCCAGAACGGACGTAACCTATGTCCTCAACAGTCAGGTGTCGGTTACTACGCGCATGCGCAAGTTTGTGTTTGGGTTCAGCGGCACGTTTGAAACGTTTGATGCCGTGCTCAAGGACGACGCGTTTATCAAGACTCAGGGGGAGACGTCCGTGGAGTACGCCTACCGCTTTTTGTCGACCCTGCTCTTCAGCGGCATGATAAACTTTTACAACTTTTTAAAGCGACCAGGGCTGGACGAGGGGAGGGTCCGGGAGGCGTACAGGCGCATGGCCGCTCTCACCGCCAAGCTGATTCCAGGCGCGTCTGTGTTAGAGAGCGCGTGCGATAATCCCAGCGGGGCGCCGCTAAACTTTAGGGGTTTGACCGACCCACCAGGCTTTACGGGCGGAACTACAAACGACTGGGATGACGACAACGACGTGGTGTTCGCGGCCCTGAACGAAGGAGCTATAGACATGTTATACTGCAACTACGAGTTTGTGAGACCAGAGACCACGCAGGAGGTTTACTCGCAGTTTCTGATGCTCAAGACTATGTTTGTGGGTAGATACTCCATATTCATGGACCTGTTTGGTGGGGACTTTGAATCTTCCCCCTTTGACACGTTTGTAGATAATATAAGCTATAAGGGGTGTGAGATTTTTGTGGGCAGTATGCGCGGGGGCGTCTCTTCGATCGCCCTCCAGACAGACAGCTACACGCTTATGGGGTACACGAGCGCCCCGGTCTACCCGTTTGTGGAGGAGCTGGCGCGCAGAAAGCTACACGAAGGAATCGCGGAACTCTTTGGGGCCATGAACATGCCTCGCATGGTTCTGCGCGACCAGCACGGGTTCATGTCGGTGCTGAACGTAAACCTGAGCGAGTTTGTGGAGTCGGTGGACGACGTGGAGCTGGACATGGCCACCGCGGTAGACTATGGGCTGAGCTCCAAGCTCGCCATGACTATTGCCAGATCGCAAGGGCTGAGCTTAGACAAGGTGGCCATATGCTTTCCCCGCAACAACCTGAGAATTAACAGCGTGTATGTGGCCATGTCACGCACCGTGTCGTCAAGGTTTCTACGGATGAACCTAAACCCGCTGAGGGAACGTCACGAGCGCGACACTGTCATAAGCGAGCATATATTAGCAGCCCTGAGGGACAGAGACGTCCAGATCGTGTATTGAGGTCAGGCACGCAAGAGTCGACAACCGACCGCGTGCGTGGTTTGCGCCAATGGAAACGTGTAGTCCTCCCGTTACGTTTATTACCTATGCTCTGTATGGAATAAAAACTTCTCCTGCTTGGACCCTCCCAAACTTTGAACAGGTTATTTGTAGCTGCGATTGGGGGTACAGACTGATCGCCGTGGGGGCAGAGTCTAAATGCGATGTAACACCGCAGGGCAGCTTCGTGATTCAGCACGGCGCCTCAATAACGGCGTTAGTGTTGGACTGTGGCGTAGAGTTTTGCTCGTACGCGTTTACTCACGCTGAGAACACTAGGGTCCCCCTGACCACCGAGGACGGGTCGGTACTGGTGGTTCCCTTCTGCGGCTGGGTCTGCGTAGGCCGGGACAGGTGCTTGCGTAGCATGTCCGGCGGGGTCCTTACTATAAGCTGGGATACGAGCCAGACAGCTTACATTAGCGTTGCCGTCTATCGCCCGCCTACCTTACAGTGTCACGCCCTAGACTGTACCCGTGCAGAAACTACCGTATGTTCCACCGCTGCCATAACCGACGCCTCCGAGTCAGATCCCTTATACGCCGACCAGGAGGGGGACCAGACGCAAGATCAAGATGGAGGTCACGATTTTTTGGAAACTATTCTGATGGAGTCTGATCTCTACGGTACCAACGGAGCCTCGGCGTTGCTGGAGCCGTGTTTTCCCTGCCTTTCCAACAACGACTGACGACGGACCACTCGACAAGAAAACAATTCCTCTAACCCCACCCTACCCCATTTAAAAAATGACAATAAAAAAGAGTTTATGTAAACAGATAACGTTTATTTGGTTTTTATTGATTGCTTGGCGGGTTTTTTACATGTGCCTGAGCGTGTTTCTTCTCGGCCTCGGTCGTCCCTGGTGCGGCTGTGTCTGCCTGGCTGCTGTGGATTGGGTTACAGATTGCCGCCTCTGAGCGTGGTTGGCCTCGCCGCGGCTGCCGCCGCGCTGGGTCTGTCCTTCGCCGCGGGGATTGCGAACGTCACCACGCGGTCGTTGAGACGACCGCAACGCACTTCCCATGGCCGCGTTCACTGGCGTGTCTGGCCGACCGATTGATTTTCTTCGCTGTGCTGCCATGGCCAGGGCCCCGAGCGTTCCAGAAGGCCTCTCCGAGAGGGCCAGCTGTCCGTCGCCACCCGCCCCGGCGTGTGGGTCGTAATGAGGCACAGAGTTGCGCCTAGACGACAGAGATCTGTGCCTGGGTCGCGCCGACACCTCCGGTTGCTGTCTGGAGGAAGCCGTGTGCGTTGGCGTTGTAGCGGCGGCAAGCTTGGCGGCGGCCCGGCTGTTCCTTTCTAGGAACCTGCGATAGTCGTCTGCGGTCGCAGCGCGTCCTCGCCCAAACACGTCCATCCTACGCAAGGACGGTGGTTGGTTTGTATCGGATAGAGAGAAGCGCGCCGCCTAGACACACTCACTTGGCTTGCGCGTCGGCTTCTATAACGTTATCCCTGTGGAGGTACACTTTATCCACCGCAGAAAATTCGTAAATGTACACGGGAACCACCGGATGTGTACGTCCGTCCGACGATCGCGTGTAATACTTTCTTGGTTTTCGCGCTTGAATTACAGACTGGAGCTGGTCTCTAATCTGCTTGGCGTGAGCTCTGCGACACAGGACGAACATCTGCAGGCTTTTATTGCTTCGCATGACCCGCTCCGAGGAGGGGCAGTGACGCTTCCTGCGGCGCGTCGAGCTTGCGCTGGAGAACGAGGAGGTTTTGGTGCACGCAATGGTGAATTTAGCCAGCGTCACGCGCAGGTCTTTTCTAATGGTGTCCGTCAGCTGACGGCGGCCGAGTTCGTCAATGGAGGATACCATAAACATGGTGTCAAAGCCGACATAGTTGGCGTTCTCTCCATCCGGGGCGAGACCCTTGATGGATTCCACGGAAAGGTCGGGTACGCAAAGCGGGGTTGGGGTGGAAGTGGTAGTGCAAGTTGTGCCCGTGGGGGCTGGTGGCCGCATTTCTGTAAGGTGGTCAGCTACTGGCCCGGTGACCACCTCTACTGGCCACCCCCACCCACTAAGCACGGTCAATGCGGACTCCATTTACTGTCGCGGTTAGGAACCGGTACCAACCTGTGCAGGTCTAGCTTATGTAGCCACCGGGTATGGGTAGGCGTTGTTTTCACCGTAACTTACTCAATCTGCCAGTCTACGGGCTTTCTACCTGTCTTCGTGAGGTACGCATTGGCCTCCAAAAAGTGCGGGCAGTCTCTGAAATTCACACGAGACAGGGGCGAAGGGTGTCCGTAGGTGAGCACCAGGTGGTGTTGTCTGTTCGGGGAGCAGGACTTCTGGGCGTGGGCGCCCCACAGCATGAAGACGAGCCCTTGGGACGTGGTACACAGCCTGTCGATAACCGCCCTGACCAGCCTGTGCCACCCCAGAGTGGCGTGTGATCCAGGTTTTCCGCGTGCGACCGTCAGCGTGGTGTTGATGAGAAGCACTCCCTGTTCCGCCCACCTTTCCAAAAACCCGTGCATGGGATGCCGAAACGACGGGTACGATTTCTGAACGGCCGAGTAGATGTTGCGTAAGCTGGGAGGCACGGGTACCCCCTTCCGGACGCTAAAGGCTAACCCGTGCGCCTGGCCCGGCGCGTGGTACGGATCCTGGCCCACGATAACTACACGCACCTTCTCGGGGGGCGAAAAGCGCGTCCAGGCAAAAATGTCTTCTTTTGGGGGGAAGACTTCTTCGCTAGCGCACCGCAGTTTGTATTCGTTGAGAAGAAGTCTCACGTACGGCTGTTGCATTTCCCTTTCTAGAATGGGACGCCATGAGGGGGCTATATTAAATTCCCGCTCGACGTCTTCCCACGAGCTCTGGCAGCTGGTCGTAAAGAGTGGGTGTGTGGATACGCTGGTGTTGATGAGAGCCACCCCCTGCGGTAGCCCACAGGGTCTCCTTCGTTTCGGTGGGGGAGCTCCTGTCTCACCTGGCGCCGGGGAGACGACACACGCCGGGCCAATTTCGCTTGTGGGGGTAGAACTATTTGATCCGTTTTCCTCTGGTGTTGTCTCGGGTATGTTTACATGAGATGCCTCGGTCTCGTGATCACAGGCGCTACTCATCTTTAGGTCTTTTGAAGATTGGCGTAGTAGGAAGCCGGTATACAACTGTCCTTTAATCCTTCGGCTATGTCCTTAGACTTTGGCGGCGACAAAAAGAAAGGCCCAGTAAAGCAGCCCAGGGGAGGCGGACCGAGAATCTCGTCTGGAGATGACTGAGATTGAGAAAGGGAATCATCTAAAGCGAAAAGCAGCTTCTCTTTAAAGTCTTGAGGCATGTTTCCATTTGTGACGTCTTCAGCCAATCCCTGAACGACTGCAAACGGATTAACCCAAACCGGTTTTGGAGGTGTGTCAACCCACAGAATAGCTTCAGGGGGGTTGCAGTGTGCCTTTACCATAATTCCGGTCGTTCGGTTGAGCAAGTTTTTGATGTTGGGAGATGTAAACAGTTGACCTTTCATTATCGGACCGCTACCGCAGCTGGCCTCTAAAATACGCTTGGGCTCTCCCGGTCCCCATGTGAAATCTAGCCTTGTTGCTTTGACGAGCTTGGTAGTTACTATCCATGCTAGCATATAGACCAGTTCGAGCCTAGCCCAGCAGCGCATAAACCGCCTCATTCTTTCGGGAGTCACGAAACTAAGTGGCGGTTGGAATTCTGTACATTGGTTTATGTACGGGCTTTTTTGCCAGACACACCCAATTAGGATTTGATACATCGGGTTGTTTGCGTTAATATAAACACATACAAGTTTACGATCAGGTTTAGTACCGACTCTATATGTAAAGCGTGTATAAAACTATGTTATGAGGGTCAGAGGTTAGATCCAAGCAACCCTTTGTTTCACAATTCAATAGAATCATAAATTTAACTTTGGCGCTAGCGCTAACGCTAGGGCTAGCGCTAACGCTAGGGCTAGCGCTAACGCTAGGGCTAGCAATGAGGCTGGCCACCAGCACCGGAAGCTTGTCATATTTGTGAGCCTGGAGCAGCCATTTTCCAAAATCTGTACTGTCATGTTTCTTGACCTTTGGATGTCATATCTGTGGACTGGAGGCAGCCATTTTCCAACTTGTGCATATGCAACGCCCAGGAAGCTGTAATATTCCCACCAGGAAGCGGTCATATGCCCAGGACGAGCAAGGCTGCGGGGGGCTTCGATCTAGAGGAGGAGGTCTTTTGGCAGCGGACCGCGGATAGGTAAAAGGTAAGACCTTTCAATGGTAGATACACCATTAGACCGCGCGGGGGGCAGTCGTCCAAGGGGGGCTTGCAGTATATTTAAGTGGGCTCATAAAAAATGTATGCGATCGTTCCGCAAAGTCACTTTGTTTTTTTGTTTGGTAGAAAGCCATTGCATTAGTGCGGCGTGAAAGTGTACCCAATTAACAAGATTGGAGAACAACAAACTGTCGACGGGACAGGATATGCCAAACATCAATAGAAGCTTGGATCGGTGCCAACTGTGACGCTAGCCAAAATTCAGCTAAGTTGCATTTACAGTTGACTTTGGGAGGGGGCGTAGCATGAATGGGGCAACATTTCATATTTCTTAGTGCATGCATATTATATACCCCCAATTAGCCCCCAATTGGCACATGGTAATATACCGCCATGGCGCCGTGCTTGGTATTGGTGGTGATGTTCACATAAACAGCCAGCTGGGGGTGTTTTGTTTAGGTGGGCTTTTGTGGTATATAGGTATGCACGCGCTGGACATTAGGGGGCGCCTTATTAATACGATGTGGAAAGCCCAGCTGCAATAGCATCAGTAAACAGTTTTCCATTCTAAAAATATCTATGGGATTATGCTATGCACTGTGGGTTTAAGATTGGCAAAAGATCTCCCCCATGCAAATGTTTTAGGGTAGGCTGTACATGGAATAGGTAAACGCTTGGGGGTCTTCTAACTCGGTTGCATTAAAGGGGTCAAGGCTTTGGTTTGGTTTTAAGGCGATTATTACAGCATCGTGTTTCAAGGCGCTGTTTGGGAAAAGGAGATTTCTGCAGGTGCAGTGGTTCCCCCGGGCCTTATATCTTGCAGCTTTAGAAATCTGCTTTCTCAAACGGAACTGTGTAATCGTCATAATGCTGCAGAGCAATTAAACCCAAAGATATCTATTTTTAAAGCTCCCCCTTTCGCGGTTGCCCCCACCCACACCCCTGCATAGGTTTTTGTAATAGGTTCCATATACCCAGGGCGGCGACTATTAACACTCTCTCAGACTGATAGTAAACTTTTTAAAAAAACAGCTTTATTTAAAAATGGGGGTACAAAACTTTACAGGTGTGGTAAAAAAGTTATTGGTTTCTCCGGTATCTTTGGCAGTTGTGGGGACATCGCATCTCCTCTGGTTCAGCGGGCTGTGTCTGAAACGCCCGTTGCAGGTCACGGACACGCTGACCCCCTTGTCTAATCAATGGGCTGGTGGACGCTATGTCTGGGTAGGGCACCGGGGGCACACTCTGCCGTCTCGGTCTCAGAAGCACATTGCCGCGCCGCCTAGCGGATTCATCCTCAGTTCGTCTGCGCACGTGTTGTGCGAAACGCCCACCAAATAGCCCTGCTCCCTCAGAGCTTCGGTCGACTAAAACAACCGCAACAGAGAAGGGCTCTGTTGCGCGGGGGCCAGCACCCAGGCGACTGGGGCCCGCGGCTTCGCTCGTGGAGCTGTCTCGCGGTGCCAGTGCCATAAACCTGCGCGCAAACTCCCGCAGGCTGCATCTAGGCCGCATGGGCCGCTCACCCGCAGAACTGCCAGATGGTGCAACGGGTTGGTCCCGGGGGGGTTCTTCAGACTCAGGCGTGAGTTCAGACACCAGGCAGATTATTGCAGAGTTTGAGCTTGTATGTGGGGATGCGGGCGCCGCCTCTTCCTCGTCGGGGATAAGCACTGGCTGATCGGTGGTATTCAGGCTGCCGCTAACATCGGCAGGTTCGGTGTCCCCATCGCTGTCCAGAGTTAAGTCTATAATTTCCCCGTTGTCCCCCCCGTTGGTGCGGGAGTTGGTTCTGGGCTGGCGTCTTCTCAGCCTGGCGCTGCGCCGACTAGCTGGTCCTGGGGCAGCCGGCCTTCTCCCCCGTCTGCGCCCTCTGGTGGGTGGCCCCGGTCGTGCACGTGCTGGTCTGGAGTCTTCTTGGCGGGGTGCCTGAGCAGAACTATTGTCTGTGCTGGTTTCATCGCTCGTATCTTCTGGGTCGGTTAGGTTGTTGGGGTCAACCTCTATGTCGCTGTCTGTTTCTTCCTCAGACGAAGAGCTCGATGAAGAGGAGTCAATGTATTCTACCCCTCTTCCGCGGGCTATTGGCAAGATCGGTCTCGACGCTACGCACAGTTCTGCTTGGACGATGAGATCCGTGACAAAGGGCACAGTGTCTTCGTGAAACATCGGCCAAAACTGGCGAGTGAGCTCTTCCTCGTTACAGCCATGCTCGCACAGTGTATCCATAACAATGTTCCGCATCACCAACGCTAGCTCTGGGGTCTCGAATAGCTGGTCGAGCCTTTCGACCAGCCAGTCCACCAGTGGCTGCAGTCGGGGAGCCCCGGCAGTCCCATTAGCGTTGAGGGGCACAAATGCCATGGGTCCGTTCCACGCAGAGATATTGGCGGGAGCATCGCCAGAATCCACGGCCAAAAATTGCCCCTCAAAACTGTCTTCGTCTTCTTCGCTGTCATAGTCAAAGTCCACGCTCACCTTTGTTTCTTTAAACTCGCTGTCGCTCTCGATGGTGTGCACCACAGATTCGACCGGCACTTTGCAAAGTGGACAGGTCGGGTTTTGTCGTATCCAGCGCGTAATACACACGTAGCAGAACGCATGTAGGCATGGAAGCGCCATAGAGTAGTTGCTGGGGTCCTCCAGGCAGATCGGGCATCGCTCTGCAACAGTTGCCATGGTGGCAGCGATTTGGAAGAGTTTCCAAATGAAAAGGCTGTATCAGCTGTTAAAACCAGGCTTGGTGCCATTCATATATCTGGCTGCAAAACTCACGTGGCTGTGCACGCCCATTCAACACCACCCATATGCTTAAAATTAGCATCTTGAACGCATGCCAAATTTGCACGGGATACGGTTCCAATTTATCGAACATCTGTATCTCAGGGGTATAGCATGGGGACCCGTTTGAATGCGATTGGTGGGCGGGAAACCCCCGGGTGAGCACACGGTGGCGCTCTATTCTCTGCGTGTGTACTACGCTGCTTTTTGGGGTTGCATAGTTAAGGGTTTGGCCATCGGTGCCATTTAACACAAAACGGTTTGCCCTAGCCCCCTGCCCTAGCCCCCTGCCCTAGCCCCCTGCCCTAGCCCCCTGCCCTAGCCCCCTGCCCTAGCCCCCTGCCCTAGCCCCCTGCCCTAGCCCCCTGCCCTAGCCCCCTGCCCTAGCCCTATTAAACTCCAGTTTATCTGCTCTAGGGGGGATGCCGCTATTTACCACCACACCCCCCCCCCAATTGGCCTATTAGCACACCTAACCTCCTGAGTGTGAGCGCGGTATAGACAAGCTGAGCATATAGTGGGGAGAAACTAATGGCAGTAGTGTTACTAGGGGTCACAGACTATATATCACACAAATGGACACATTGAGTCCTTTCTACTCTCCTCCTCGGACCAGCTTAGAAATGCTATAACCGTGGAATAGTACCAGTAGTAACTAGTTTACTATATTTCCCCCATTTTCCCCCTCCCCAACCATCTCCGGCCACGGTGTTGAGCCACTTCCCACCACCCGCGTCCCACTCCCTTGTCTTTACAGACCCACTCTGGCTCTTCTGAACCCAGTCTCTCTCTACCCGGGCCATATCTGGTCAAGGGTCACGGGCCCGCGCCCGAGAGAGAGCCTGGCCCCCCCAGCCCGCGTCTCACCCCCGCATTTGAATAGGGGGGCGTGGTCTAAGGGGGGGGGTCAAAGTGACGTCACTTCCTGTGACGTCACCGGAAGGGGCGTGGCCGGAAGCGGAAGGGGAGGAGTCCGGTAGTGACGTAGGCGGTAGTGACGTAGCGGAAGGGGAGGAGCAGGAAGGGGAGGAGCAGGAAGGGGAGGAGCAGGAAGGGGAGGAGCAGGAAGGGGAGGAGCAGGAAGGGGAGGAGCAGGAAGGGGAGGAGCAGGAAGGGGAGGAGCAGGAAGGGGAGGAGCAGGAAGGGGAGGAGCAGGAAGGGGAGGAGCAGGAAGGGGAGGAGCAGGAAGGGGAGGAGCAGGAAGGGGAGGAGCAGGAAGGGGAGGAGCAGGAAGGGGAGGAGCAGGAAGGGGAGGAGCAGGAACCATCAACCCGCCCATCAACCCGCCCATCAACCCGCCCATCAACCCGCCCATCAACCCGCCCATCAACCCGCCCATCAACCCGCCCATCAACCCGCCCATCAACCCGCCCATCAACCCGCCCATCAACCCGCCCATCAACCCGCCCATCAACCCGCCCATCAACCCGCCCATCAACCCGCCCATCAACCCGCCCATCAACCCGCCCATCAACCCGCCCATCAACCCGCCCATCAACCCGCCCATCAACCCGCCCATCAACCCGCCCATCAACCCGCCCATCAACCCGCCCATCAACCCGCCCATCAACCCGCCCATCAACCCGCCCATCAACCCGCCCATCAACCCGCCCATCAACCCGCCCATCAACCCGCCCATCAACCCGCCCATCAACCCGCCCATCAACCCGCCCATCAACCCGCCCATCAACCCGCCCATCAACCCGCCCAGTAAACAAAGACCACGCGGTCAATCAAAATTTAAAAAAAACTTTATTAAAAACAACCACTCAGCGATAGGGGAAAGCCTGGAAGTGCCCACCGATTGGGCAGACATGTGAGCAATAAGGAACGTGGGCTGCTAGATACAACGCCCCCTTCGTTCCTCACATGTCGTCCGGGGAGGGCCTTGTCTTCGCGTCAGCAGAGGGCGGGGCGGGGTTCAGCGTCAGCGGATGGAGGCGGGAGTCTAGGCGGAGTCTGCGTTGTGCTGGGCGGACACATAGTTGTGGATGTACTGATTTTTCTTGTTTTCGGCCGCAGGGAGGCGCTCCATCGTGTTCAGGAGAGGTACGGATTGCACCAGTCTCCTCCGTCCTCGTCGTCCGACACCACCTCGATCTTGATGGGAGCGCGGCGGAGGGCCTGGGCCACGCCGGGGCTCGGGCCGGGGTGCTCAACCACCAGCTCCACATCGCCGGCCCCGTCGATCTCGAGCTCGTCGTCGGGCTCCGGCAGGCACAGCTCCGTGGCCCCCATGTGCAGGACCGAGGTGGAGCGAGAGCCGAACCCGGGCTCCCAGTCGACCCGCGGGGCTCGGCGGCGGGGAGCCTCGGTGATGGGCAGCACCAGGGGCTCGGCCTCGGCGTCGGGCTCCAGCAGCGCCACCCGGCAGAACTCGCTCAGCAGCTCGGGGATCAGAAGCTCCGAGGGCTCCACGGCCCCAGCGCCGCGCCGGCCGCAGGCGAGGTACACGGGGCGCAGCCAGGCCCCGAGTCCCCATCGGTTGGCCGCGCGGTGGCTCTGCGCGGCGCCCTCCTCAAAGTCCGGGTCGTGGAACCCGAGGCCCTCGGCCTGGGCCCGCATGTCCTTGCAGCCGTCGTAGTCGGGCAGGACGCGCTGGCGGTACTCCCTCGGAGCCAGGGGAACGCGGGTGCGCTCGCCGGCGCGAGTGTCCACCGTGTAGGCCACGTTGGAGGAGCGGCACAGCCTCAGGGGCGCAGAGTCCGGGTACAGGCGCGCGAACGCGGCCTCGGCCCTCGCGAACAGTCCGGGCCCGAAGAGGGTGCTGGAGGTGAGGACCGCGCGGCTGAGGTGGCGCTCCCGGGGCCAGCGCACGGCGCAGGCGACCCGCGGAGTCAGGGCGGCCCGCATGTAGATGTGGTACTGGCTGATCGCGGGACCGTCCTGGGGCCAATCCTCGGTGGAGACCGCGTCCAGCACCAGGAGCTTGCGCCTGGCGGAGCCCAGGCGCAGGCAGAGGTACTCGACGCAGCCGGTGAAGGCCAGGTCCCCGGTCGACAGCAGCAGGACCCCCTGGGCGTTGAGGGCCGAGACGTCCGGGGCCCCGGTCCAGTTGCCGGCCCAGGCGTGGGACCGCTTGGTGAGGATGCGGTTCCCCAGGGCCGCCAGCAGCGCCGAGAGTCCCCCCTTGAGGTCGGACCAGAGGGGCTCGCGCCGAGAGCCGCCGGGGCGGGAGGCCGGGAGTCCGCCCAGCAGGTCCTCGTCCTGGAGCGGGGAGTAGAGGACCACCACCTTCACGTCCTCGGGGTCGGGGATCTGGTGCATCCAGGCGGCCCTCCGTCTCAGCGGGCCGCTGGCCGCCAGCTCCCCGAAGCGCGCGCCGTCCCGGGCCGGGGGGCCGCTGCAGCGGGCCGCGATGGTGGCCAGGGCCTGGGGATCGAAGGTGAGCGCCGGGCGCCAGGCCTCGGGGAACAGCTGGTTGTCGATGAGCTCCGCCACCAGCTCGGGGGGACAGTAGGCCGCGCAAGCCGCGTCGCTGGGCCGCGGAGTGTGGCAGTCTCCGCGGGGAACGCGCCTGAATCCGCCCCGACGGTCGGGGCCCTCGGCTGGCATGGGTCCCAGGGCCCGGGGAGCCTGGTGGCCCGGGGTGGCCACCCTGCGCTTGGGGGCCGGAGGGCTGTCGACCGGCCCCGAGGGATCGTACCCCCGGGCGGACGAGGAGAAGGAGGCCGAGGCTCCGGCCTGGGCCGCCGGCTCCAGGGGCTCGGAGCGCCGCTTGCCGCTCTTGCCCCTGGGGCGCCCGTGGATGGCACGGTCGTCCGAGGAGGAGCCGGGCATCGCCTCCTGGCTGAGGTGGGCCGGGGAGGCGGCCGCCTGAGGGGAGCGGGCCTTCTGCGGCTGGTGCTGCTGCCCCCGGGAGCGGGCGTTTGTCTGGGTGGCCCGGCAGCAGGTGGCGGTCGTAGCCCCGGCGCCTCCGCCGCTCTGGGAGTGCTGGGGGGACTGGGAGTGGGACGAGGGGACCGTCGCGGACTGCTTCCCGGGGACGGTGGGCCACAGGGGCGGCAGGGTCTGAAGGCTCCCCTCCGCGGCCGCGGAGCCGGAGAAGGGCTCGCCGCCGGGCGAGGACGATGAGGGCTGCTGGGACCGAGTCGGTGGGGCCAGCAGGGACACGGCCTCCCCCAACATCCCCCCGACCAGGCTGGGTATGCTGAACACGGCCTGGGTGACGGTCCAGGCCGAGGCCCGGGCCCGGGCCCCCTCGGCGTTGTAGCGCACCAGCGGCGCCACGGTCCGGGCCACCACCAGAACGGCGCGCACCGCGAGGCGCAGCTCGTCGGAGCCCAGGCGGTGGGTAGGGTCAGAGTCCCCGAGGAGCCTGGCCCGCTCGACCAGGTCCCTGAGTTCGTAGAGGGAGAGGGCCGCCGTCTCCAGCCCGGCCGGGTTGGAGCACAGCGCCTCGGGAGGGCAGGCGGGAGAGGGGATCTCGCTGGGGTCCAGTCCGGGGACGGCGGACGCCCCGCCGCGGAGGCGCAGGAGGGCCTCGAAGACGGCCTGGCAGGCCAGCACGCAGGCGTCCCCGAGCTCCCTGAGTCTGAAGGCGGACGGCCTGGGCGCCCTGGTCCCCGGAGCGGCCGCGGCCGCGGCAGCCTTGCGTCGGGGCCCGAGGGCCGCGCAGACCCGGGTGTACGCTTCGCGGACGCGGACCGAGGGCGCCGGGGCCTCGGGCTGTTGCTGGCTGGCCGCGGCAGCGGCGGCCTGGGCCGGGTAGCCGGCCACGGCGGCGAGTGAGTCCGGCCTCCCCGCCTCGTCTCTCGGGTAGGCCATGTCCGCGTAGGCGCGCCGGAGGCTCTGGAGGATGAAGCTCTTCTGAGTGCGATCGTAGCGGCGGCTCATGGCCACCGAGGCGGCCGCGTGTGGCAGGGCCCAGAGCGCGTTCCCGGCCGCCATGGCGTCCCCGATGTGGGGCAGGGGGTTGGCCACGCTCCCGGTGATGAAGGACCCGTGTCCGCGCGGAGCGTGGATGAACTTCTGGCAGAACTGCGCCAGGTTCTGGTCTTGCCCGCTGAGCTTAGAGTTCTGCAGCCAGGACATGGCTTCGCGGCTCTCGAACACCATGCGGACCAGAGCGTTGTACTGCTTGGTGGAGTCCCCCATCTCCGGCACGAAGACCGGTACTGGGGCCTGCGCCTCGGCGTAGCGCGAGGCGGCCAGGACTATCTCGGGGTCGTCCCACAGCCCGTCCCGCGAGTCCCCGGTCCCCCCGTATCGCACCCTCCCCATCGGTGGTGGATCCGACCCGGGCCAGGGGTCCCCGGACGGGGTGAGAAGCGGCTCGCGCTGGTAGACGCCCGGGGCGCACGAAGCCGCCGCCGGGGCCGATGCTGCTGCTGCCGCCGCCCCGGTAGCCTGGGATGAGTTCATGTCCAGCAAGTCCCACACGGCCGTCTGCGGGGCCTCCTCGGCCGGTGCCTGGGTCTGGGTCTGGGGTATGGGTCTGGGGTTGGCCCGCTTGCGCTTCGACGCTCCCGCCAGAGCCGATTTCGGACGCTGGTCCTTGGGGAGCCGGTGAGGGCTCCGGCCCGGCGGAGAAGCCATCCCCGCGGGCGGTTCGGGCCTCTCCAGCGTCTTGGCCAGATTGGCCTCGCGGACGCCCTCCAGGTACTCTAAAATGCGAGCCCCCGGAGGGAGGAGGCCTCCTCCCGGGCGGCTGGGAGCGGGCGCCGAAGCTGGAGCCGGAGCGGGTGCGCCGGGGGAAGCGGCGCCGGAGCGGCAGCTCTTCGGGGTGGCGGCCCCAGCGGCCGGGCGATCCCCTCCGGAGGACGGCCCGGGAGAGCCGGCGGCCGACGGGGTTTTCGCGGCGTTCTGCGAGTGCCGCGGGCGAGGGGTCTCCTCCTCGCCGCCTTCGTCGCTGTCGCTGTCGTCGGAGGACGACGAAGAGGAGCTACTCGCCCCGGCACCATCCGCCTGGTCGTCCTCGTCCATCGAGGACGAGGACGAGGACGACGATGAGATGGAGATGCTCCGGACCCGGGGTGCCGGGGACCCTCCGCCCGGGGAGGCCGAGGATGGAAACTCGGGCTGCGGGGACCCCGGGCAGGTCTCGGTATCGCTGTCGAGGGCGACCGGGTCGGCCGCGTCCCCACCGCCGGGTGATGAGGAGCCCGTGGCCCGGCGACCGTTCCCCGGGGCCACGGAGGAGTGGACCATCTTCAGCATCGCGGCGAGCCCCGGAGCCGGGCTGGGTGCCGGGGACGCCGGCTGGGCGGCAGCCGCCGGGGTAGGAGGACCGCCGCTGCCGGCGGCCGAGGGCGACCGCTTCGCCTTCCCTCCGCGGGGCTCGGGAGTCGGAGACGGCGGAGGGATGACCACCGCCGGGGTGGAGAGCGGAGCGTCGTCCACCCCGAACATGTTCTGGCTGCCGTACAGCAGGTCGGGCGCGGCGGGCTGGGTGAACCCCTCTTCGGCCGCGCTGGCTGCGCGGATGAGGGGGTCCTCGCCGAAGTCGTTGCTCTCGATGAAGTCGTAGAGGTCCGGGGCGAAGTCGCTGCGCTGGCTGGCCATGGCGTGCTAGCTCCGGCTTCGGGGTCGAGAACCAACCGCACGAGAAGGCTCGCTCGGAAGACCGAGAAGGGAAGGTTGGCGGGTGGCCGGTGGCGGGGTTCCGCGGCGGGCGCTCGGACGACGGGCGCCGCTTCTCTACCCTGGAAAAGCAGAGGCGGAAAAGATGTTGAGTTGGAGCGGAGCCGAATGGTAAAAGGGAACGCGGGCGGCCTGGGCCTCTCCCCCGCTTGGGTGGTAACCACGCCCCGTCAGATATCCAGGCTTCCGCGCCGAGCTCCGCCGAGGCAGAAGCCGCCCGGGTCTGCCCGGGGAAGGTATAGCCTTCGCCGGCTTCGAGGTAAGTATCCCCACCGCGCTTCGACCGCTAGGTCGAAGCGGGCCTCGGAGCCACCCCCTCGGGACATCGTTGTTGGAGGGGTTCCATGGCCTTTTTGGCACTCGCCCCGTTCTCTAACGCTCTCCCCGGGAGAAGAAGCAGATCGAAGCCGGTCGTGTCCCCGGGGAGCTCTTACCTCCGCAAGCCGAAGAAGGAGTGCCAAGAGCGGGTAAGCTTTCCAAGATGCGATCGATAGTCCTCGAAGGCTGGCTGGTCCAGTGAGCTGAAAGGCTCTCTAGTCCGCGATGCTACGATGGGTAAGCAACAGGTGCTTTATACTACTACGATGGAGTTTTGCCTTCCCCCTAGTGGGAGTGGCCAGCCCACACTATCGATTGTGATTGGCCGTTGATGATGGGCGGTGGGCGTGTAGCGGCTCTAGCCTATGGGGCCCGGTCCCGCGCTTTGCATTTGCATGCGCTTTTCGCCTCCCCCCCGCTCCAACCAATTAGAACCCGTGTGTCGTTTCTAATTTGCGTATGTCTCCTCCCAGGGAAGCGCGTCGCGCCAACGGGATGCCGAATAGCGCCTCTCATATGCATAAAGGTGAACGCCCCTGGACGCCATGACACCTCGATGCACATCTCATCTGCATGCGTCTCCTCCCCGGGAAGCGCGTCGCGCCAACGGGGTTCGTGATCGCGCCGCTCATATGCATAAAGACGAACGCCCCTGGACGCCATGACACTTCCTGGTAAATCTCATCTGCATACTGACGAGCTTGGGAGGAGCCGAGGGAGTGGGCTTCAAAAGTAATTTCAATAAAAATGGCGAGTGCGATATTTCCGACCGAAACGGAAATGATGTAAAAAAAGTGGGAGGGGGAGGGGGAAAGGTGGGCGTGAACGCGTCTCTGTATTTCCCGGTTGAATCTCATTAAAGTTATACCAATTAAAACATGTATCGCTATCGCGTGTATTTTGGGCGGGATGATATCTACGTGTGCTGATTTACATATTATCTCACAAGGAGCCAGGCGGTGGCGCTGTTTCAAAACACGGTTTTACATGCGCCTTCATACACGTCCGCACGAGGGCGCCCTCGTGTGTTAACCCTCACAGATGCGGTTACTACATCTAACCGCTTCGTGGCGCCATGTAGTCCATTAACATGTGACGCCACGATGTGACGCTATACACACACGCGCCGGCCCCACCCCATCGACGTAACACGGCGCCCCTCCCAATATTCAAATGACATGAGGGGGCGTGGCTTGAGACAGCTGTGTGGGGGGAGATGCCCGGTACCCACCTTCCACCCACGTCCACACCCCCCCCCATGCCCCGCCCACGGTTTTTTTTGAGAGCCGACCGCACACACGCACAATCGTTGTACCGTGTAAACGGTTTCGATCCGTTACATTTTCCCACGGGTACCGGGTCATACATAAAATACCTAAAGCGCCCCCATCCATACACTCCGGGAGATACACATCGATGTTTCACTTTTTATCGTTACACACTACCCCCCGTTATCGATTTTTTTTGCCACGCGTGTACAGAGGTGCCCCTCCCCCCAGTATGGATAAGGGGGGGGTGTCAATAAAATTTTTGCGCGATGAAACCTAGGGGAGGGTGCACGGTTATTGAGGGTGGGGGGGGGGCAAAAATTTTTGAGCGCAACAGATAGCATGGCTGGGTTACGGTGTGCGGCTATGGGGGGGGGCGCTAAAATACGGTTACCCGGCACATACTCTCGTCGAGGTATGGGCCGGGTCACGGTACCCACTAGTTGGCACGGTGCCATGCGCGCTCCCGAGACGGGGGGTGGGGGCGTGGAACGGATAAGAAGTCCGAACACGTAGTGTTCGCACTTTGTTGCAATAATTATTATTATAACTTATTGGTGATTGGTGCGAACGGGCCTCTGGGCCAATCAGGGTGCAGGATTTGTGCCACGGGACGCGTTTCCAATTTTCGTCCGATAATCGATAATCTGTCGATTGCAAAGGCGTGGTGATGTACCGGTATCCGCCTCCCTAAGGGCGGAGAATATGGAACTCGTGTATATATTACCCTGCGGATCACCAGGTGTGGGTACACACGCAGCTTGAAGCTTAGAGCCTTTTAACGTGCATCCACACCACGGAAAACAGGGCAAGGTAAGTGGTATCGCGAGTGGGTCTGCCCATGAGATCGGTGGTGGTCGGTGGTCGGTGGTCGGTGGTCGGTGGTCGGTGGTCGGTGGTCGGTGGTCGGTGGTCGGTGGTCGGTGGTCGGTGGTCGGTGGTCGGTGGTCGGTGGTCGGTGGTCGGCCCATGGGGGAGGGCCCACTAATTGATGGGTGTGGTTATAATGTTTTTCCATTCGTTATCTCCAGCAACCCCAGCTCCGGCGACCCCGGCCCAGCCCAGCTCCGGCGACCCCGGCCCAGCCCAGCTCCGGCGACCCCGGCCCAGCCATGCCCCACGGACAGCCGTGCGGGGCGTGCGACGGATCCTGCCGCATGGCCCAGCGGGGGACGCCGTCCACCAGCCCCCTCATCCCGTCCCTGACCCCCTCGCCCCCGGCGGGGGACCCGTCCCCACGCTCCAGCCAGCGCATCGACGCCGTGCGCGTGCCCGCGAGGCTCCCCGGCGGCTCGGACCATCCGGAATACGGAATGCCGCTATCCCCGCGGGCCCTGCGCCCGTACCTGGCCCGGGGGCCAGGGGCGTTCTGCGCCCCGCCGTGGCGCCCCGATGTGAACCGCCTCGCGGGGGACGTCAACCGCTTGTTCAGGGGGATATCCACCTCCTCGATCCACGTGACCGAGGACTCGCGCACCCTGCGCAGGGCGCTGCTGGATTTTTACGCCATGGGGTACACGCACACGCGCCCCACACTCGAGTGCTGGCAGTCCCTCCTGCAGCTGCTGCCCGAGCAGAGCTTCCCGCTGCGCGCCACGCTGCGGGCACTGAACTCCGAGGACCGGTACGAGCAGCGGTTCCTGGAGCCGCCGAGCGACCCCCCGAATACCCTCTTTGGGGAGGAGTGTGACGTGAGCGGCGACGAGTCGCCCTCCGAGGAGGAGGAAGAAGACGAGGCCAGCGGGGAGAGCAGCGTTTCGGAGTTTAGCCCCGAGGAGGAGACTGCCAGCAGCGAGTACGATAGCTTTTCGGACGTGGGGGAGGACGACTCGAGCTGCACTGGAAAGTGGTCTAGCAGCGAAAGCGAAAGCGATAGCGAGTCCGATGCCCCCACCAACAACCACCACCCTACAACCCGCGCTAGCGCTGCCAAAAAGCGCCGCAAGCGCCAACCCCCCAAGGGTGAGCGTCCCACCAAAAGCGCTCGCCGGTGAGTCGGATAGGTGTACGCATGCACGCTTTCCAAAACACACCAACGCTACGTTCTAACCAGTAAAACCACCACTCGTTGTCACCCCGATGAACCGCAACCCCAATACACACCTTTTGACCTCTCCCTCCACACCTCCAAAACCCACTCGCCAACCCACCCATACCACCCAAAACGAGTAACCAATAAAAACATCGTTGACGGCACTCTCTGTAGTTTGGCTTCGTTTATATGGTTGTTTTTTCCCCTCTTGCTTGGCTGGGATGAATAGTTGGGTGCTCCGAGCCCCGGCTGGGGGAGCGGTAGCGAAAAAACGGTTGTTGTTTAGCGTTGCTCATCCACGCGACTCGGGGCGAGGTCGGGGGAAAGCGTGAATGACAGCGCCATCACACCCAATCCCCGACGGCTATTGGAGAGATAACAACACCCACGCAGAGGGAGGGAGAGCTATGGGAAGGGTGGGGTGGGGGGGAGGAGGAACATCTATAGCTACCTAAACCACGCCAGCAGGCGTGTGTGTGTTCCCGCGATTCCACGCCCCGCCGAGGAAATACAGCTCGCGGAGGGCCGCGCGCAATCAGTGCGCCCGATCTCCCGGCCACTGAACCACAACGGCATGGACGGCGCGTACGGCCACGTCCACAACGGCTCCCCGATGGCCGTCGACGGCGAGGAGTCCGGAGCGGGGACGGGGACGGGGGCGGGCGCGGACGGGCTATACCCGACCAGCACGGACACCGCGGCGCACGCGGTCTCGCTGCCGCGCTCCGTGGGGGACTTTGCCGCGGTCGTGCGCGCCGTGTCGGCGGAGGCAGCGGACGCGCTCCGGAGCGGCGCCGGGCCGCCCGCGGAGGCCTGGCCGCGCGTGTACCGCATGTTCTGCGACATGTTTGGTCGCTACGCGGCCAGCCCCATGCCCGTCTTCCACTCGGCGGACCCGCTGCGCCGCGCCGTGGGGCGGTACCTCGTGGATCTCGGCGCGGCGCCGGTGGAGACCCACGCCGAGCTCAGCGGCCGCATGCTCTTCTGCGCGTACTGGTGCTGCCTGGGACACGCGTTCGCCTGCTCGCGCCCGCAGATGTACGAGCGCGCGTGTGCGCGGTTTTTCGAGACCCGGCTCGGGATCGGGGAGACGCCGCCGGCGGACGCAGAGCGCTACTGGGCCGCGCTACTCAACATGGCGGGCGCCGAGCCCGAGCTGTTCCCCCGCCACGCAGCCGCCGCGGCGTACCTGCGCGCCCGCGGCCGCAAGCTCCCTCTCCAGCTGCCCTCGGCCCATCGGACCGCCAAAACGGTGGCCGTGACCGGCCAATCGATAAACTTTTGAAAAATATACTCACTATATACTAAACCCCAATTCCGCGAGTCTGCCCCTGTTTGTGTTTCCGTCTCTCTATCCATTTCCCCCACCAATACCTCAACTATCGAGCGGGCGTGGGGACCCGGGGAGAGACCACCAGGCCTCGCCGGTTTTCTCTCTCTCCGTTGGGGGGGGGATGGTAGGGATTGGTGGGTGAGGTGGTTGTGGTAGTCATTGTGAGTAAACCAACGCAGACTGCTACTGGGCAAAAAAACAAAGGGGAAGGCCGAGCGGGGGAGAGCGGTAGGGGAGGCCGAGCGGGGGAGAGCGGTAGGGGAGGCCGAGCGGGGGAGAGCGGTAGGGGAGGCCGAGCGGGGGAGAGCGGTAGGGGAGGCCGAGCGGGGGAGAGCGGTAGGGGAGGCCGAGCGGGGGAGAGCGGTAGGGGAGGCCGAGCGGGGGAGAGCGGTAGGGGAGGCCGAGCGGGGGAGAGCGGTAGGGGAGGCCGAGCGGGGGAGAGCGGTAGGGGAGGCCGAGCGGGGGAGAGCGGTAGGGGAGGCCGAGCGGGGGAGAGCGGTAGGGGAGGCCGAGCGGGGGAGAGCGGTAGGGGAGGCCGAGCGGGGGAGAGCGGTAGGGGAAACGCCGCCTGGGATGAGTGGGACCGAGTAGTGTGTGATAGGCACTAGAGGGCGCCAGCGTACAGGGGAGTGTACCCACCAAAACTCCAACACCACGGAAAATATGGTTTACGTTTTTTTATTAAAAAAGCTGAAACGCTCAATACCACAGACTTTTCAGAGATACAGATTATTTACACCGTTCCAACTTCGGCCTCAAACGGCCACGGGGGTGTCTTCGGGGTTTTCTGCAGACACGTGCGCGCGGCTGCGGGGCTGCCTGGCCCCTCTGGGGTGGGGGTCAGGGGAGCTCTGGAGATCCAGCCGCATGAAGCTGGTATTTACTTCCTGGAAGGCGTCTTCAGTGACGTGCAACTGGTACTCGAATCCCAGCTTCATCACGTAGCGCTCCGATGGGATAGGAATCCTCTTCGGCCCCTGCCAATTTGTGATCCCCTCGGCGATGGCGGGGGGAACCTTGGCGAATGCTTCTTCCGGGAGAGTGCTGGGGTCCGCGCTGCTGGCATCGGCGGCGTCGGCCCTTATGTAATAGCGCTCGTCCGCGGGTTCCTCCTCGCCCTCGTAGTACACCTCCGGGTAGAGGAACGGCAGGCGGACGAAGGTTCCGTCGTTCAGCTGCTTGTAGAACCTCTTCTCGATCTTGGGCAGCGGCAGGGCGGAGTAGCTGAGCACCTCTCCGGCCACCACCCCCTCGACCGGCACGCGGCACGGCACCTCGCTGGGTGCGACGGGGAAGTAGCCCGTGGGGACCTTGGCGAAGTACCCCTCGTTCATCTCTTCGCGACACCGCCTGAAGTAGGAGCGCCCGAGCATGCACCCGAACGGGTTGAACAGGTGCTTACGCTCGCCTCTCGGCGCCTCCTCGCCGCTGGAGTTGGCGGCCCCCCCGGCCGCGGCTGCGGCGAAGGTGGGGGCCAAGACGAGGTGGGGCGGGTTGGCATTGCGGCGGCGAGCGAGCGCGCAGCGGAAGACCTCGGTGCCGGCGGTGGCGGCTGTCATCATGTCGGAGTTCATCACGTCTGTTATCTTCAAAGGTGTCTTCTCTCTTTTCTCCCTTCAAAATGGAGGGGATGTTGTGCAGGGCTAGGCGGTGGTGGGTGTAAAGGCGAGGCTTTTGCAAGGCAAGAAACCACTGCTCAACCCACAAAGCGAGGTGAGGTACTGGCGAGAGTCCCCTACCTTTTAACGTGTGGATGTCCGGCCGAACACTCCCCAGAGTAGGCGTTCCATCCACGTCACGTCTCCCGCCCGGCGGGCGGCGGGCGCCCGCGGGTCCCCGGGGCGGGGCGGCGTCGCGGCGGCGGCCGTGGACCGAGCGGGCGCGGGAGCGCGCGAGCGCCGCCTCGGGGCGCGCATCCCCCCCCTCCGACGGCCGCCGCCGCGGCAGCGGCCGCCCCGGGGCGGGAATTTCCCGAAGGCGCGCGGGGTCGACCACCGCGTAAATCACCCGCTTAACTGTGGGTGGACGAACTAATGAATTCGAGCTATGTTTGGAAAACCCACACTCACCCACTACGGTGTCTTCTCCACCCGCCGCTCTTAATTTGAGCGGATGATTATGCTCAACGGTGGTCCATGGTATTGTCTCAAACAGTTTTCCACACACGAAGGGAGGCTGCCAAGATTTATGAAACTCATCTGCTATCTCTGCGTATACCATTCGTTTAGGACCGGGTATCAGGTCAAACACCGGCTTGCACAAGTCTGCTGCCCCCAGCACCCAGAGGTGATAGGGCTGATTAATGATAAGGCTGGAGTTGAGATGGTTATAGCCAGAGAGTACAGAGAGCCACTCTATGCTCACACCCATTCTATCTTCGTGGTAAACCACCCCGTTTCTATCTAGAGCTATAGCTGTAGCCCCCCTGGTTCTGACTATTGGCCTACACGCCTTTGGTAGGGTCAATAAACTCGATGAAAATCTGTAGAGATCGGCGGAGCGTACCACTATGGGTATTCCAAGCGGTTCAGATGCCAATACGAAACATTGTCGGCTCAAAAACTCCCACAGATGTCCATCGACGTCGATGGAACTGTTTGGCAATGCTTTGTGTCTGTCGACAACTGTAACAACTGTAATTAAGACCACACCCATGTTATTAACAAATGGGTGGGTTGAACCAACTCCATAAATTTCAGCAGAGCTGCTCTAGATACACACTCTGTTGTGAAAAAGACTCGCCGTGCGCCAAGCCCTATAGCTTTATAGGCACACGCCCACGGCATCGGAATGGAAAATAAACAATGCGACCACCTAACCGACTGGTTTTCCACTACGAGCGACGCGTCAGAATCGATGGACACCACGCCTCCGCTACCACCTCCCACACCCTCGGTGGATCCCAGCTACAGCGGTGCGGCCGCGGACGAGGACCTGTACTCTGACATAAGCGAGGGCGATCTAGAATACAGCGACTGCGATAGCGCCTCTGAAAGCGATGAGGATGACGACGATTGTCTTATACCATCCAAAGAGAAAGCTAGGGAAGTGGCTGCTTCGTTTGGGTACACGGTCATCAAAACGCTTACGCCTGGTTCGGAGGGACGTGTGATGGTGGCAACCAAAGATGGCCAGCCGGAACCGGTCGTGTTGAAGATTGGTCAAAAGGGAACTACTCTCATCGAAGCCATGATGCTGAGGAATGTGAACCATCCCTCCGTGATACAAATGAAGGACACCTTGGTATCGGGGGCGATAACGTGCATGGTCCTGCCTCATTACAGCTCGGATCTGTACACCTTTCTGACTAAGGAATCAAGGCGCATTCCCATTGATCAGGCTTTGATTATAGAAAAACAGATTCTCGAGGGGCTGCGGTACCTGCACGCACAGAGGATCATCCACAGAGACGTCAAGACTGAAAATATTTTCATAAACAGCGTTGATCAAGTATGTATAGCTGACTTTGGGGCCGCCCAATTTCCCGTTGTGGAACCCGCGGACCTGGGCCTGGCTGGTACCGTCGAGACCAACGCCCCGGAAGTTTTGGCCAGAGCAAAATACAACTCCAAGGCAGACATATGGAGCGCCGGCATCGTCTTGTTTGAGATGCTCGCCTATCCATCAACTCTATTCGAAGACCCTCCGAGTACCCCAGAGGAGTATGTGAAAAGCTGCCACTCGCAACTACTGAAGATAATTTCAACGCTCAAGATAAATCCGGAGGAGTTTCCTCGAGACCCCGGGTCGAGGCTCGTGCGCGGATACATCGAGTATTCTAGACTCGAGCGCAAGCCCTACACGCGCTACCCCTGCTTTCAACGCGTCAACCTGCACATTGACGGGGAGTTTCTGGTTCACAAGATGCTAGCGTTCAATGCCGCGATGCGCCCATCGGCCGAGGAGCTGCTGTCATACCCAATGTTTGCACAACTTTAGGATGACTAACCTGTTTCTGGGAGGAGACAGCGTGGGCGACGGTGTATAAAGTTGGTCTGCTTTCAAGCCCTGCCACTGCGCTACAGTGCCACCAACTGTAAAGCGGTAGTAAGCTGCAGTGATGTTGACTGTCTTAGCAGCCCTGAGTCTGCTCAGCTTGCTTACGAGCGCAACCGGACGGCTCGCCCCAGATGAACTCTGTTATGCCGAACCCCGCAGAACTGGCAGCCCACCAAACACCCAGCCCGAACGCCCACCCGTAATATTTGAGCCCCCAACAATTGCGATTAAAGCTGAATCCAAGGGTTGTGAGCTAATTTTATTAGATCCACCCATAGATGTAAGCTATCGCAGAGAAGATAAGGTGAATGCGTCCATTGCTTGGTTTTTTGACTTTGGCGCTTGCCGGATGCCCATCGCATACAGAGAGTATTACGGTTGTATTGGCAATGCTGTTCCCTCCCCAGAGACTTGTGATGCGTACTCATTTACCCTTATTAGGACCGAGGGTATCGTGGAGTTTACCATCGTAAACATGAGCCTCCTGTTTCAGCCTGGAATATACGATAGTGGCAATTTTATCTACAGCGTTCTCCTGGACTACCACATATTTACAGGACGTGTAACGTTGGAAGTGGAAAAGGACACAAACTATCCCTGTGGCATGATTCATGGACTCACTGCTTACGGAAACATCAACGTAGATGAAACCATGGACAACGCCAGCCCACACCCGCGTGCCGTGGGGTGCTTTCCCGAGCCCATCGACAACGAAGCGTGGGCAAACGTTACATTTACTGAATTGGGGATACCAGACCCAAACTCATTTCTCGATGACGAGGGTGATTACCCGAATATATCAGACTGTCACTCGTGGGAGTCATACACCTACCCAAATACGCTGAGGCAGGCCACAGGACCCCAGACCCTGTTGGTGGGTGCGGTTGGACTCAGAATCTTGGCGCAGGCATGGAAGTTTGTCGGTGACGAAACATACGACACCATCCGCGCAGAAGCAAAGAATTTAGAGACCCACGTACCCTCAAGTGCTGCAGAGTCGTCTCTAGAAAACCAATCGACACAGGAGGAGTCTAACAGCCCCGAAGTTGCCCACCTGCGAAGCGTCAACAGCGATGACAGTACACACACGGGGGGTGCGTCGAACGGCATCCAGGACTGTGACAGTCAGCTCAAAACTGTGTATGCCTGCTTGGCTCTAATTGGACTCGGCACATGTGCCATGATAGGGTTGATAGTTTACATTTGTGTATTAAGGTCAAAACTGTCCTCTCGGAATTTTTCGCGCGCGCAAAATGTAAAACATAGAAATTACCAGCGACTTGAGTACGTTGCTTAACACCTGTCAAATAAAAGTTTCAAATCAAAAACATTGTTGTCTGTAATAACTGAGTGTGGTTTTAAAAATACTAAATCGCGGCAATTCCGGAAATAGCCCCATACAAAAGGGAGGGTTGTTGGTGTTTAGAAAATAGTTTCCCCGTTGATGAGTTTCGCGTAGAGGTCTAACTCATCCGCGATGGGGTTCATCTATGCGCGCAAACTGTTGCTGTGCATGGCTGTTAGTATATACGCCATAGGGTCCACTACAACAACTGAGACTACCACCTCTAGCTCGTCCACGTCTGGGAGTGGCCAGTCTACATCCAGTGGGACCACTAATAGTAGCAGTTCTCCCACCACGAGTCCACCTACCACATCTTCATCTCCCCCCACATCAACCCACACATCCTCCCCATCTTCAACCTCTACCCAATCGTCGTCAACGGCGGCGACAAGCTCGTCTGCACCCTCTACAGCGTCCAGCACAACCTCTATTCCAACATCCACATCAACAGAAACCACCACAACAACCCCAACCGCATCTACAACGACCCCAACAACAACGACCGCGGCTCCCACAACGGCCGCTACAACCACAGCTGTTACTACAGCCGCGTCTACATCAGCGGAAACCACCACAGCTACTGCGACTGCTACCTCAACCCCAACCACAACTACGCCTACGTCCACAACAACTACTACAGCTACCACCACTGTTCCAACAACCGCTTCTACAACAACTGATACGACCACAGCAGCAACGACCACAGCAGCAACGACCACAGCAGCAACGACCACAGCAGCAACGACCACAGCAGCAACGACCACAGCAGCAACGACCACAGCAGCAACGACCACCGCGGCTACTACTTCCTCTGCAACCACCGCGGCTACCACCACCGCGGCTACCACCACCGCGGCTACCACCACCGCGGCTACCACCACCGCGGCTACCACCACCGCGGCTACCACAACGGGGTCTCCAACCTCTGGTTCAACATCTACTACAGGGGCTTCCACGTCCACCCCCTCAGCTTCCACTGCCACATCTGCCACTCCCACATCGACGTCAACATCAGCTGCGGCTACTACATCTACCCCTACCCCAACTTCAGCTGCAACATCAGCAGAGTCTACCACAGAGGCTCCAACATCCACACCCACTACTGATACGACCACCCCTTCGGAGGCAACCACAGCTACTACATCACCGGAGTCTACCACAGTTTCAGCCTCGACTACCTCTGCTACGACCACGGCATTCACAACCGAGTCCCACACATCGCCGGATTCGTCTACTGGGTCTACATCCACAGCCGAACCCAGCTCAACGTTTACTTTAACACCTTCTACTGCGACCCCCTCCACGGATCAGTTCACAGGGTCATCTGCCTCAACAGAGTCTGACTCGACCGACTCTTCCACCGTGCCCACGACTGGGACTGAATCTATAACAGAAAGCTCATCGACCACCGAGGCGTCAACTAACTTGGGATCGTCAACCTACGAGAGTACCGAAGCCTTGGAAACTCCAGACGGGAATACAACTTCCGGAAATACCACCCCATCACCTTCCCCGCGTACCCCAAGCTTTGCTGATACCCAACAGACCCCAGACAATGGTGTATCAACCCAACATACCACCATCAATGACCACACCACCGCCAACGCTCAAAAACACGCAGGGCACCACAGAGGTCGCGCAGGGGGTCGTCGGGGTAGCCCTCAGGGGGGGTCACACACAACACCACACCCAGACCGTTTGACTCCTTCTCCAGACGACACCTATGACGATGATACAAATCACCCTAACGGTAGGAACAATTCAATAGAGATCGTGCCTCAGCTCCCGCCAGACCGACCCATCATAGAGCTGGGGGTGGCGACTCTCAGAAAAAACTTTATGGAGGCGTCCTGTACTGTGGAGACTAACTCAGGCTTGGCGATTTTTTGGAAAATCGGCAACGCAAGCGTAGACGCGTTTAATCGGGGAACTACTCACACTCGGCTGATGCGCAATGGGGTACCGGTTTACGCCCTCGTATCTACGCTTAGAGTTCCGTGGTTAAATGTTATTCCACTAACAAAAATTACTTGCGCTGCTTGCCCCACGAATCTAGTCGCCGGCGATGGGGTGGACCTCAACTCATGTACCACCAAATCAACCACAATACCGTGTCCGGGCCAACAGCGCACCCATATTTTTTTCTCTGCGAAAGGGGACAGGGCTGTGTGTATCACATCAGAACTGGTGTCCCAGCCCACAATAACTTGGTCAGTTGGATCAGATAGGTTGCGTAACGATGGATTTTCTCAGACGTGGTATGGAATACAGCCCGGGGTGTGTGGTATACTGCGCAGCGAGGTTCGCATTCACCGCACCACCTGGCGCTTTGGATCAACATCAAAGGACTATCTCTGTGAGGTCAGCGCATCGGACTCAAAGACGAGCGATTACAAAGTGCTACCCAACGCCCACTCAACTTCCAACTTCGCTTTAGTGGCTGCGACCACGCTAACAGTGACAATTTTATGCCTGCTGTGCTGCTTGTACTGTATGTTAACCCGCCCCCGAGCGTCTGTATATTAACTCAAAAATTATCCCTTGGCCTTTACAACCAGTGGTGGCGTGTATGCAGAAGCGTGCCACCGCCCTGGTACGTGTTTTTCAATAAACGAAGCATGTCTACCTTCAAGCTTATGATGGATGGACGTTTGGTTTTTGCCATGGCAATCGCGATCTTGAGCGTTGTGCTCTCTTGTGGAACATGCGAGAAAGCCAAGCGTGCGGTTCGAGGACGCCAGGATAGGCCAAAGGAGTTTCCACCACCCCGCTATAACTATACAATTTTAACAAGATACAACGCGACTGCGCTAGCATCACCGTTTATTAACGACCAAGTAAAAAATGTTGACTTGCGGATTGTTACTGCTACGCGCCCATGTGAAATGATAGCGCTGATCGCTAAGACAAACATAGACTCAATCCTGAAGGAGCTGGCCGCTGCCCAAAAAACTTATTCCGCCAGACTCACCTGGTTTAAAATTATGCCAACGTGTGCAACGCCTATACACGATGTTAGTTATATGAAATGCAACCCGAAGCTATCATTTGCAATGTGTGATGAGAGATCAGACATACTATGGCAAGCTAGTTTAATTACTATGGCTGCTGAAACTGACGATGAACTTGGACTTGTACTGGCAGCCCCTGCACATTCTGCCTCGGGACTGTATCGCCGTGTTATAGAAATCGACGGAAGGCGAATTTACACGGACTTTTCTGTAACTATTCCCAGTGAACGGTGTCCGATTGCCTTTGAGCAAAACTTTGGCAATCCGGATCGGTGTAAAACTCCAGAGCAGTACTCGCGGGGAGAAGTTTTTACACGTCGGTTTCTTGGTGAATTCAACTTCCCACAAGGAGAGCATATGACATGGTTGAAGTTCTGGTTCGTCTACGATGGTGGAAACCTACCAGTGCAGTTTTATGAAGCCCAGGCATTCGCAAGACCCGTGCCTCCGGATAACCACCCTGGATTTGATTCTGTTGAGTCGGAGATTACACAAAATAAAACAGACCCGAAACCAGGCCAGGCGGACCCCAAACCCAATCAGCCTTTTAAGTGGCCCAGCATCAAACACTTGGCCCCAAGACTCGATGAGGTGGATGAGGTCATAGAGCCCGTAACAAAGCCCCCAAAAACGTCTAAGAGCAACTCTACGTTTGTGGGCATCAGCGTCGGTTTGGGTATCGCCGGCCTAGTATTGGTGGGCGTCATTCTATACGTCTGCTTGCGTCGGAAGAAGGAACTGAAAAAGTCTGCACAGAACGGCTTGACTCGCCTACGCTCGACCTTTAAGGATGTTAAATATACCCAGCTTCCGTAAACAGTGTTGCGTAACCTGCTGGGAGGTGTCCACGGCCTTAAAGCTTCGCGGTTTGGAGATATAACGCACAACCTACAACAAACGCGACACAGCAAGTAGTAGTCGCTATGGCCAAACTCACTGGGATGTTCAGCGCTGCGATATTACTGTCTATGGCTATATGCTCAACCGCAATCATATATCGCGGAGAACATATGAGCATGTACCTAAACGCCAGCTCTGAGTTTGCCGTGTACCCCACTGATCAGTCCCTTGTTTTGGTTGGCCACTTGCTCTTTCTCGACGGACAACGCTTACCCACCACCAACTATAGTGGGCTGATCGAATTGATTCATTACAACTACTCCAGCGTTTGCTACACTGTTATCCAAACGATATCGTATGAATCATGCCCGCGTGTAGCCAACAATGCTTTCAGATCGTGCCTCCACAAAACTTCTAAGCACTACCACGACTATTTCCGAGTCAATGCCTCTGTTGAAACCAACGTTCTCTTAAACATCACAAAGCCACAGCCTACAGATTCCGGGGCGTATATCCTTCGCGTAAAACTTGACCACGCGCCAACCGCAGATGTTTTTGGAGTTTCCGCCTTTGTTTACGATCTAAAATCTAAAACGGTCCCCGATCCAATGCCCACCACACAAACGGTAGAACCTACAACGAGCTATGTGTCGACTCCCACATACGACTATACCGATGACGTAACCACCGAAACTGAATCCACATCAACATCTACCCAACAGGCGATGACCTCCACTCAAACCCCTAGCGCTACATGGGGAACCCAGCTAACCACAGAGCTGCCGACAAACGAAACTGTGGTTATTGGTCAGGAGGCCCTGTTATGCCATTGGTTCCAGCCATCGACAAGGGTGCCGACCCTGTATCTGCATCTGTTGGGACGCACTGGCAATCTCCCGGAAGATGTTCTACTGGTCGAAGACTCTGAGTTTCTTCGTACCACATCGCCTGCACATAGGCCTTCTGCATCACCCGCTGACGGTGATGATTTTAAACAGACAAACTCAACTTCCCTTAAGGCGCGCAACAAGATCGTCGCAATGGTGGTTATCCCGACCGCGTGTGTACTAATGCTCCTGTTGGTGGTTGTCGGTGCCATCATAAACGGTGCCGTGCGCAAACATTTATTGAGTTGCGCAAGCCGCAGGATCTACCGCTCCGGACAGGGGGGCGCATCGGCGGCCGAACGGAGACGGCTGACTTGCGGTCCTACTTTAGCCGCGTCATCGGAGTCGCTGGCCGACGATACAACGTCATCACCTCCAACCCCCAAACCTTCGAAGAAAACCAAGTTGGAGACCGATCCGCTTATGGAACAGCTGAACCGGAAACTGGAGGCCATCAAAGAAGAATCATAGTTGTGGGGGTAGATGGGGTTGGTATTAAAGTTTGTGTATTATCGATTTTATATTTATTAAAATTTGTGAAACATAAACATCTTGTGCAATGTTTACATTATTTGTGATTGGGACGGTCCACTGGGAGGTGGTACAACTCGGGTTTAAAGCTCTGGATGTTTGGTAGGAAACTCACAGTTCTCCACTTTGGCGTCAAAGCAATCAGACGTCTAATTCGAAGTAGAACGTCACAATGGAGCTGTTGGCCGCAAGTCGCGCTTGTATATTTTTTGGGCTAGTAACAGTACTCGATGCGTGGGGAGTCCAACAAGTTGAACTTTCCGAGGGGGCTTGGGCTATGATCGACGGAAGGGACGTTTTAACCCCTACTAACACAACTACTCGGGTCACAAAGGCCTGGACGTTTTTGGAAACCCCTCCCGGTTGCGCTGGCGACATATCAGTTAAGAAGGTGTGCGTGAGCCATAGTCTGTGCGAAGATAACATTATAATAGGAAAGCACTGTAACCTCTTAACTGGGGAACATGGCATTGCGTTGGCCGAGTTTAACGTAGTAAACGGATCGCTGCGCAGAACAGACGATGTGTACTTTGTGAATGGTACAGTCTTTCCAATCCTTGCCGAAACCCGCAGCGTCCTACAAATCCATAGGGCAACCCCCTCTATCGCAGGGGTTTACACCCTCCACGTTTCCATCGACGGAATGATGAAACACTCCGTCGTGCTGCTCACCGTCAAGAAGCCGCCCAAACAACCGCAACCACGCTTGCGCGTTAAGACCCCGCCACCCGTAACCGTTCCTCAGGTTCCCGTAAAGACCCACACGGATTTTGTGGTGCACGGATACCACTCGCGCGTGTACGCTGATGGCGAATCTTTCGAGCTGTCGGTGAACCTGGAGTCACATATCGTAGAGCCCAGCTTCAGCGCGGAGATTCAGTGGTACTATATGAATACATCATCGTCATCATGCGATCTATTTCGAGTTTTCGAAACCTGCATCTTTCACCCGACAGCCATGGCCTGCCTGCACCCGGAACAACACACCTGCAGCTTCACATCCCCCATCAGAGCGACCAAGATCCTACACCGGGTGTATGGAAACTGCAGCGATCATGGAAATTCGTGGCCTTCTAGGTGCCATAGCACTCTGCTGGGCAATCGTCTATACTTTATTCAACCAGCACAGAACAGAGTGGACCTGTTGTTCAAAGACACTCCCGCGTCGGCTACCGGGCTGTATGTGTTTGTATTATTGTACAACGGACATCCGGAGGCGTGGACGTATACGCTGCTGTCAACCGCAAATCACTTTATGAATGTGCTTACTGACGTGACCCGCCCACGGCTAGGAGAGCACTTTTATACGGACCTCGGGCACAAAATCATCACTCCTCATCCATCTGTAGCTACCACTGAAGAGTTGGGAGCTTGGACTCGACACTACCTCGCCTTTTTGCTGGTTATTATCTGCACGTGCGCGGCGCTGCTAGTTGCATTGGTGGTGTGGGGCTGTATTCTCTACATCCGAAGCAACCGTAAGCCGTATGAAGTGCTGAACCCCTTTGAAACGGTTTACACGAGCGTTCCAAGCAACGACCCCTCGGACGAGGTCTTGGTGTTTGAGCGCCTAGCTTCGGACTCTGACGACTCCTTCGACTCTGATTCAGACGAAGAGTTGGAATACCCACCACCTCCCAAACCAGCTCCACAGCTCCCACCATACCAGTTTGTAGACGGGGGAGACGCCCCTAGCGGCAGGTCCGGATTCAAGGTTTGGTTCCGCGATACACCCGAGGCGTCCCCGGTTCCTCTTCATAAACCAACGCTACAGGGTCCAGACTACAGCCGGGTAGCGTCGAAGCTAAAGTCGATACTAAAATGAGCAGCAACAGCGATAACACAGAGTGCTTCGGGGGAGTCAACTATGCCGAGGGAATGCGCAAGCGTAAACGCAACCCTGTCAGAAACAGCACCTTTCAAGAGTATCTCGACGCGCGTAACGCGCGTTATCCCAGATCCGGCTCAACCTCCGATTCCGACGAGGACTACACAACCAGATCAAAGTACGAGTCAGATGTCAGCGAGTTTAAAAAAATGATGGATCTGGAAACTCTACCTCCCCCAAAGGCTGAGCCGCAAGCTCAGAAGGCCGAGCCTGATGCTGCGAAGGAGGAGCCAGTCAGCACCACTAGCTACATCTTAAACGAATGGGTGGCTCCTATGATTGGGCATTTTCTGGCAATGTGTATGTATGAGTTGCTTTTCAAATAAAAACAAACATTAACCCCTGTAAACATCCGTTTGTCTACTGTGTATGATAGAGTTAAACCCAACCCTAGAGAGTTATGTATTTAATCCCCTGGGACCCCGCGGAAGTCATATATCCCTCGGCCCCCTCATTTGGGCGCACATTGCCTGCCCGGCGGCAGTCTTACTCCCTTAGCTCGCCCTCTTGCATAAGATAAACTATTCCCCTCCCAGCTAGTTTCACCCACCAGATTAAGCGAGGTTTTCCCTCTCAGCGATCACTTTTCACCACCGAAGAACAGGCCCTCATCGGTTTCCCTCCGTGTTTTCCCATCCATCTATCCAACCACTACATTTTCATGGAGAAGGCGGAGGCTGCCGCAGTTGTTATACCCCTGTCAGTTTCCAACCCCAGCTACCGTGGAAGCGGTATGTCCGACCAAGAAGTAAGCGAAGAACAATCTGCTGGAGATGCCTGGGTGTCTGCAGCAATGGCAGCCGCAGAGGCGGTGGCTGCTGCCGCTACCTCCACCGGAATTGATAACACTAACGACTACACGTACACCGCTGCTTCTGAGAATGGGGATCCTGGTTTCACACTAGGCGATAACACCTACGGACCGAACGGTGCTGCCTCAGGGTGCCCGTCTCCCCCATCACCGGAGGTAGTGGGTCTAGAGATGGTGGTTGTGTCGTCGCTCGCTCCTGAGATCGCGGCAGCCGTACCAGCAGACACGATTTTTGCTAGCGCAGCAGCCCCGGCAACCCGCGTAGACGACGGTAACGCTCCGCTGCTCGGACCGGGGCAAGCGCAGGACTACGACTCAGAGTCAGGATGTTATTACAGCGAGAGCGACAATGAAACGGCCAGCATGTTCATACGGCGAGTCGGACGTCGACAGGCCCGCAGGCACAGGCGGCGGCGCGTGGCGCTTACTGTCGCAGGCGTGATCCTGGTTGTTGTCCTATGCGCGATTTCCGGCATCGTTGGGGCGTTCTTGGCACGCGTGTTTCCGTAACACCACCTTTTACCCCACAACAGCCCCTCGCCCCCCTGGTCGACCAGCTACCGGACGTCTCCCAAGCCTCGTCCACCCACAGTTAAGCGGGTGATTTACGCGGTGGTCGACCCCGCGCGCCTTCGGGAAATTCCCGCCCCGGGGCGGCCGCTGCCGCGGCGGCGGCCGTCGGAGGGGGGGGATGCGCGCCCCGAGGCGGCGCTCGCGCGCTCCCGCGCCCGCTCGGTCCACGGCCGCCGCCGCGACGCCGCCCCGCCCCGGGGACCCGCGGGCGCCCGCCGCCCGCCGGGCGGGAGACGTGACGTGGATGGAACGCCTACTCTGGGGAGTGTTCGGCCGGACATCCACACGTTAAAAGGTAGGGGACTCTCGCCAGTACCTCACCTCGCTTTGTGGGTTGAGCAGTGGTTTCTTGCCTTGCAAAAGCCTCGCCTTTACACCCACCACCGCCTAGCCCTGCACAACATCCCCTCCATTTTGAAGGGAGAAAAGAGAGAAGACACCTTTGAAGATAACAGACGTGATGAACTCCGACATGATGACAGCCGCCACCGCCGGCACCGAGGTCTTCCGCTGCGCGCTCGCTCGCCGCCGCAATGCCAACCCGCCCCACCTCGTCTTGGCCCCCACCTTCGCCGCAGCCGCGGCCGGGGGGGCCGCCAACTCCAGCGGCGAGGAGGCGCCGAGAGGCGAGCGTAAGCACCTGTTCAACCCGTTCGGGTGCATGCTCGGGCGCTCCTACTTCAGGCGGTGTCGCGAAGAGATGAACGAGGGGTACTTCGCCAAGGTCCCCACGGGCTACTTCCCCGTCGCACCCAGCGAGGTGCCGTGCCGCGTGCCGGTCGAGGGGGTGGTGGCCGGAGAGGTGCTCAGCTACTCCGCCCTGCCGCTGCCCAAGATCGAGAAGAGGTTCTACAAGCAGCTGAACGACGGAACCTTCGTCCGCCTGCCGTTCCTCTACCCGGAGGTGTACTACGAGGGCGAGGAGGAACCCGCGGACGAGCGCTATTACATAAGGGCCGACGCCGCCGATGCCAGCAGCGCGGACCCCAGCACTCTCCCGGAAGAAGCATTCGCCAAGGTTCCCCCCGCCATCGCCGAGGGGATCACAAATTGGCAGGGGCCGAAGAGGATTCCTATCCCATCGGAGCGCTACGTGATGAAGCTGGGATTCGAGTACCAGTTGCACGTCACTGAAGACGCCTTCCAGGAAGTAAATACCAGCTTCATGCGGCTGGATCTCCAGAGCTCCCCTGACCCCCACCCCAGAGGGGCCAGGCAGCCCCGCAGCCGCGCGCACGTGTCTGCAGAAAACCCCGAAGACACCCCCGTGGCCGTTTGAGGCCGAAGTTGGAACGGTGTAAATAATCTGTATCTCTGAAAAGTCTGTGGTATTGAGCGTTTCAGCTTTTTTAATAAAAAAACGTAAACCATATTTTCCGTGGTGTTGGAGTTTTGGTGGGTACACTCCCCTGTACGCTGGCGCCCTCTAGTGCCTATCACACACTACTCGGTCCCACTCATCCCAGGCGGCGTTTCCCCTACCGCTCTCCCCCGCTCGGCCTCCCCTACCGCTCTCCCCCGCTCGGCCTCCCCTACCGCTCTCCCCCGCTCGGCCTCCCCTACCGCTCTCCCCCGCTCGGCCTCCCCTACCGCTCTCCCCCGCTCGGCCTCCCCTACCGCTCTCCCCCGCTCGGCCTCCCCTACCGCTCTCCCCCGCTCGGCCTCCCCTACCGCTCTCCCCCGCTCGGCCTCCCCTACCGCTCTCCCCCGCTCGGCCTCCCCTACCGCTCTCCCCCGCTCGGCCTCCCCTACCGCTCTCCCCCGCTCGGCCTCCCCTACCGCTCTCCCCCGCTCGGCCTCCCCTACCGCTCTCCCCCGCTCGGCCTTCCCCTTTGTTTTTTTGCCCAGTAGCAGTCTGCGTTGGTTTACTCACAATGACTACCACAACCACCTCACCCACCAATCCCTACCATCCCCCCCCCAACGGAGAGAGAGAAAACCGGCGAGGCCTGGTGGTCTCTCCCCGGGTCCCCACGCCCGCTCGATAGTTGAGGTATTGGTGGGGGAAATGGATAGAGAGACGGAAACACAAACAGGGGCAGACTCGCGGAATTGGGGTTTAGTATATAGTGAGTATATTTTTCAAAAGTTTATCGATTGGCCGGTCACGGCCACCGTTTTGGCGGTCCGATGGGCCGAGGGCAGCTGGAGAGGGAGCTTGCGGCCGCGGGCGCGCAGGTACGCCGCGGCGGCTGCGTGGCGGGGGAACAGCTCGGGCTCGGCGCCCGCCATGTTGAGTAGCGCGGCCCAGTAGCGCTCTGCGTCCGCCGGCGGCGTCTCCCCGATCCCGAGCCGGGTCTCGAAAAACCGCGCACACGCGCGCTCGTACATCTGCGGGCGCGAGCAGGCGAACGCGTGTCCCAGGCAGCACCAGTACGCGCAGAAGAGCATGCGGCCGCTGAGCTCGGCGTGGGTCTCCACCGGCGCCGCGCCGAGATCCACGAGGTACCGCCCCACGGCGCGGCGCAGCGGGTCCGCCGAGTGGAAGACGGGCATGGGGCTGGCCGCGTAGCGACCAAACATGTCGCAGAACATGCGGTACACGCGCGGCCAGGCCTCCGCGGGCGGCCCGGCGCCGCTCCGGAGCGCGTCCGCTGCCTCCGCCGACACGGCGCGCACGACCGCGGCAAAGTCCCCCACGGAGCGCGGCAGCGAGACCGCGTGCGCCGCGGTGTCCGTGCTGGTCGGGTATAGCCCGTCCGCGCCCGCCCCCGTCCCCGTCCCCGCTCCGGACTCCTCGCCGTCGACGGCCATCGGGGAGCCGTTGTGGACGTGGCCGTACGCGCCGTCCATGCCGTTGTGGTTCAGTGGCCGGGAGATCGGGCGCACTGATTGCGCGCGGCCCTCCGCGAGCTGTATTTCCTCGGCGGGGCGTGGAATCGCGGGAACACACACACGCCTGCTGGCGTGGTTTAGGTAGCTATAGATGTTCCTCCTCCCCCCCACCCCACCCTTCCCATAGCTCTCCCTCCCTCTGCGTGGGTGTTGTTATCTCTCCAATAGCCGTCGGGGATTGGGTGTGATGGCGCTGTCATTCACGCTTTCCCCCGACCTCGCCCCGAGTCGCGTGGATGAGCAACGCTAAACAACAACCGTTTTTTCGCTACCGCTCCCCCAGCCGGGGCTCGGAGCACCCAACTATTCATCCCAGCCAAGCAAGAGGGGAAAAAACAACCATATAAACGAAGCCAAACTACAGAGAGTGCCGTCAACGATGTTTTTATTGGTTACTCGTTTTGGGTGGTATGGGTGGGTTGGCGAGTGGGTTTTGGAGGTGTGGAGGGAGAGGTCAAAAGGTGTGTATTGGGGTTGCGGTTCATCGGGGTGACAACGAGTGGTGGTTTTACTGGTTAGAACGTAGCGTTGGTGTGTTTTGGAAAGCGTGCATGCGTACACCTATCCGACTCACCGGCGAGCGCTTTTGGTGGGACGCTCACCCTTGGGGGGTTGGCGCTTGCGGCGCTTTTTGGCAGCGCTAGCGCGGGTTGTAGGGTGGTGGTTGTTGGTGGGGGCATCGGACTCGCTATCGCTTTCGCTTTCGCTGCTAGACCACTTTCCAGTGCAGCTCGAGTCGTCCTCCCCCACGTCCGAAAAGCTATCGTACTCGCTGCTGGCAGTCTCCTCCTCGGGGCTAAACTCCGAAACGCTGCTCTCCCCGCTGGCCTCGTCTTCTTCCTCCTCCTCGGAGGGCGACTCGTCGCCGCTCACGTCACACTCCTCCCCAAAGAGGGTATTCGGGGGGTCGCTCGGCGGCTCCAGGAACCGCTGCTCGTACCGGTCCTCGGAGTTCAGTGCCCGCAGCGTGGCGCGCAGCGGGAAGCTCTGCTCGGGCAGCAGCTGCAGGAGGGACTGCCAGCACTCGAGTGTGGGGCGCGTGTGCGTGTACCCCATGGCGTAAAAATCCAGCAGCGCCCTGCGCAGGGTGCGCGAGTCCTCGGTCACGTGGATCGAGGAGGTGGATATCCCCCTGAACAAGCGGTTGACGTCCCCCGCGAGGCGGTTCACATCGGGGCGCCACGGCGGGGCGCAGAACGCCCCTGGCCCCCGGGCCAGGTACGGGCGCAGGGCCCGCGGGGATAGCGGCATTCCGTATTCCGGATGGTCCGAGCCGCCGGGGAGCCTCGCGGGCACGCGCACGGCGTCGATGCGCTGGCTGGAGCGTGGGGACGGGTCCCCCGCCGGGGGCGAGGGGGTCAGGGACGGGATGAGGGGGCTGGTGGACGGCGTCCCCCGCTGGGCCATGCGGCAGGATCCGTCGCACGCCCCGCACGGCTGTCCGTGGGGCATGGCTGGGCCGGGGTCGCCGGAGCTGGGCTGGGCCGGGGTCGCCGGAGCTGGGCTGGGCCGGGGTCGCCGGAGCTGGGGTTGCTGGAGATAACGAATGGAAAAACATTATAACCACACCCATCAATTAGTGGGCCCTCCCCCATGGGCCGACCACCGACCACCGACCACCGACCACCGACCACCGACCACCGACCACCGACCACCGACCACCGACCACCGACCACCGACCACCGACCACCGACCACCGACCACCGACCACCACCGATCTCATGGGCAGACCCACTCGCGATACCACTTACCTTGCCCTGTTTTCCGTGGTGTGGATGCACGTTAAAAGGCTCTAAGCTTCAAGCTGCGTGTGTACCCACACCTGGTGATCCGCAGGGTAATATATACACGAGTTCCATATTCTCCGCCCTTAGGGAGGCGGATACCGGTACATCACCACGCCTTTGCAATCGACAGATTATCGATTATCGGACGAAAATTGGAAACGCGTCCCGTGGCACAAATCCTGCACCCTGATTGGCCCAGAGGCCCGTTCGCACCAATCACCAATAAGTTATAATAATAATTATTGCAACAAAGTGCGAACACTACGTGTTCGGACTTCTTATCCGTTCCACGCCCCCACCCCCCGTCTCGGGAGCGCGCATGGCACCGTGCCAACTAGTGGGTACCGTGACCCGGCCCATACCTCGACGAGAGTATGTGCCGGGTAACCGTATTTTAGCGCCCCCCCCCATAGCCGCACACCGTAACCCAGCCATGCTATCTGTTGCGCTCAAAAATTTTTGCCCCCCCCCCACCCTCAATAACCGTGCACCCTCCCCTAGGTTTCATCGCGCAAAAATTTTATTGACACCCCCCCCTTATCCATACTGGGGGGAGGGGCACCTCTGTACACGCGTGGCAAAAAAAATCGATAACGGGGGGTAGTGTGTAACGATAAAAAGTGAAACATCGATGTGTATCTCCCGGAGTGTATGGATGGGGGCGCTTTAGGTATTTTATGTATGACCCGGTACCCGTGGGAAAATGTAACGGATCGAAACCGTTTACACGGTACAACGATTGTGCGTGTGTGCGGTCGGCTCTCAAAAAAAACCGTGGGCGGGGCATGGGGGGGGGTGTGGACGTGGGTGGAAGGTGGGTACCGGGCATCTCCCCCCACACAGCTGTCTCAAGCCACGCCCCCTCATGTCATTTGAATATTGGGAGGGGCGCCGTGTTACGTCGATGGGGTGGGGCCGGCGCGTGTGTGTATAGCGTCACATCGTGGCGTCACATGTTAATGGACTACATGGCGCCACGAAGCGGTTAGATGTAGTAACCGCATCTGTGAGGGTTAACACACGAGGGCGCCCTCGTGCGGACGTGTATGAAGGCGCATGTAAAACCGTGTTTTGAAACAGCGCCACCGCCTGGCTCCTTGTGAGATAATATGTAAATCAGCACACGTAGATATCATCCCGCCCAAAATACACGCGATAGCGATACATGTTTTAATTGGTATAACTTTAATGAGATTCAACCGGGAAATACAGAGACGCGTTCACGCCCACCTTTCCCCCTCCCCCTCCCACTTTTTTTACATCATTTCCGTTTCGGTCGGAAATATCGCACTCGCCATTTTTATTGAAATTACTTTTGAAGCCCACTCCCTCGGCTCCTCCCAAGCTCGTCAGTATGCAGATGAGATTTACCAGGAAGTGTCATGGCGTCCAGGGGCGTTCGTCTTTATGCATATGAGCGGCGCGATCACGAACCCCGTTGGCGCGACGCGCTTCCCGGGGAGGAGACGCATGCAGATGAGATGTGCATCGAGGTGTCATGGCGTCCAGGGGCGTTCACCTTTATGCATATGAGAGGCGCTATTCGGCATCCCGTTGGCGCGACGCGCTTCCCTGGGAGGAGACATACGCAAATTAGAAACGACACACGGGTTCTAATTGGTTGGAGCGGGGGGGAGGCGAAAAGCGCATGCAAATGCAAAGCGCGGGACCGGGCCCCATAGGCTAGAGCCGCTACACGCCCACCGCCCATCATCAACGGCCAATCACAATCGATAGTGTGGGCTGGCCACTCCCACTAGGGGGAAGGCAAAACTCCATCGTAGTAGTATAAAGCACCTGTTGCTTACCCATCGTAGCATCGCGGACTAGAGAGCCTTTCAGCTCACTGGACCAGCCAGCCTTCGAGGACTATCGATCGCATCTTGGAAAGCTTACCCGCTCTTGGCACTCCTTCTTCGGCTTGCGGAGGTAAGAGCTCCCCGGGGACACGACCGGCTTCGATCTGCTTCTTCTCCCGGGGAGAGCGTTAGAGAACGGGGCGAGTGCCAAAAAGGCCATGGAACCCCTCCAACAACGATGTCCCGAGGGGGTGGCTCCGAGGCCCGCTTCGACCTAGCGGTCGAAGCGCGGTGGGGATACTTACCTCGAAGCCGGCGAAGGCTATACCTTCCCCGGGCAGACCCGGGCGGCTTCTGCCTCGGCGGAGCTCGGCGCGGAAGCCTGGATATCTGACGGGGCGTGGTTACCACCCAAGCGGGGGAGAGGCCCAGGCCGCCCGCGTTCCCTTTTACCATTCGGCTCCGCTCCAACTCAACATCTTTTCCGCCTCTGCTTTTCCAGGGTAGAGAAGCGGCGCCCGTCGTCCGAGCGCCCGCCGCGGAACCCCGCCACCGGCCACCCGCCAACCTTCCCTTCTCGGTCTTCCGAGCGAGCCTTCTCGTGCGGTTGGTTCTCGACCCCGAAGCCGGAGCTAGCACGCCATGGCCAGCCAGCGCAGCGACTTCGCCCCGGACCTCTACGACTTCATCGAGAGCAACGACTTCGGCGAGGACCCCCTCATCCGCGCAGCCAGCGCGGCCGAAGAGGGGTTCACCCAGCCCGCCGCGCCCGACCTGCTGTACGGCAGCCAGAACATGTTCGGGGTGGACGACGCTCCGCTCTCCACCCCGGCGGTGGTCATCCCTCCGCCGTCTCCGACTCCCGAGCCCCGCGGAGGGAAGGCGAAGCGGTCGCCCTCGGCCGCCGGCAGCGGCGGTCCTCCTACCCCGGCGGCTGCCGCCCAGCCGGCGTCCCCGGCACCCAGCCCGGCTCCGGGGCTCGCCGCGATGCTGAAGATGGTCCACTCCTCCGTGGCCCCGGGGAACGGTCGCCGGGCCACGGGCTCCTCATCACCCGGCGGTGGGGACGCGGCCGACCCGGTCGCCCTCGACAGCGATACCGAGACCTGCCCGGGGTCCCCGCAGCCCGAGTTTCCATCCTCGGCCTCCCCGGGCGGAGGGTCCCCGGCACCCCGGGTCCGGAGCATCTCCATCTCATCGTCGTCCTCGTCCTCGTCCTCGATGGACGAGGACGACCAGGCGGATGGTGCCGGGGCGAGTAGCTCCTCTTCGTCGTCCTCCGACGACAGCGACAGCGACGAAGGCGGCGAGGAGGAGACCCCTCGCCCGCGGCACTCGCAGAACGCCGCGAAAACCCCGTCGGCCGCCGGCTCTCCCGGGCCGTCCTCCGGAGGGGATCGCCCGGCCGCTGGGGCCGCCACCCCGAAGAGCTGCCGCTCCGGCGCCGCTTCCCCCGGCGCACCCGCTCCGGCTCCAGCTTCGGCGCCCGCTCCCAGCCGCCCGGGAGGAGGCCTCCTCCCTCCGGGGGCTCGCATTTTAGAGTACCTGGAGGGCGTCCGCGAGGCCAATCTGGCCAAGACGCTGGAGAGGCCCGAACCGCCCGCGGGGATGGCTTCTCCGCCGGGCCGGAGCCCTCACCGGCTCCCCAAGGACCAGCGTCCGAAATCGGCTCTGGCGGGAGCGTCGAAGCGCAAGCGGGCCAACCCCAGACCCATACCCCAGACCCAGACCCAGGCACCGGCCGAGGAGGCCCCGCAGACGGCCGTGTGGGACTTGCTGGACATGAACTCATCCCAGGCTACCGGGGCGGCGGCAGCAGCAGCATCGGCCCCGGCGGCGGCTTCGTGCGCCCCGGGCGTCTACCAGCGCGAGCCGCTTCTCACCCCGTCCGGGGACCCCTGGCCCGGGTCGGATCCACCACCGATGGGGAGGGTGCGATACGGGGGGACCGGGGACTCGCGGGACGGGCTGTGGGACGACCCCGAGATAGTCCTGGCCGCCTCGCGCTACGCCGAGGCGCAGGCCCCAGTACCGGTCTTCGTGCCGGAGATGGGGGACTCCACCAAGCAGTACAACGCTCTGGTCCGCATGGTGTTCGAGAGCCGCGAAGCCATGTCCTGGCTGCAGAACTCTAAGCTCAGCGGGCAAGACCAGAACCTGGCGCAGTTCTGCCAGAAGTTCATCCACGCTCCGCGCGGACACGGGTCCTTCATCACCGGGAGCGTGGCCAACCCCCTGCCCCACATCGGGGACGCCATGGCGGCCGGGAACGCGCTCTGGGCCCTGCCACACGCGGCCGCCTCGGTGGCCATGAGCCGCCGCTACGATCGCACTCAGAAGAGCTTCATCCTCCAGAGCCTCCGGCGCGCCTACGCGGACATGGCCTACCCGAGAGACGAGGCGGGGAGGCCGGACTCACTCGCCGCCGTGGCCGGCTACCCGGCCCAGGCCGCCGCTGCCGCGGCCAGCCAGCAACAGCCCGAGGCCCCGGCGCCCTCGGTCCGCGTCCGCGAAGCGTACACCCGGGTCTGCGCGGCCCTCGGGCCCCGACGCAAGGCTGCCGCGGCCGCGGCCGCTCCGGGGACCAGGGCGCCCAGGCCGTCCGCCTTCAGACTCAGGGAGCTCGGGGACGCCTGCGTGCTGGCCTGCCAGGCCGTCTTCGAGGCCCTCCTGCGCCTCCGCGGCGGGGCGTCCGCCGTCCCCGGACTGGACCCCAGCGAGATCCCCTCTCCCGCCTGCCCTCCCGAGGCGCTGTGCTCCAACCCGGCCGGGCTGGAGACGGCGGCCCTCTCCCTCTACGAACTCAGGGACCTGGTCGAGCGGGCCAGGCTCCTCGGGGACTCTGACCCTACCCACCGCCTGGGCTCCGACGAGCTGCGCCTCGCGGTGCGCGCCGTTCTGGTGGTGGCCCGGACCGTGGCGCCGCTGGTGCGCTACAACGCCGAGGGGGCCCGGGCCCGGGCCTCGGCCTGGACCGTCACCCAGGCCGTGTTCAGCATACCCAGCCTGGTCGGGGGGATGTTGGGGGAGGCCGTGTCCCTGCTGGCCCCACCGACTCGGTCCCAGCAGCCCTCATCGTCCTCGCCCGGCGGCGAGCCCTTCTCCGGCTCCGCGGCCGCGGAGGGGAGCCTTCAGACCCTGCCGCCCCTGTGGCCCACCGTCCCCGGGAAGCAGTCCGCGACGGTCCCCTCGTCCCACTCCCAGTCCCCCCAGCACTCCCAGAGCGGCGGAGGCGCCGGGGCTACGACCGCCACCTGCTGCCGGGCCACCCAGACAAACGCCCGCTCCCGGGGGCAGCAGCACCAGCCGCAGAAGGCCCGCTCCCCTCAGGCGGCCGCCTCCCCGGCCCACCTCAGCCAGGAGGCGATGCCCGGCTCCTCCTCGGACGACCGTGCCATCCACGGGCGCCCCAGGGGCAAGAGCGGCAAGCGGCGCTCCGAGCCCCTGGAGCCGGCGGCCCAGGCCGGAGCCTCGGCCTCCTTCTCCTCGTCCGCCCGGGGGTACGATCCCTCGGGGCCGGTCGACAGCCCTCCGGCCCCCAAGCGCAGGGTGGCCACCCCGGGCCACCAGGCTCCCCGGGCCCTGGGACCCATGCCAGCCGAGGGCCCCGACCGTCGGGGCGGATTCAGGCGCGTTCCCCGCGGAGACTGCCACACTCCGCGGCCCAGCGACGCGGCTTGCGCGGCCTACTGTCCCCCCGAGCTGGTGGCGGAGCTCATCGACAACCAGCTGTTCCCCGAGGCCTGGCGCCCGGCGCTCACCTTCGATCCCCAGGCCCTGGCCACCATCGCGGCCCGCTGCAGCGGCCCCCCGGCCCGGGACGGCGCGCGCTTCGGGGAGCTGGCGGCCAGCGGCCCGCTGAGACGGAGGGCCGCCTGGATGCACCAGATCCCCGACCCCGAGGACGTGAAGGTGGTGGTCCTCTACTCCCCGCTCCAGGACGAGGACCTGCTGGGCGGACTCCCGGCCTCCCGCCCCGGCGGCTCTCGGCGCGAGCCCCTCTGGTCCGACCTCAAGGGGGGACTCTCGGCGCTGCTGGCGGCCCTGGGGAACCGCATCCTCACCAAGCGGTCCCACGCCTGGGCCGGCAACTGGACCGGGGCCCCGGACGTCTCGGCCCTCAACGCCCAGGGGGTCCTGCTGCTGTCGACCGGGGACCTGGCCTTCACCGGCTGCGTCGAGTACCTCTGCCTGCGCCTGGGCTCCGCCAGGCGCAAGCTCCTGGTGCTGGACGCGGTCTCCACCGAGGATTGGCCCCAGGACGGTCCCGCGATCAGCCAGTACCACATCTACATGCGGGCCGCCCTGACTCCGCGGGTCGCCTGCGCCGTGCGCTGGCCCCGGGAGCGCCACCTCAGCCGCGCGGTCCTCACCTCCAGCACCCTCTTCGGGCCCGGACTGTTCGCGAGGGCCGAGGCCGCGTTCGCGCGCCTGTACCCGGACTCTGCGCCCCTGAGGCTGTGCCGCTCCTCCAACGTGGCCTACACGGTGGACACTCGCGCCGGCGAGCGCACCCGCGTTCCCCTGGCTCCGAGGGAGTACCGCCAGCGCGTCCTGCCCGACTACGACGGCTGCAAGGACATGCGGGCCCAGGCCGAGGGCCTCGGGTTCCACGACCCGGACTTTGAGGAGGGCGCCGCGCAGAGCCACCGCGCGGCCAACCGATGGGGACTCGGGGCCTGGCTGCGCCCCGTGTACCTCGCCTGCGGCCGGCGCGGCGCTGGGGCCGTGGAGCCCTCGGAGCTTCTGATCCCCGAGCTGCTGAGCGAGTTCTGCCGGGTGGCGCTGCTGGAGCCCGACGCCGAGGCCGAGCCCCTGGTGCTGCCCATCACCGAGGCTCCCCGCCGCCGAGCCCCGCGGGTCGACTGGGAGCCCGGGTTCGGCTCTCGCTCCACCTCGGTCCTGCACATGGGGGCCACGGAGCTGTGCCTGCCGGAGCCCGACGACGAGCTCGAGATCGACGGGGCCGGCGATGTGGAGCTGGTGGTTGAGCACCCCGGCCCGAGCCCCGGCGTGGCCCAGGCCCTCCGCCGCGCTCCCATCAAGATCGAGGTGGTGTCGGACGACGAGGACGGAGGAGACTGGTGCAATCCGTACCTCTCCTGAACACGATGGAGCGCCTCCCTGCGGCCGAAAACAAGAAAAATCAGTACATCCACAACTATGTGTCCGCCCAGCACAACGCAGACTCCGCCTAGACTCCCGCCTCCATCCGCTGACGCTGAACCCCGCCCCGCCCTCTGCTGACGCGAAGACAAGGCCCTCCCCGGACGACATGTGAGGAACGAAGGGGGCGTTGTATCTAGCAGCCCACGTTCCTTATTGCTCACATGTCTGCCCAATCGGTGGGCACTTCCAGGCTTTCCCCTATCGCTGAGTGGTTGTTTTTAATAAAGTTTTTTTTAAATTTTGATTGACCGCGTGGTCTTTGTTTACTGGGCGGGTTGATGGGCGGGTTGATGGGCGGGTTGATGGGCGGGTTGATGGGCGGGTTGATGGGCGGGTTGATGGGCGGGTTGATGGGCGGGTTGATGGGCGGGTTGATGGGCGGGTTGATGGGCGGGTTGATGGGCGGGTTGATGGGCGGGTTGATGGGCGGGTTGATGGGCGGGTTGATGGGCGGGTTGATGGGCGGGTTGATGGGCGGGTTGATGGGCGGGTTGATGGGCGGGTTGATGGGCGGGTTGATGGGCGGGTTGATGGGCGGGTTGATGGGCGGGTTGATGGGCGGGTTGATGGGCGGGTTGATGGGCGGGTTGATGGGCGGGTTGATGGGCGGGTTGATGGGCGGGTTGATGGGCGGGTTGATGGGCGGGTTGATGGGCGGGTTGATGGGCGGGTTGATGGGCGGGTTGATGGGCGGGTTGATGGGCGGGTTGATGGTTCCTGCTCCTCCCCTTCCTGCTCCTCCCCTTCCTGCTCCTCCCCTTCCTGCTCCTCCCCTTCCTGCTCCTCCCCTTCCTGCTCCTCCCCTTCCTGCTCCTCCCCTTCCTGCTCCTCCCCTTCCTGCTCCTCCCCTTCCTGCTCCTCCCCTTCCTGCTCCTCCCCTTCCTGCTCCTCCCCTTCCTGCTCCTCCCCTTCCTGCTCCTCCCCTTCCTGCTCCTCCCCTTCCTGCTCCTCCCCTTCCTGCTCCTCCCCTTCCGCTACGTCACTACCGCCTACGTCACTACCGGACTCCTCCCCTTCCGCTTCCGGCCACGCCCCTTCCGGTGACGTCACAGGAAGTGACGTCACTTTGACCCCCCCCCTTAGACCACGCCCCCCTATTCAAATGCGGGGGTGAGACGCGGGCTGGGGG